TCATTACAATCTATACCATTGCTAAACACAGCGGCCGGTACCAATTTCTCCAACATGTTCGTCAGCTGTTTTTCATTACAATCTATACCATTGCTAAACACAGCGGCCGGTACCAATTTCTCCAACATGTTCAACAGCTGCTTCTCGTTGGAAGGAGGCAGGACGGCCGGTCCCACCAGGGCGATCAGCTATTCGAACTGCAAACTATCGGCCAATGAGCTCAATAATATCTATACAGGCCTCGGCACAGCAGCTGGCGCTCAAACCATCACAGTTACCAACAATTACGGCACAACCGGCGACACACCTTCAATAGCCACATCAAAGGGCTGGACGGTAACAGGATAAGCAACATGGGTAAACTCATTAAGACATTTCCGGACGGTCATGTAGTGATTGCCGACAACTTTGTACATGCGCCTGGATACAGCCTCTATGTGGTCGATTATTCGGTTGAAGGCCACGTTCAAGATGGGTGGTACTACGTAGCCGACAGCATCACCGATGATTCGTTAGCTTTGCCTTGGACTCAACCGGAAGGCCCAAACGCTGCCTACGATCTTGGAGCGATTGTGAGCCACAACAGCACGCGATGGCGTTCTACGATTAAGGGTAACGTATGGGAGCCTGGAGTGAGTGGATGGGCTGACGCTGATTCCGATACTCCGACCTGGATTCAACCCACAGGTGCCCATGACTCGTATGTGAAAGACGCCTTGGTGAAACACAATGGCAGTCTTTGGACTTCACTGTTGGACAACAACGTATGGGAACCGGGGGTTAGCGCCTGGCGGAAAGCCGCAATTGTGCCGCCGTCTGGCGTGCCCCCACTCCCAACGTGGGTTCAACCTACGGGAGCACATGACTCGTATCCAGTGGATGCAGAGGTCACACATAATGGATTTAATTGGAAGAGCATCGTTGCTAACAACGTCTGGGAACCAGGTGTTTATGGCTGGATTCAAATCTAGGAGTAGGGCACTATGGCAGTACAAGCAAAACTAGTACCCGCGTACAACGCTTTACTAACTAAACCAACATTTACACCTTCATGGAAAGAAGGCCCTGTAGTAGTAGTGCTATCAGGAATAACTCTAATATCCCTTGGCACTACTTCCGGTACTCCTAGAGTAACGATTACCTTCTCATAGAGGAGAATATTTTGGATACATCAGGATTTTATAAGTATATACCAGAATATGGTCTTCTATACGCTCCGCATGCGGTATATGGGGACAATTATAATCTAGATCGTGAATGGAAAGAAACATATGTTTTTCCAATAGACGGTTGGTACTGGTTCGATACTAAGGAGCAGGCTGAAATAAGTTTCATAACACCTGCTAGTATCCCAGATTCAGCTATTACAAAACTCGCCTTTAGACAAAGATTTACTACTACTGAGCGAGTAACTATTGAAATAGCGTCACTAGATGATCCCGCAGCATCTATGCAGGCCAGGCAACTAGCCGCGACCCTAAGGTCGAGTCAAGTAGATATGGCCGCGGCTAAGTGGATTGATCTAACTAGAACAGATACGATAACAGGGGTTCAGACATTAGAGGCTTTTGGATTACTTGGGCCTGGACGAGCGGCAGAAATTCTTTCTGCTCCAATACAAGATATAGAAAGGCCCTAAATGGCAATTAGAGCAAAACAAGTAGTAGCCGGAGGACTTCCGCACTTTCATATTGATTTAGACACATACGACTCTACTAAGCTAGGTCTTGGTCCACTTATGTATCAAAATAGTGGCGTTGCCCCTACGGATAATTTTTGCGGACCTCTACCGATTGCTGTTGCACGCCCGATGGAAGCAAGTACCGCTATTCCATATTCCTTCCCCTGGGCAATGCGATGGTCTGAGACTGCTACTGATCAGAAGGACTGGATTTTCCAGGCTGATATAGCCACGGCGGCCGCAACACGGCGTCTCGGCATGTGGGAATACGATAGACTTACTGGTGTATTAAATTACGTCGGTTTTTTAACTGTAACCTTTCCAGGCACGTCAGAGGCTAAGACTATTCGTGGCCTTCGTATGACGTACGAAAAGTATAGTACTGGTACTGTTCAGGTAGCGGCTACAGCAGTTACTGGTTCTGATACAGCATGGTTAACCAATCGTTGCTGTGTTGGTAATCGTATTGGTTTTGGTAGTACTGATCCGAAGGCTATTACTACCTGGTATGAAATTAGTGCAATGGCTAGTGATACGGGTATCACGTTGGCTACCTCTGCAGGTACTATTAGTGCTGGTACAGCTTATGTAATTGAAGACTTACGAGCCTGTATGCTGGTAACTAGCGTAACCACCAACCTAGGTGGTCTATATATCGCCAAAGGTTTGAATCGTAATCATTTCACTGGTGCCGGTGGTGCTGTTCCCGCTGCTACCACGGTGGATAATATTAAAGCTTGCTACTTCATGAAAGATGCAGCATCAGGTACCGCTACTGTTGGTTTCGGAATGGGTTTAGAAAATACCATTAGCAAAACCAGTCGTATGTGTTGGATTTTACACACTTTGGCAAATCCGATTGCAATTAAATATGATATCTATGGTGCGCTGACGCTAACCGCTGGGGCCCATACGGGGGCAGTACTGGTTACTGGTGCCGGCGGGGCCGTTACTGGTACCACTTCACAATTAAATAACGGTCGGATAGCTAACCCGTCACACGGCCCTGGTAGTGGTCTTGATTGTATATACTTCACAACTTCTACCCGTATTTATCGTACAGCCGCACTGAGCACTATAGTTGCCGCCCAGACTGGCTGGGTAGTAGACAATATGACTGAAGTACCTCCAGGAGGCACAAACACCTTCGCTGCAGGTGCTGGTCTACAGGCTATTGAATATTCGTCCGTAATAGATAGATTCCTAGTAATGACCACTGGCGCGGCGGGTATTAGGTCCTATATTACACAATACCGTACTGATGGTGGACAGATCGATCGTATTCTATTTGCGGACATCAAGCAGATTGATCAAGGCTCAGCAGATAGTTCAACTACACCTACCCCTAGCCCGTTAGTATCGTTCTTCTCGGGTTGGATTGAGGGCGGTATGTTGTACGCTAGCCGCTTTGGTACAACGGCAATTTTAAATCAGTTGTACGCTATTCCACTTGGTGCGGATTGGGAATACGTCGCAACAAGTAATGGTCGTATGCATACGCCCAAAATTGCTACCCCCGATTGCAAATCTTACGTTAGCGCGTTTGTAAATGCAGTACAGGTAGTAGGGGGTGCTACTGGTAAAAACCTAGGTTTACAGCCTGAACCATTCCGTTTACAGTTCCGTACTAGTGGTATAGATGATAATAGTGGGGCTTGGACTCCACTGGATGATACCATGGATCTTGGTGGTGTTGCTGGCGCTTCGCATATTCAGTTCCGTGTTGAGTTCCGTATGGGTAATCTACTAATTCCATCACGATTACTTAACTGGGGTATAATTTACAATGATAACGGTATGTCCGACCACTGGCAAGGTAGTACTAATGTCGGTACTGACATTACTAACAAGCGATTTGGTTTCCGCCATGCTGTAGCTTATGGCTCTACTGTTCCTAGATTGAAATGTGAACTATTTGACGCTGAATCAGGCGTATCACTGGGCAGTGATGATAGTGTTACACAAGCATGGACCTGGGCCAAAAGTACTAACGGTGGAGGTGCGTGGGGTGCCTATGATTCAACTGATAGGGCTAACGCGACCACATATGTTAGAGTTACGCCTACCGGCCTTGCTGATAATATCCGCGTGCGAGGTGTATTAACGGAGTACTAATATGCCACTAGACGATATCCTTTATGGTTCTGATGCAAGTAGTGAAGTTTCTAGAGGCAACGGCGGTGTGCTTCCTGATATTCACTTCGCTACTTTAAGTTCGTATGTGTCGCCTAACTACTTTGGAGGATATTGGAGTATATCAGAAACGTTTAAAACATCCGCCGATGTAAACGTTGCTGATGGCACTGTAGTACACGCATTCCATGCTACTACCCACGCTTTAGTTGGCAGTGGCACTACAACGGCAGGAGTAGCTACTTTTCAAGTAGCTACTTCCGATAACGTATATTTAGTTTTAGCTGAGGTAGGAGGCGAAACAGTAAGAACTACTGCTGTAGCTCCTTCATAGAATGGCTATCTGGTATAGTCATTCCCCCGATGCAGGCAGTTATTGGAAAACCAAAGACCCTACATCTTTAGGCGGCATTAATTTATTAGGTGCCTCTAGTACTCAGGATGCTACTTCTACTACTACTGCTATACTACTTACACAAACTACAGTTGCTGATACAGCAACTCAGGATTCTACGAGTTCTACTAGTGTAGTAGCTCAAATTCATATTACTGTAGCAAGCACAGTAACCCAAGATTCTACAAGTGGTACTAACGTTGTAACATTAGTACAAAACGTTACAGCATCCACTTCTACACAAGATGCAACAAGCACTACTAGTGCTGTAACATTAATACAAGTAGTTGTAGCTGGTACGACTACTCAGGATTCTACAAGCAGTACTGGTGAAGTTACACAGGATATAGGATATATCTACTATGTAATCTATCCTGCGGCTCTATCGGCCCCAACAGCGGCCCAAATTGTAGCTGGTTGGGTTGGTACAGCAGTATATGCCGATAGTGAAATATCTCCTACAGTAACTACTGCTCCGTTCACCTTCTCATTACCAGCTACCGGTTTAACACCGAACACAGACTACAGAATTGCAGCAGTTTGGTTTGATAATGTAACTTACTCTAATGTAGATGTAAGCGGCATATTATCTACTCTAAGCGATGAGATTACATTAACAGTTGGCACTTGCATACAGGATGCTACAAGTGGTACAAACGCTGTAACACTAAGTCAAACAGTAGTAGCAGCTACAACAACTCAAGATGCTACAAGTGGTACAAACGCTGTAACACTAAGTCAAACAGTAGTAGCAGCTACAACAACTCAAGATGCTACAAGTGGTACAAACGCTGTAACACTAAGTCAAACAGTAGTAGCAGCTACAACAACTCAAGATGCTACAAGTGGTACAAACGCTGTAACACTAAGTCAAACAGTAGTAGCAGCTACAACAACTCAAGATGCTACAAGTGGTACAAACGCTGTAACACTAAGTCAAACAGTAGTAGCAGCTACAACAACTCAAGATGCTACAAGTGGTACAAACGCTGTAACACTAAGTCAAACAGTAGTAGCAGCTACAACAACTCAAGATGCTACAAGTGGTACAAACGCTGTAACACTAAGTCAAACAGTAGTAGCAGCTACAACAACTCAAGATGCTACAAGTGGTACAAACGCTGTAACACTAAGTCAAACAGTAGTAGCAGCTACAACAACTCAAGATGCTACAAGTGGTACAAACGCTGTAACACTAAGTCAGACAGTAGTAGCAGCTACAACAACTCAAGATGCTACAAGTGGTACAAACGCTGTAACACTAAGTCAGACAGTAGTAGCAGCTACAACAACTCAAGATGCTACAAGTGGTACAAACGCTGTAACACTAAGTCAGACAGTAGTAGCAGCTACAACAACTCAAGATGCTACAAGTGGTACAAACGCTGTAACACTAAGTCAGACAGTAGTAGCAGATACAACAACTCAAGATGCTACAAGTGGTACCGGAGCTATATCTTCTATAGGCTCTCTAGTTGCAAGCAGTACTACTCAGGATGCATCTAGTGGCATAGATTCAGTAACACAGATTCATGTTACTGTAGCCGATACTACAACACAGAATGCAACTTCCAGCCTAAACGTAGTAACTAGTGTTCAGTATTTAGTAGGTGCTCCTTCTAATCAAGTAGCCTCATCTACTACAGATTCTATTGTGCATCTGCACAATATAGTAGCTACTACTACTGTTCAAGACGCGGCATCTACGACAAGCGCTATATCGCAGCAACATAATGTTACTGCTAGCACTACTACACAAAACGCAGATTCTGGTACTAATTATATAGGTAGCGATGGCTTCTTTTCTGGTGGTAGTACCACTCAAAATAGTTCCTCCAGTACTAATGTAATAACACTAATACAAACGTTAACTGGCGATTCTACTGCACAGACTGCTACATCTGAATTAGGCTCGGTAACAAATACCCATATTGTTGTATCTGCCCCTGCTAATCAAACAGCAGCTTCTAGTACGGATATAATTCAGCAAGTACACTTTGTATTAGGTGCACCTTCCAGTCAAGGCAACTCTGCTAATACTAGTGCAGTAACATTAGTACAAGTATTATCTGGAGATTCTTCCTCACAGAATGCTGAATGTACAACTGGTTCCATTGACCAGATACATATCGTTACAGCAGCCACCACGGTACAAAATGCAGATAGCGGTACGGGTATTTATACTAGTACTCAACTATTATACGCTGATCCAGATAATCAAACAGCCACATCTACTAGCAATTCGATAGTACATATTCATATACTGTTGGCTTCTAGTAGTACTCAGGCGGCGAACGATAGCGTATTCGCTGTAACCCAAGACCATGAGTTAGCTTCTACTACCGATATACAGAGCAATAGTAGTTCTACTAGTGCTGCGGAGATCGGTTTATATGTTATTGCCGATAGTAGTACACAGACATCTTCTTCGTCCACTAATGTTATCACTCTTATTCAATTACTGGCTGCTGCAGATTCCGTATCTTCTGCAACTAGTACCGAAAATGGTATAACACAGGTACATATTCTACTAGACGCTACGTCTTACCAGAATAACTACGGTGACTCCAATGTTATTGTACATGTTCACAATTTATCAGTAAGTACCGATACTCAGCTAAACCAATCTACTGCTGAAGAAATACTAGCTAATGCATACCGCGAAGGTTACTATATATCTTCAGAAGTTGCATCTGTAGTAATAGTAAGTACAAACGGCGATACATTTATAGTTAGCAATCCTGATTACCGTGTAGTAACAGCTACTGACACTGCGGTTGTTATTAATTCCGTAGAAGAGGGTGTAACTGTAGAAGAAGTTCGTACTATTACTGCTGCTAATGATGTATCAATTGAATATTACAGATTCAACAAGGCGGCATAATATGATTGCAGCATTTTTTCTACGATACTGGCTACATATAGTTCTAATATTTTCTATAATTGGTGGTATTTCAACAGCTGGTTATAGTGGTTATAAACATATTTATAATAAGGGCCGTGCAGTAGCAGAAGCGGAGTGCACGGCCCGTATAAAAGTATATGAGGATAAGCTAATTGCAAGAATAACTACTATAGAGCAAAATAGTTCCATTATTATTCAGCAGAACGAAGCCTTAAAAGAGAGTGCGGCTAATGACTTCCGAGCTATAATGAAAGCCACCAAGGGGCGTCCATTATATACTATTCAGGCAGGAGTTTGCGCTCCTTCCGAGGATTTTATAAAAGCCTATAATGATGCAATGGCGAGGGCAAATCTAAAATGAAATATTTATGGATTTTACTACTATCATTCAGCTTATTAGGTTGTGGAAGCCTAGCAAAAAAACCGGATGCAATTATATCTGAAAAGATTATACATATTGATCCACGTGCTCTTATTCCATGTAGTGACTTAACAACAATTCCGGACAATGACAAGTCTTTTGAAACCTTAATAGATTCGGTCGTTCGTAACGCGGAAATATACCTAGACTGCCGTAATAAGCAGAATACTTCAATAAAGCTCCTTAAGGAGTTTGCTAATATAAAGGATAAACCTTGAGAAAGTATATGCGAACAAGAAACTACTTTTTAGTTGGCGGAAGCATCCTAGTATTACTATTTAGTTTTCTTACTGACCCTAATGGTGGTGCTATTACAGCAGCATGGCTAGGAAATCTAGCAATGCCAATAGTAGCCGTATGGTTTTCGTACTTAACTAGAGTAGCTCTATTTGACTACCTGGATATGGAGGAACTATACTTAAAAGCTAAGAGTAGTGCGGCAGGTGCGGGATTATCATTTATAGGTGTATGCATCGTAGTTTTTGGTCTATTAGGGTTATTTGGCAGTTCCGCCAGAGCAGCCGATGTAACAACGTTTATTCCGGCTAAAGCCCACGTACACTTACCTGTAGTTAAGCAGGAACTATCAAGACTGTGGCCCGACCACCCAAAAGACATCTAGTAGCCAGTTTGATCGAGCATGAGTCGTGTATCTCTCTAACGCACTCACGCTGCTGGGATCCTAGTAGTCGTTTGAAGACACAGAGAGAAGAAGGTGCCGGATTATTTCAAATAACTAGGGCCTATAGACTAGATAACAGTCTTAGGTTCGACGCTTTAGAAGAGCTAAAAATAAAGTATAGGTCAGAGTTATACGAGTTAAATTGGTTAAACATATACTCTAGACCAGATTTACAAATTAGAGCCGGACTTCTTAAGCTTAAAGAGAATTATTATATATTTAAACCCTATGCATTCGATTATATAGAAGCATTAGCTTTTGCTGATGCTGCATATAATGGAGGTGTATCCGGAGTTAACTTGGAAAGAAGGGCTTGTGTCCTTACGACAGGCTGCGATCCTTCTAAATGGTTTGGACACACTGAAAAGTTGTGTCTGAAAAGTAAGGCGGCACTATATGGTTCACGTAGTGCTTGTGACATAAATAGACACCACGTACAGGATGTGCTTAACATTCGTTCTAAAAAGTACGAAGTGCTCTTTAGATAAGGACCTAAATGGCTATTAGTTCAGGGAAAAAAGCGCGAAAACAAGCGCCAGTAGTAGAGTTTTCTTCAGAGAAGTTTACTGAAGTTAGACCTTTAAACTATATCCAGGAAACATACCTGGATGCAATAAAACATAATGATATAGTATTTGGTATAGGTAGTGCTGGTACTGGTAAAACATACGTGAGCGCCGCATATGCTGCCGGTCAGTTATATCATAAAAAGATAGAGAAGATAATCTTAACTAGACCCAACATAGAAACAGGAGCTAGTCTTGGTTTCTTACCCGGAACTTTAGAAGAGAAGTACCTACCGTATCTTGAACCCTTCGACTCAGTATTTGCAAAAATGCTAGGTAGAGGCTTTTACGAGTGGGCTATTAAAAATAAAACCATTGATCCTAGGCCGTTAGGCTTTATGCGTGGAGCCACTTTTGAAAACTCCATAGTGCTATTAGATGAAGCTCAAAATGCAACTAAGCAGGAGCTGAAAATGTTTTTGACGAGAATTGGTAAGAATTGCAAGATCGTCATTTCTGGCGATCCCAGTCAGTCAGATATATCAAATTCAGGCTTGCTAGATGCTTCAAATAGACTCTCTCATATCGAAGGAGTTGAAGTAGTAGAGTTTCTGGATTCTGATATTGTTCGTAGTAGACTATGTAAGCAAATTATTATAGCTTACAACGAAAAATAAAGGAAATCTAATATGGGTAGAGTACTACATATTATACTTGTATATTTAGCTATAATACCCTGGATGATAGCTGTTACCTTGGGCGTATTATGTTTGATACTGGTCATGCTGGCAGATAAGGCCTGGCCAAATGCAACTTGGGGTAACTGCTGGTCCTTTGTAGGACCAAGATGGTTTAAACATGGTGGATATTTAGGAATTAGATACGCAGATGATATTCGTATATTTGGTAAACTAAGAGTACCTCATGCCATATGGATCAAGTCGCTAGGTACCGCAGAGGTAGAGCACTCGTTTCCTATTCATAGAAGTAAGGCTAAATACCTACCATGGAGAATTCTGTATTTTCCGTTTCTAGTAAAAACAAAAGATAGCTCGCACGATGCGACTCTTTAGTTTAAGTCGGGGCTGGCCCCTTAGCTGTTTCAATTTTATTTCGCCAGCGAAATAAGACAACAAAGGATGCTATACATGGCAACAGTAAATATCACTTACAACACAGACGTTTATGGTCTAGTGCGCCGAATTAACCGCTTTATTATGGAAGTAGTAAAGAGTCAAAGTTCTGGTGTTTCTAAGACTTCTACGTTTGATGTTGCTCGTATGCGCAGCTACATCGCTGCAATGCGTGCTTATCTAACTTGGGTTACTACACAACCCGAACTAGATCTACCAGAAACTGGTCCTCGTCCAACCGAGCTACCTGTTTCTCCGGTAATTCCTATGATCGAAAACGAGTCTCTATATGACGTAGCTACTCTGTTCGAACTAGCTCGCGATGAGCTAGCTGCTAGCCAATCTAGCCGCATGAGCTCCAACCTAATTGCCTTCGATGCCACACGTTTCGTAGCTATCCTAGACAAGGCTGAGAAGTTCATTGACGACTACGTAGTACTAGTAGATCCTCTAGATCTACCTGAAACCTCCCCTGCACAAGCTATGCAGGGTAAGGGTCTTCTAGGAACCTAATCTGTAGATAGAAAGTAAAAAGCCCCGTTAACTCGCGTTAACGGGGCTTTTTTATTATCCTTTACTTAGTATTTCCTGAAGCAGATAACCTTCGAGTTGCCAAATTTTATTTTTAGCATTCTTTAAGGAGATTATTTGACCAATCTCTTCGTCAAAGTTAGCTTTGCTAACTGTTGCCGCTTCCCCTCTAACGCTGTAGCCATTAGCTAGTGTAATTTCGCAAACCATAACTTTACCACTAGGCAGTATAGTGTAAGTTACACTTTTGATTTTGGCATCTATATCCTCAGGGGTTAGTCTAGGAGCTGTTAACTGTTTATACTGGATTAGTTGCTCTAGTTCTTTATCGTTCATCTGATTTCACATCCTCCGGCTGCACATGCCAAGGTTTGTGAACCTTCGACATTGTCTTCTGTTTCAATAATAGAATCCCAGTCTATATTAGTAGGAATCTTAGCTAGTAACTCGTTATATTCTTCCTCGGTACACTCTTCATACGGTGCTTGTCTATAACTGCCACCATCATCCGGTAGGAAACTAACCCCGCTCATTTCATCGAAATGATCCCATACGAATGCACCAACGGAAGGCCACTCTTTCTCTTTTACAGAAACTGTAATAGATGGTTTATGCTCGCAGTAGAATCGTTGGTACGCTAGCCATAGCTTCAGATGCTGAATAGCAGATAGGTCGGCCTTTACTAGAGCACCTTCTGGAGCCTTCTTTGCGAAACTAAATACTACAGTAGAATCCGGTTTCATTACATCCGGTTCCCAAGGTACACCGCTAGCCATCATAAACTGTGTAAGTGGATCTTTTACATCTCCACGTACTCTACGAATATAGAACTTAGCGTGTCGTGTATGCAGACCACTAGCAGAGTCAGCTCGCTCGCTAGTTGTTCCTTCTGGTTTGATCAGTTATGTTACGAGAATACCGATTCCGTATTCTCTCTATATATTTCTATATAGCTCAGACTATATCATTACCCATAATTAATAGGGTATTACCTTTTTCGAACCGTCTTCGGTCCTACTCCATAAATGGATAGTCGTTGAACCTTCACCTTAGATACTTTTCTTTAGGTGCTTGGCTGCTGATTGTCTGTTAGTCCAAGTTGCTTTTCTACGTCCACGTAAGTTTCCTTCATGGAGTCTGGAACTTGGCTCTTGAGAGTTTCCAGCAATTTAAGTAATTTGCTATATTGAGTTTCCTCAATAAGGGCCTTTATATTTAGATTAGTTAGATGTATTTTGGCATGACAACTTTGGCATAATACTAATAAATTATCTATATTATGCGCTTCCATGGGATTAGTAAATAGATGATAGTTAATAATATGATGCACTATTAAACCTTTATCTGTATTACATCTTGTACAGAATCTATGCTTATTAATACTATTTTTACTAATTAACGCCCAGCCGCCTAACTTATGTCTTCCTGATTTTCCGTGCTTATATGAAGGGTTACCTTCACTGGTAAATCTATCTGACTTAAATTCGGTCGTATTTACCAAAACCCAGTTATCCATATCTAAGTTAGTATAATCATCATCTACGGGTATTACCCAATGATTACTAGGCACATATTGTTCATTTAATATTTCCCATTGAACAATATGTGCTTTAATTTGATTAGACGTAGGATCCGAATTAGGGTGTTTAGGGAAACCTATTACGTATCTCTCTCTATTCTCCGCCTTATTAAGTATTGGATTTTGTAGCTTATCTAGTAGAACCTCTACTATATAGTCAGACTCCCAGTACTTGCCGGAGACTCTATCAAATTCTAATTTAAATTTTCTAACAGGCTGTGTATCTTCTTTATAAGGAATCTCGGTAATACCGAGTATTCTATATACTTCTTCATACACTCTCTGCGAAGTTCTATTTTTACTAGTACTTAATTTAGTTTCTAAATGAAACTGAGTAAGAGTATATCCTTCTCTTAAAAATAGGTCTCTAGCCTTGTCAATACCATATTCATTTAATACTTTTTCTACATCTATCATTTTATTATTCCTGTATTTTTATACCAGTATAATAATTATATAACAGTTGTTGAAAAATTTCAAGTCTAAATTTTGTTAAGCCGTTACAGCCGTCGCCTGAGGAATGCCAATTTGCATGGCAAGCACCTTGTTGACGCGTACAGCTTCAGCTTTCAGCTCTTCTAGTAATTTCTCTAACCCAGGATCATCTGGATTATTAAGCAGGGGATTATCTAGAGGTCCAGTCATTGAAACGCCTAATAGACGCTCTTCCTCTGTATTCTTTTGCCAGATTTTTCTTAAGTAAGGAAAATTAGTTAGAGTGGACTGATACGTACCAAATATCGCTGCTAGACGGACTTTCCTAAGTAAATCCTCTCGTGTATCTGTAGCTCTTACAACGCTTGTTGATAGGTTGCAAAACTGATATGGCCGTAAGATAATTTCGGAACATGGATTAGTGCCAAATTCATGCCCTTCCGTTTCTCTTCGTCCGTTCCTAGCAGCCACTTTAGTAGCTGCTTCTCTATTAAAGATTCCTCTTTCACCAGACTTTGACTCATATAGAGATAACCACTCCTGCATAAATACGCCCACTTCAGGACGTTCAGTATAGCAAGCACTGTTATTTGCTAAAGCACGTTGTGGATTAGCCTCCCACCATGCACCTGACTTAGCATGACGCATACGATCATCAGACAGATTAGATAGCGAGATCATTGCGGATCGGCGAACACCGCCAACTACAACAACTTCGCCGATCTTGCACATGATATCATGACATTCTAGGGAGGTTAGTTTTCGTCCTGTCGCGCCTTTAAATATTTTTGTAACGAATCTAAATAAGTCGACCAAAGGACCTGGTCCTGAAGAGCGGCCTCCAAAAGTTTTAAGTCTTGCGCCTGCAGGTCTAACCTCACTAACATCCCATTTGGCAGCTTCACCAGAATACAGTAAGGCAATGAGTTGTCGTAGCGCTTTAGCCCAGCCTTCCTTAGAGTCGTGTACCATGATATAGCTCTCGGAAGGATAGATTCTATCTGGTACTTCTGGAAGCTTACAAATATACTGCCTTTCCACGCTGAAGCCCACGCCAACGCCGCACATAAGGATATACATTGCTTCGTCGAATGATTTAATATCATCAACAGGCAAGTAAGAACAATTGAATCCCGCGGTATTATCTCGCTCCAGAGCTTCACCAGCAGTCATCAATGCACGCATACTAGGATATACTTCGTTGTTAAGAATAGCACCCCGTAGTTCTTCCAGGACATCTTCAGGGATAAGATATTCGTGCTTTTCTAGAAGGTGTTCTTGTATGAATTCTAGATATCGGTTAGTAGTTTCCGACCAATTTTCTCGCCTGGCCTCTTCGTCTAAATATCTTGCGTATCTAGACTTAGCAATGAATGTTTCATACACCCCATCAATCATGTATTTACACCATCTTCCTCAATTACTAAACGTCTACTATTAGTGATATACTTCGTTAATAACTGGCCAGGATTACTTAGTGCAATAGTTTCTACAGTTTTCCAAGTATTATCCCATGGTAGTACTTTCCCATCTTCATCGAACTTAAACCACTTATCTTGTATCAGTACTTTTACTTTCCAAGAAGATGAATCTGCATTAATAATATGAATATGTTTAGTCATGTAATGTTATCCTGTATAATATATGAATCTACCAAATTTAATAAACCTATTAAATTTATCATCTCCTCCGCGGTTTTATTCAAAGCATTCATCATCTTCCCAATTAATACTTTACGTTCGCCGCTATTCTTTACTGCATTTTGCACAAGAGTCTCTAATGTTAAGTACATCTGACTAGCACTACTAGCATATGTGCTCATTGTCCTGTACTCCCAAATCCTCCAGTACCACGCACCGTGTCATTCCAATCGTCTGGGTCGCCCTCATACTGTTCCAGTACAGGAACTACAATAGGTACTATTACTAGTTGTGCAATTCTATCCAGAATATTTACTGTATAGTGTGCGTTAGAGTCATTCCTGAGTAATACCTTGACATTACCTCGATATTCGCTATCTATAACTCCTACTGAATTAGGTATAGTTATACCTTTTTTACCCTGGCTGGAGCGATTGAATACTAATCCAACAAAACTAGGAGGGATTGCGATAGCAACACCTGTGTCATACATATGTTGTTCTCCTGGTAGCAAGGTATGATCCTCACTAGATTTAAGATCGGCTCCTGCATCCCAGGGATGGGCTCTTACTGGTATAAACTCTGGAGTTTCAGCGTTTACTTTTACTTTAAATACGTGCATAATACCTCATCAATTTTATTACAGTTTTCCTTACCTAATGCCTCGTCGCAGTGGGACACTAAGTCCATTAGCTTATAGTTACGAAGAAGGTTATCAGCACCAAACTCATTAAGATTAGCGATATGTTTATACCTGCTAGAAATTGGCAAATTAGCGATAATATCATAGGTTGATCCAAATTCTTCCACCAAGGCTTGGGCCTTTTTTGGTCCGATCCCTGTGACACCAGGAACACTATCCCCAGAATCACCCATAAGACACTTGATAGAGATATGATCATCCATAGGATAATCATAGTACTCAGCCCAATTATCATAGGTTATTTCCTTTCCAGTAACATACGAGAACCTAGATACATTTGGGTGAATTAATAAGTCCCAGTCTCGATCAGAACTTATTAGCCATATTTTGTAAGTCTTACGATATTTACCTACAATATATGCAGCAATATCATCAGCTTCACATTTCTCAAATCTTAATACAGGATAATCGTCTACTTCAGTATACGTATCAATTACCTTCATGAAGCCTGCGAAGAACTCGCTAAAGTCCTTCGACTCTTGATCGGTTTGTAACTCCTGTTTCTTCTTTCTATCAATCTTATAGTCAGGATAGATATTCTTGCGATAAGAACTGCTACCTTGGTCGCAAGCTATAATAACGTTGCCAGCTTTATAAGACTTACGAAGACTATCCACTGTTCGTACATAATCGTCTAAAAAGTCGAATTGTCTCTTATGCCAGTATCGGAAGGCTAGGTTAAAGCTATCTACTATCATAATAGTATTAGGGTCTAACGTTGCCATTTGTTTAAAACTTGTAGCCATTATTCTATAAACCTTGGTGTGTATAATACTAGTAAGTCTTCTAGCATGCTTACATAAAAGTCGTGTTTGTCAGTATGTATCGACATATAACATAGGTCTTCTGGAGGGAAGTCTTCATAAGCTACGAATAACTTACTTCTATCAAACTTGAAGATTAATAAAGGAATCTTTGATACTTGTGCAGATTCTCTAAGTGTTTGTTCCCACCATTCGATTAACTGAGGGTTCTTAGAAGTAAGTACTTTAGAAGTTAGATGATCGTCTTTATAATTCTTTACTTCTATACAGTATCTATTTATTTTCCCTGGTACGTATAAGTCGCCTTTTAAACCATGTTTAGGATCAAGAGCCCCAGAGCCCGGGACCCTTTCCCACTGTAGTTTAGTATAGCTACGAAGCGTATCCCTTACTTTCGTCTCCCCAGTTGCACCTTTAACTCTTGAATCAACCATTATTCTAGTATCCTTGATATGCGCTTCTCTTTTACTATCTCTACCTTAGTAATTAAGGGGTGTGTAAATGAGTGGCTAATTAACACAGTATTTAGTGCTTCTTCTTTGAGTAGAACTTCTACTAACTTATCTTTACCGAAGGCGTCTAAGTTCTCTATTGTTTCATCTAAAATCAATAAATTGGAGCGCACGTTGGACAGCGATTGCATTAAACTACGAATAGCTAGTAGTGTGGAAATATTAACTCTGGCTAACTCACCGTTACTAAGGTCGGAGATATCTACATCCTCTCCATTATCTGTAACTAATACATCTAGCTTGTCTGATGAACTAACGCTGAACTGAATCTGGAACCTACCGTCGCTCATATCAGTTAAATACTTATTAGTAAGTTCTTCCAAGTCTTTGACCAGTGATTCTATCTTATATGCAATGAACCCTGTAGTACTGAATGTCTTAGCTAGAATCTGTAATGTACTTAGTCTAGCTTGTACTAATTCGAGCTGCCCTGATAAAAACTTCTTATCTTCCATCATAGAATCCATCTGTTCTAATACTACTTTAACTTTAGCATTATGAGCTTCTATCGCTACGTTTTGGCTATTAGCTGTAGATATTGCTTTTGTGGCAGTAGCAATTGCCTGTTCTACTTTGGTAATTTCTGCCTCTACTAATGTCTGCTCAATTATTTCAGTAGGTAAACTTTTATCTATTAAAGCAGAATACTTTTCCCACTCAGAAGTATTAGAAACAGCAGTATTATATTTTTTTAGGTCTGCTTCGGCTAACAGTATAAGTGAACTAACATTTCTTTTCAAAATTTCTAGAGCTGGTAACTCCTGCTTTGCTTCTTCCAACATTAAGGCTTTGTGACTATTATCTACAGCTTGGCCACATGAAGGACACTTAGTAACTATAGGGCCAGTATTATTAATTACGGCTTTCAAAGTTTTTATCTTGGCTGCGTACTCTGCTTCCGTAACTTTTAACTTTACAATGTCTGTGGTTGGCGCGGGTAAAATTTGTAAGTCGATACTATTACGCAGCTCAATATATTTGTTATTAGCTCTAATCTTTCTATTAGTGTCCGCTAAAGTACGTAGCTTCTCCTCTAGCGCCGCCAACTGTTGAGTTGCTACAGTTGGTTGCTCAGGTACATGTACTAATTCTCTAATTATTAAATCAGTATTAGAGTACTTAGCTAGCCAACTATCTATGGAATCGATTTTCATACTGAGTAGTTTGGAATCATTGTCCACAGATTTAATATCTGCTTTAATAAGTTCGGATATTTCAGTATATCTGTTAAGCTTCAACAGCTCAATCAAAAACTTCTTTCTAGTAGTATCTGTAGCTTTTAAAAACTCTAAACTAAAAGCACTGCTTTGATATACAATTTGACAGAAAGTCTTATGGTCATATCCAATAATTTCTTCTATTTGCTTGTATGTAGACGTAGACGTGTGAGAAGAAATATCTTTTCCATTTTTAGTAAGTTCTACGCTCTGTGTAATTCCTCTTACCGTTTTAATTCTATATACATCGTTATCTTTCTGAAAAGTAAGAGTAATAGTATAATTCTTACTTCCTGAATAACGATTTAGCACCTTAGCTTTCTTTGTGCCCTTAGAGTTTTTATTATATAGAACTTCTTCTAATATTAAGGCTATGCTACTTTTACCATGACCGTTCTTACCTACTAACTGTAAGAGAGGCTCCTTAGATAGATCAATACTGTTATTTGCACCATAAGAGAAAGCATGAGACCATTCTAGTAATCCGAATTTAATCATCTAGCATGGCCTTTAAACCTACATATCCACCTGGTACTAATTCACCATTTAACCATATTTGAGGTACAGAACGAATTCCTGGATGGATCTCTTGAAATTCTTCCTTAGTAGCATTTACTCCGATTTTGTGCTCAACTACTGTATATCCGTGATCCCACAGTAGTTTACTAGCCATGACGCAATATGGACAGTTTGACTGACTCCACATAGTGGCATTATTAGACATAGTTCTGTAACTCCTTTAGTGCACTTGCTACTTGTTCTTCTTTAAGATTTTGAATATAGCGCAAGTATTCTTCTACTTCTTCCAATATAGTCATAGTAGAGTCTAATATAAGAGCGCTATCACTTTCTCTCTTAATTACCTTTTTATCTATGAGATCATTATTATCTATGCCAGCCAGTTCGGCTAAGTCACCCTCTACCTCATAGATCACGTGATCTATGTCGCCTGGAATCATATCTTCTCCGGCTTTAATAGTCTTTCTAATTAGCTGAGGGAGATCCAATTGAATCCACCGGTGTACCAGTGTATCAGTATCAAGGATAATAACACCAGTATCAACTCTATTTCTATGAAAGCTAGTGGTGATAGGTGAGCCGGGGTATAGGATGTTACCCTGCGAATTTTCGTAACTATGTAAGTCTCCTGCTAGAACTAGCTTCCATGGTTTAAATAGCCCTAGATTGATTTCTGGTTTTACGTGGGGAGGAATTTCACCGCGACAATGAGTGCAAAGAATGCTACTAGTAGGAGTATACCCATGTTTTTCAAACTCTTTTAATTTATTATAGGGGATAAAGTCAATACCGTACATAGACTTAAAATCGTCTATGATATGTATTCTATGCCCAGCCATGGCAGAACAAGAAATCTGATAAGTAATATCCTTTAAATTACTTAGAAATGTCTCATTACGCTTAGTTGCTTCGTGATTACCACTATAGATAACAGTATCGCATCTAATACGAAACATAAAATCGAAGTATAGCTCTAACTCATCCAGAGTAGGTACTCTATCAAATATATCTCCGCCTAGTACCATAAGTTCAATATCTTCTTTAGCGGCAAGATTGCATATCTGTTTAAATAAACTATCGTAGCGTTTTTTAGCCCAATCTATTGGTACGTTCTTCTGACCCAGCTTAATGTGCAGGTCAGCTGTAAATAATACTTTCATCTGCACTTTCGTTAAAAAAGCCCCCACAAGTATACCCTGTGGGGGCTTTTGAGGGTTACTGGTTTAGTTCGTTGATAGCTTCGCCAGCAGCTGAGCCTTCAGGAGCGGCTTCTTCTTCTTCACCGTTCTTGATCTTCTCAAGTAGCGCCTTGATTTCATCGGCTGTAGGACGTGGAATCTTTACGTCAATTGTATCAGCCGCCGCTACTACTGCTCGCTCTTCCTCGGTAAGAGGACGCTTCTTTAGCTTTAGAACAGAAAGCGTATATTCTACGTTGAAAGCTAGTGGGCCCGTCTTCTTCTTCTTGAATACTAGGTCCCATCCGGTATCTGGATCAGTAGGATCGCCTAAACCATCACCAGCTGCATCCATAATTTGCTGGAACAGCTTCTTCTTCAGGTTTAGTACCTTGACCTTACCGTCTGCTGGATCAATGCAGTTAACCGCATAAGCCCACCCACATTTAATGGTTGGATGATACTTAGGAACCCAGTCAACTTCCTTATTGTCGAACTTTTCCTTATCGCGGTTGAATGCTAAACACTCGGCGGGAATATCCTTGCCATTAGTGCCCTTTAGCCAGTATACATAACGTGGAAGAACTCCACCTACGATACGAACAACGTTTTCGTCGTCCTTGTACTTATAGGCTTCTGCGCCCTTAATAGCGGTACCCTTAGTGTTTGAAAAGCTAATAGCCATTTAATTTCCTTTTTTCGTGCTGGCTTCCTCATAGAGGAAGAATATTTGGTTATTCTTGATTGATATTAGTGGATTTGTGCGTATAGCAGATATATTTATATCGGGGAAATAAGATAAGTCTAAGGTTTTCTGTCCGTATAGTTTATATAAGCCGTAATCGCGCCTGGCCGCTAGTTTTATATACTGTATTTTGTACAGTATATCCACTTTGTTGTCTTTTCTAAAAAGCGGTTCAGGATTCAGTAGAAAGCTTAAGCCATGTAAGTTGAAAGGCTTGAACAATCTTCGCTGTAAATGTAGATGTAAGTATGTTATGAACTTGCCGTAGTCGCCCTTACATTGCGCCTCCAAAGTTTCTAGGTTAAAGAACAAGGTCATAATATGCCCTATGAACAATTATTATATCAGAAATGATGTAACAGTACAAGTACAAATTTTATAGAGCTTGTATTGTACGTGTACTGCCTATATCCAACTTCCATCCCTTATATTGCTTAAGTTTACCATTTAATACTTTAGCTAAAGAGCTAGGATCTAAACTATATTTCTTAGCTAAATGATTAGCTACCGTAACTATATGTATATTACCTTGCGGATCACATATATTTGGATATTTGTTTTTTCTATTAGAGGTTGTCTTATCCCTAATAGATATAGTATTAGTATAAAGTTCTTCTCCAAATATGTTTAGTAACTCATTTTTATGAGTTAATCCATACGCTATAGATGTCACCAAAGTATACGGTACAGATAATTCCTGGCAGATATCTTTATAAGGTATTCTGTCTATAACTTTTGTAAATATCTGAGCACAGATAGTAGTATCATACTTTATACTACTATTAACATTAGCTTTATTTTTCAGTATCGCATATTCTTCTGGATACGTGTCCTCTAAATAATTATGGCTAGCTAACTGTCTGATACTACTTACAGTATGTTCTAGTACCCCGTTTTCTTCTGCTATTACAGCAGAGGTGTTATCAGTGTATACTAAATCGAATAATATATTAACATATACATATTCTGGATATTTACGACTAGCAATAAGATTTTCGCCGAACTCATAATATTTACCACCAGGTGTAGAATTAAAACCATTATAATAGGAGTCGAATTCTTTAATCCAGAATACTTCTCTATTATCTAATTCTATATTAGATATGTTTTTTTCTAATAAGTATATAGAGGGATAGTACTTATACTTATTATAAGCTTCTTGCAACTTACTATTAGTATGTGTATTAGTTAATAGTAATCGCTTATGTTTAGTATACCTACCAGGTGTATTTATGGATTGACCGATGTAATACTTATTATCATCTGATTCAAAATATAAGCAATAAATAGTTCCCATAAATATCCTATAAAATTTTACCACTCTTTATATTATAACATGTAGGGTAAAAAAATTACAAGTAAGAAATTTGCCAACCTTTGCCCAAATAGAAAGAAAGCCTAAGATTATTCTGCTTTTTATCAGCTGCACCTGCAAACTGTAGGTCTATTACAACTGGAGTAAGTTTGCCAGGAAAGTCTCGCATAATTCTACCTATAATCTGTTCTAGTAGTGCCTCGTTAGATATAGGAGTCGCTAAAATAACACAGCTTAAGCTATTGACCGAGATTCCCTCTGAGAAGATTTGTCTACTGCCAGCAATGCACAACACTTCGCCGGAATTGATTTGGTCTTTAACTCGTTCTCGGTCCTCGAAACTTGTTTGTCCAGTAACCAACACACAGGTTTCTTCTCCAAGCCATTTCTGTACATTTTCTAGAAACTCCACTCTATCTGCAATTACTAACACTCGGTGTCCTATACTAATCTGAGTGGCCGCTATAGTTGCGACATACTCCTGATAGTCAGGGTCGTATAACAGATTGTTAATCTTCCTAGCCCAGGTTTCTCCAGGCGTTAACTGTAACCCCGTTTTCACAATCTTAATCGTAGGATTGAGTGTGTGCGATTGGGGCGGCTTGAGAACTAATTGCCCGAAATAATCGGGGAATAGAATATGACGTCCGTCTTTGCGTACCATAGTGCCGCTAAGAGCAATACGATACCGGGCATGACTAGAATCAATAATACTAGTAAAAGTAGAAGCAGGAGCATGATGAGCCTCATCCATTATGATAGTACCGAACTCTTTAGCAATAGTTAGCACATTTTTTGTTACAGATTGTACGTTGCCTATTACTATAGGACTATCAATATCAAATATACCTGCACCAATAGTACCAGGTGTAAATCCGTATAGTTCCTGTACTTCTTTGATCCACTGATCGCGAAGCATAGTAGTATGAGTAATTACTAGAGTCTTTTGACCTAGCTTTCTAGCAATATGCAGTGCAGTAAAGGTCTTCTTTTATTGGACTATACCTTCATCTTTTAATACACATAAAGCGGTTATATATTTTCTATTTAATCTAGTTTTTTCCGTAGAATTAGCATAAAGAAGTTTTATAATTTCTTTGCTATCCTCCAAAACTAATCTGATAGTATATACCTGTCCTTTTGAATTAACATTAAGATTTACTTCTTGGTTAATAGTTCTAGCTAGTAGGTATTCACATATTTCTTTAAACTCTACCAGAAATAATCTATTAGCAGAACAAAGATGTAGTGCTACTTTACCAGAATCCGTTTTCTGTAAGTGACCATCTCCATCTATATATCCTCTAAGGAATTCTAACATTAGATAAGTATCTTCGAATAAAGGCATACTATAAGTATGCGTCTTTGCTGGTGTAATATTAAAAATATTTTTTAAATCTTCCACCATTTGTATACTATTAAATCTAATTCTATATGCACTACCATTCATGAATGGGCATACATCGTGTTCTGAAGATACTGCTTCCTTAAACTTATATAAATGATCTATATCTTGTTTCTGTAAAGCTAAACCAATTCTATTCCTATCTCCCTCTATCCAACCATCCGCAGCCAGCATACCTGCCCAATAATAGGAAGCTTTAGTACCACTACTAAAGAAGAACTCATTTAGTTTTTTCTTCTTTGAATAATCTAAACCCCATTTATTAACTGTTCTATAGTTGACTTGTCTCTCCGTTAACCCAAATAGTTCTCCTATTTGTTTAAAAGTTAGACCTTGTTCTCTTAGAGATAGAAAATATTCTTTTGTTAATTCATTCATGTTGTATTCCCATATGTGGATTGAATACGTAAAAGATGCTCGCCGTGTTATACTATTTCTAGTATCGCAGCTATTTCCGTTCTGGAAATACTGTCAGTCTCTGAACCATTTATAAGTATTCCTACCTATTCTGGCTGCTGATTATCCCGAAGGCCTTCCAGCAATTGAGCGAGTTTAATTACTTAATAATTACTTATTAAGAGGGCAAGACTTGATCGGGCTACCCCAGCCAACTAGAGCATTAATGAAGCAATCGCTATCTACTTCATCGTATACTGCTTGCTGCCCTTCCCGCAAACTATGCCTAGGTTCCGGAAAGTCAGCGAAGTTTAATACTCGCTTATCTACAATCTCATAATCTGTTGGTACTAGATCAATGCGTCCGCGTGGGATAGACAGTACATCGCGCGGTAGTTGTTTGTAGTTACGAATAATATCCACAGATAGTTGAGTTTTACCTCCTCTACCAGATATTTTAGTTTCAATACGATAAGTAAGTTTCTTCTTAATACTATCTATTAGCTCAGGCGTACCTTTTAGATAGATACGATCTGATATTACAGCTTTCAAAACAACTCCAATTGACCTTTAAATGGCATCATATCTTGAAAATTAGTCTCTAGTTTCTCAGGTAAGTATTCTTCACCATTACCTAATGGATATATTCTATTCCTATTTGGTTCAGTATAGTACCATTTACTATCAATTCGATAATACGGTCCTTCTATTAAATAGTATATATTTTCTACTTCCGTATCAGTAGCCTCTAGTTTGTAGATAGTAACTTCGCTAATTTTCATATTAATCTCCAGGTATTGTCCAGTTTCTCGGTATAGAACCCGTATAAGATATAGGACAGTCCATATTTAATTATCCCTGCGTATTTTTCGTCCGCAGCAGGTTTGTACATACACTTAAATCTCGAAGGTAAACCTTCAACTTCTATTATTGCCCCACCACTAGGAATAAGAATAGTTCTAGTAATACGTTTGATTTCTAGAACTACTCTTGTTGATTTTAGATAACGAAAAACGTTGCCCATTGAATCTATAAACCACGTCGAGCTTTTGGCAAGTTTGATAAGATCACCGAGAAAAAATATAGCAACACTAAGCTTTTTAAGCGGTACGCTATCGCTTAGAAGGCGGAGCCTTCTGGCTGCCAGGGAGTCACCTGGCACATTCTGGTCATCGATAATTTTATAAGTAGTTCTTATCTCTGAAGAATCTTCATCGCGAACTCTAGATAGATATAACACTACTCCATCCTCAACTAGTGGTTTTTCACTTCCCAGTCGGAATACGGGATAACTTATCTCCATCAAGCTTATAGGTTTTGTCAAACTTTCCAAAGGAATAGTCCTTTCCAATTTCCTGGTCTACTCCGATAGGACAGCCCTCTATGGAGCAGCCCCTATCTTTTTGGGTGTTATATTTTAAAATTTGGCAGTACTCTTCAACATGCTCATCTTTAACAATAGCTACAATAGAGTCGTGTACTAGTGCGAATATCTTAGCATCTAGATGCTTGATTGCACTTGCTGTGTCCATGGCTCCGAGTAGGTTTACGTCGGAGCAAATAGACTGTACTTCGGAGTTAATTCCTGAGCGAACTTCGTGTGCGGCAATTCCCTTGTCAGCTGAGAATACGTTTACTAGGCGACGCTTACGCCCGAAGAATGAGTAAGTAAAGCCATTAGCTTTAATAAATTCTTCCCGAGACTTAAGCCACTTCTTTAATTGCTTAAACTTAGTAAAGTATGCGTCAATGTCGTCTTGAGCCCTATCTTCACCATAATACTCTCCAGTAGCCTTACTGACTGTTTCAGCTACCTTTTTCTTACCTGACCCATACAATATACCAAAACTAATAGCTTTGGCACTCTGCCTCATAGCAGGATATAGTGCCTTAACATCTTCGACTGCGCAAGGTAATTCAAAAACCATCTTCGCAATGCTTGAGTGGAAGTCTCCTTTCGACTTAAATACTGCTTGTAAATTTTTGTCTCCTGATAATACGGCCGCAAAGAACATCTCGCCCGTCTGTAAGTCTTGACTTACAATCGAGTAGCCTTCGGGGGCAGCGATGCAGCCTTTAATAATCGGATCGTCTCTGGGAATTTGCTGGGCATTAAACTTACCACTACTGCTAAGACGACCGGAAGTAGTAAAAATAAGATTAAAATTGGTCCTAATACGCTCATCTCTGTCTAACTCCGGTAAAATCTTACTGATATAAGTATTCTTAATCTTTCCTAGTTGTCTAACTTTGAGTATAGCTGCCGGTAAAGGGTGCTCATCGCTAAGTTCCTCAAGCACTTCTGCATCCGTACTGATGGCCCCCGTCGCCGTAAGCTTGCCCGTGGGTGTGAGCCCCATATAATCAAAGAGTACTTTGCGTAACTGCTGAACAGAGTTAGGGTTGAAAATAATACCCTCAGCTGCCTCGAACGCCTTAATTTCCTCATATTCATAGATCTGCTTTTTTGCCTCGTCTATTGCATCATTTAAATACTTTTCAGCATTAGTCATGCGTGCTTTATAAATAGGAATACCCACTTCTTCAATATCATTCAGAAAGAATGTGGCTGGGATCAATATATTGTAGTACACTGATCGTAGTTTATCGTTTTGCTCAATAATTGGCAAGAATTTCATTGCCAATTCAAAAGTAACCGCGGTATCCACACTAGCATATACGCAGATAATATCGAAGGGAATTAAGTCATAAGTAAAGTTTTCTTGCAGTATACCGTGCTGCGCACAGTAAGACTTCTTAAATTCCTCCAAAGGCGAGTCATAATCACCGTAGTTAGTATACTTTAGTGCCAGGGGCTTTAGACCGTGTGGACTATTCTCGTTTAGTACATAATGCATAACCATCGTATCATGAGAGTGATCTCTACGGAAACGAATAGGTGTATGGTACTCAATCATTTTCACGTCATACTTTAGATTGTGAAATATGATTTCAAACTTATCTACAATTTGTTGTATTAGATAAAAGTGTCTATCGGTTAAAACATCAGTAAGTATGTACCTACCCTGTTTTGGTTTATAAGTAAACGAAATTCCCAGTACATATCCATCGCGAGGATATAATGCTGTACCTTCTGTGTCTATACTTACAAACTTAGTTCCGTTATTTAGAACTTCCCAAAGAAACTCGTAGGCTTCTTCTTCATTATCAATTCCTTTGAAGTCACCACTTACTACATCGCCTTGCTTACCATTGGCATAACCAATTATTTTAGCTACTGCGCGCTCAAACTCTGGCTTACCCTCTGGTTTGAATATTAACATCGCGGGATTACTAATGCAAACAAACTTATCATGCATTAGCTGCCCTGCATAGTTCGTTACACTAGTGATCTTAGCGTATTCCTTAGCAGCTTCCGACCCTACTAAGATTACTAGATCGTATAGATCAAGATCAATATCTAAGTCTACGTCTTTCTTTAATAACTTAGCAATAGGAACACTACTCATATGATAGTGTTCGAATTCGAAAGGAAAGTATTTAGTGTAATCATTGCGAGAAGGTGCTTTGTCTATTAGTACTATTTTCAACTTGTATATTCCTTCATCATATCTACCGATTCCTGAGACATATCTCCAGGATCAGTACCTTCTTCTAGTTCTAAAACCTCCACAATGAATCCATCTGATTCTATGATAGGTTTTATATGTTTTGCTGCTTCTCGTCCGGCGTTATCTCCATCATACATTATGTAGATTTTCTCAACGCCTTGTACTCTGTAAGGCATAAGCTTAGTGGATACGTTTTCAGTAGAAATAGTACTAGTACCGAATGTACATACTACATTACGCATTCCTTTATCGAATAGATTCAGCATATCTAGTATGCCTTCTACTAAGACTAGCTTTTTATTACTGTCTTCGAGTAAAGCAGGGTATAGAGGTAAAGGCTTGCCACTAGGATAAACCTTATATCTAGGATTTGCATCCGATAATACGTGTCTACCGATAGTAGCTACTAGTCTTCCTGTTATATCCTTAATTGGGAAAACTACTCTATCTTCTAGGGCTTCTACCTTATGCGTATAGAAAGCGCCGAAGTGTTTAAGAGTCGCTACACTGAGTCCTCTAAATACCTGGGTATAAGGAGTAGCTCCATCAGGTAGCCCGATTTCTATATTAGCGTCTCTTAAGTCTTGTAATTTCTGTTTTAACTTTGCTACTTTTACTGGAGTGTTACTATTGAATACCCCAAAGTGTTTAAATATGTTTCGTTTCCAACCACACGAAAAACAGTGTGTAATTCCACTTAGTCTGTCTACCCTACACGAGGGATTATTATCATCGTGGTCAGGATTTAAACACCTAATTAGGTAATCTTTCCCTGATGGAATAAAACTAATGTTATTGGCTGATAATAGATTTGCTACTGCATCACTCATTTATACACCCCATGGAGGAGTATCAGTTGCACTTTCTCCAGTTTTTTCTGATTTCTTTGCGCGTTTAACGGTTTCTTTAGCTTCAGGCTTTTCAATTGATTCAGGACTAATTCTCAAAGTTTCCCAGTTGATTGGGCTAGTAAACTTCAGCGGAGGACCTCCACGAATCTTAGTAGTATCGAAAGACATAGCACCTGTTTCCTTGTCATGAGCTTGTAAGATCATAGCAATATCAGCAGCATCTAATATGCCTTTAGCGAAGCGAGCCTCGCCACTAGCATCAATCTGATAAGGACTAAATAGTACTACATCATGCTTTCTAGCTTGGTTCTTAAGCCCCCCGGATATCTCTACTTGGTTCTTCCAATCAAACTTACTATCTCTTTGAGCTTCTCCATGAATAATCTGATTCAAGTAGTCTACTACTGCTACCTTTAGTTTATCACCAAATCTTGCTTTTAGTTTTCCTAAATGCAAGTCAATAGAGCTAAGAGTTAAAGCTCTGTCGTCGATAATAATTATCTGATTATCTGGCTTTAGTAACTTTTCTTTGACTAGAGTAGACTCAAACTTGAATCTATCTCTATGTAAAATGTATTCGCGTACTAGGTCATCCGCATCTACGAACATTCCTGCGCGTACTTTAACTACTTTTAGCCAGTCTTCCGCACTAAGTGTACCTTGTTTCAGTCCCATATAGGGTACATTAGCCAAGATTGCACAGTTACGTTCATGTACTTCGTGGGCCAACATTTCAATAGTAAACAGCACACTGCTATTTCCCATTTCATATTGATTAACTGCTATATTGCTGGAAGTAATAGATTTTCCACTTCCACGAGGACCTCCGACTAAGATAAGTTCTTGCCGCGCAACTCCGCCCAATACCGAGTCGAATTGGTTATTTAGCCCTAAGAATACCCGATCCCTTGCTAGATCGGCACTATTCTTGAATAACATAATATCCGCCATGGTATATACGCCTTCTGTAGTTAGCGTCTTCTCGTCTAGTGTTAATACTATGTTAGCTAATGATTCTTTGATTTCTGCGCTATCGTAAATTGGTAGTTTGTCTACGAATTTATCTAATAGATTTATTGCCTGGTTTTGTGTATATTGGTCTAGTAATGCGTCTAGTGCAACCTCGGCACTAATATCTGGTTCGTCTATTAGCTTAATTGCAGCTAATGTCTTGGTCCAACTCTGATCCCTAGCTTCTAACTCTAATTCTTCGAATGAAGGTACTGCTGAGTATTTGTCATAGTGTCTAGAAATAGCACTATATAGAGTAGCATATGCCGAATCTAGGAAGGATAATTTTAGTTTAGCCCATACGTCAAGGTTGCGATCTAGTAGCAATTTGTTAAGTACAATTGCACTAGTATCCATTATACTATGCTACCCTTGATTCATTATCAATAATTACTGAGTCAAGAATATCTTCTAGTTTACTTAGTACTTCCGCTCTCAGCATCTTAATATCCTTCTGATACGTGTCTTTATTATCATACAATAAAGATAACTGTCTATACGTAACCATCTGCTGTAAAGCGAAGTATATTTCGTCGTGTGGCGCGGGAGAGTCCGCCTGCACTTCTACATGGGCGGACTTGCCATAATTATGTTGCGCTAACTTTACTACTTCTTCAACTGTAAAGCTATCCCCATCGTAATACTCAATGTGTACTTTCATAAAACTGTTCCTTTTAGGTGCCAGTTAAGATGATGCTTTCTCTTACCTGTTAATACCTTATGTAGATTTTGATACTGTAAACTGTGCTCTTCGGCAAATTTATGTATATTCTCTACCTGAAATTCTTCTCCGATAGGAGATATTAAAATAGGGTAGCTTATGCCCTTGCTTTTTGCAGAGTTATCCTTAGTATTGTGTTTCCGCTCTATCATACTATATTCTTCAGGATAAGATTCTTTTAAATAGTGGTGTGTTTTTAACCCACTTATCTGTTTTACAATACCTCTAGTGACACCTATTTCATTTGCTATTTGCTGGCAGGATTTATTAGTATAGGCTAATTCAAATAATACTGCTTTATATACTTTTTCAGTGTATTTGGCTGCGCCATTATCTTCACCAAAACACCTTCCTTCTGCGCCGGGGGTAAGATTAAATCCATTATAAAATGAATCAAACTCCTCAATATAACTAACTTCTTTTTCAGCTAAAAATTCACCTGAGCATAACTCTAATACTTCTACCTGGGGACAACCATATTTATTGTATGCATTTTGTAATAAGTAATTACAGTGATTATTTCTTCTTAAATCACCTAAATGATCCGTTATTCTTTTATGAATATTTATTGAACATCCTATATATACTTTATTGTATATCTGTTCAAAATACATACAGTAAATACCGCTATTTTTTGGTAACTGATCTATCTCCATCGTAGTCAATCCTTTACATGAAAAAGCACGGTAGATTTCTCTACCGTGCTTTATACTTATATATAAGTATTACGCTACAGTTTCAGCTTTAGCGCGGGCTTTAGCCTGCTTAGCGGCTCCGTCATAGTTAGCTACCGTAATTCCACGGCGAGTAAGGAGGGTCCTAACACCGCGTTCTGTTTTGTCTACAGCGGCTGCAATGGCTTCTACAGTCATAGTCTTAACAGCGTCGCCTAGAGCGGCTACAGCATCAACTACATCCTTAGCATGACTTTCCTTTTGCTTAGGAATCTGAGTAATTGCACCGCTGCGAGTTAGGCTTAGGGCCTTACCACGAACAGACGCTACTTCTTTACCCAGAGTAATAGCGATTTCTTCGATGAACTTACCAGCATTTGCCATCTTGATGAAGGTTGCTTCTTGTTCAGGAGTATAGGTACGCGCTACTTCAATCTTTTCAGTAGGCTTAACCTTGTCAGTAAGTTCTAGTGCTAGAAGCTTACCTTGTACTTGCTTGGCAGTAAATTCACCTGGGAATTGTTCAGCGATTTCCTTATAGGTATACTGTCCAGCGTTATCGGTTACAAACTTAGCTAGCGCTTCACCTTCTTCGGGAGTAAAGGTTGATACCTTTTCCTTGGCTAGGGAAGCAACTTCCATATCTAGCTGGCGTAGCTTAGCAGCTACTGAGCGTGTACTAACTTCTAGTGCGGCAGCAGCCTTTTCTACGGTAGCTGCTGATACAGGAGATTCACCACCTACAACACTCATAAGAGTTGCTACGGCTTCGTCATTCCACTTTTTGCTCTTTGTTTCACTCATTGTTGATTTCTTTCAATAGATCGTTTAGATCGGTTATAATAGTAATGCCGTATTGTTCGGCCTTCTTACGTTTTGCTGATGTACCATCACCCTCATCCACTAGATAATCCAGCGATTTAGTCACTGAATCTACTAGCCTGAAGCCTGCTGCCCTTAGGTCGCCCTCGGCATCTGCTTTCTTCTTGTAAGATGTTAGTTTACCAGTAATACAAACTGTTTTTCCAGCTGATTCTATTTCAGCTTCTGTATATGAGAACGGTAAAAATTCTTGTATTTGTAGGTATTCGTTCTCTAGCCAGCTCATTAGGTTTTGAGTAACCTTAGGACCTAATCCGGCTTCTTCGCATTTCTTTTCTGTAATCTCTTCAAAATTGGATACTAATGCGGCTAACTTTTTAGAAGCTACTCCTCCTACTAATGGTATAGACATTGACTCAAGAACTGTTGCGAAGCTAGCTTCCTTGGCTCGTTCAATTTCATCAAGAAGCTTAGTGGCGATCTTGTCGCCGAGTAGCTCACTTAGTTCACTAGGATCAAGATAAAAAATCTCTGTAATATCGCCCAACTGTAGCTTTTCTACAGTTTTTGGGCCCATACCTTTAATACCAAGTGTCTTGCAAAAATGTACCAGCTTACCATTAACCTGAGCGGTACATGACACATTTCTACAGAATAACTGGTCTTGCACTTTCTCTAATGTGTAACCACAGGAGGGGCAATGCTGAGGCTCAATAATTTCCATATTTATGTTGCTTTTTTACTTAGTATGATATAATTATAACGCATAAGGACTGCTGCTGCAAGTACAAATTTTATCAGCTATACAACCTTGTGCGTGATCTGGGGTATGATTTCACCCGCTCTAATGAGCCCAATAGTGTCTCCGATTTTAATTTCCAGGGCTTTAATGAACGCAATATTATTCAGTGTTGCTCTAGAGACCATCGCATCACCTACTAGTACTGGCTCTAGGATTGCTACAGGAGTCACTTTACCGGATTTTCCTGTCTGCCAAATTACATCTAGTAATTTAGTTTCAACACTAGCTCCACGCTCTTTTACTGCCAATGCTCCCTTAGGATGTTTGGAAGTGTATCCTGCTTCGTAGAACTCTTTATTTGAATCCAGTCTATGAACGATACCGTCGGTTGGGAAGATATTCCACAGTTCAGGGTCTTTTACTGTATTGAAACCCCACGACTTCAGCATCATCATATCGTGCTGAAAAGAATCCGTGAGGACAGGATTAACTCCATAGGCAAAGAATTCAACACTACGTGTGCGGAACTCATTCACGTCTTTTAGATTTAATGCACCTGCTGCATAGTTTCTAGCATTTTCCACATGCTTTGGAGCACATAGTTCTCCGGTAATTTGCAGTATATCTGGAATCGAGGAATCAGAAATATAATGTGGGATAAGTTTAGTAACTAAAAACTTATCAGTTACAATGGTACCCTCTACGCCATCGCCACGAGTGAGTACACGTACAAGAGCACCATTAATATAGAGAGCGCTAATAGCAGCGCCATCCAGCTTAGGACTTGTATCAATTCGGGTTCCTGGTAGCACAGGCCTAGTGCCCTCTCCTTCATAGTGTTTTTGAAGGCTATACATTGGGTATAGGTGCTTTTCAAGATGCTCATGTTGTTTAGCCCCAACTTTGTCATATCCTGCCGATTCAGATAACCTATCAAATACTTCATCGGAAATAATCGGATTTCCGGCGTAATAATTACGAGCCGCTAGGTTCAGGAACTCTGTTAGCTTGTTCATTTTTTAGTGCTTCTATCTTTTCGCCAAAGTGTTTAATTACCGAGTCAATGCTTTCTTCGTATGAGCAAATTTCTACTAGCCCGTCCAATAACGCATAAATACTAGAAATAGTGGCCGGCATGGAGATACCTTCCTTAGTCGGTACGTACCCTTCATCATATGACAGAAAATATTTACGGATATGCAAATATTCTACATCGCGAAATAGACTTACTACAAGTCGTAGTTGCGAACCTTTTTCAGGGTTTTCAGATAGAATTTTTTCGTATAGCGGTGCATCAGACATGAATGTATTTCTTTAGATGTTCTAGAGAAGCTAGTTCATATGCTGGTTGATAGCAATACTGTAACCACTTATCTGATAGTAAATATAGCCGATACACGCCCGGCGAGAATTCTTTATGTACTTTAGCTAGAGAATCATATCTCATGCTATATACTAGATCACCTACTGCGAACCTATCCCTAACAGCTTCGTCGGGAACAATACCAGGGCGAAAATAACTATGGGCAGACTGACGGATAGGAACAGAAAGACCATCCAGAATGCTACGTACAAAAGTAGGCCCCCGATACAACGCTGAACAAATGCTATCAATCGCTGCTCCCTCTAGGTATCCTGTTACTATGTAGGAAATCTCAGCTTCTGTAGCTGGCTTTCCGCGCTTTTCAGCTCTACGGGCGGCATCCTTAGCCTTATTTTCCTCGTACTTCTCAATAATGTTACCTAGACGCGTAGTATTATATGTCATACCTAGATAGGCACAACATTCTTTCTTAGTCCAAGGCTTACTGCCATCTGCTGGTTTGAGCATCTTAATTACATGCTCAATATGTGCACTGTCTAGTTTTTCACTATCTGCGGATTTGCTGCGCTTAGTTGCCATAAAATTTCTCCTTAATGCATCATTATAGCATATTAGCTATAGCGAAGCAAATTCAAATTTTATAAAGCAAAAAGGCTGCACTAAGGCAGCCTTTGATTACTTACTACCTAGAACAGTAGTAAAGTATGCCGCAGCCTTACCAGTCAGCTTGTCAAGAATATCATCATCTACGGTTGCACCCTTCGCCACAATAGCGGCCTTCAGAGCAGCAATCTGAGATTCCTTTGATACGCGCTTGGTACCTTCTCCAACTGTCTTCTTAGCTGTTCCTTCCTTGGAAGTAGAGGTAGCGTCCTTCTTAACATATACTTGTGCATTCACAAGTAGCATTCGCACCTTATTAGGTGACTGATCTAGTTCTTCTGCGATTTCTTTAACAATTTCAGTACTAGTCTCTGGAGTAGGCTCCGCGGCTAGGTACTTATCAATAATGGTTTGCTTTAGTTTTTCGTTTGTGTCGTCTGACATTTGTTTCCTTAATGAATGGTCGCGGAGGGTTTAACATGCCCGTCTTGAATTAGCTGAGCTTCTTCTAGCATGTTAAACATAGCATTATAACATACTACTATCGCATACAACATAGTAGTAGGTATTGTAGACACAGGTAAATCAACTATTTCAATATTTGATTTACCTCCCAGCATCCCTGTGATAGTTTGCTCAATTTGAGCTGTTTGAGAGAATGTATCTACGATTATTTTAGTATCGTAAGCTCTGAATTTTTTTGACATTATGTGGTGCTGAAGGTGAGACTCGAACTCACGATGTTTTTATAACGGCTTACAAAACCGTTCCAATCGCCGCTATGGGACTTCAGCTTATATTAAATTTATTACCCTTACTAATATTCTCTAGTGCAGGTAAATATCTTAAATTAGATAATACGTGCAATCCTGATACTAGTTCCCCTCTTAGGGGGTAAGTCATGATCTACATGATACCCTTTCGGACAATTTTTATAGAATTTTGCTATTAAATCAATCTCGCTCCAAGCAGGGGTTCGTTGTATTATATACTGCTTTTCTTCCTTAGATTTAAGTAATAGGCAAAATCTACATCTATAGGTTTTACCGGTAGCACTACTAGAATCATTAGTATATTGGTCAATACTCAATATATCACTGCAACTAGGGCAATGTTTATATCCTATAGTATATAGTAAAGTATTTCGCCACTCTGGGGAACCTCCATCACAGAAACTTTCTTTTCTGTTAGAAAAGATTGGCTTTAATATATTTCTAATTGCTTGTTTAATAGGGTTATCACTATACCCTAAAAATTTAGATGCCTCGGCAATTGAACTATTATGTATTAAAGCATGTATTAAACTATAAATGGTTATTCCGCTTAATCCACGTATCTTTTTCTTTAATACAAAATTAGGATCTAGGTTTAACTTATTACAAATATCTAAGGCATAATCCATTTTTCGAGTCCTCTAACTATAAATATTATAGCACTTAAGGATTCGAAAATCAAGCTAAAATTTAACAACCAGGTTTCTTAGGCGGCATTTTTACCGGCTTTACTGGCTTATCTTCAGGCTTATCTTCAGGCTTAACTGGTGGGAACTTCGGTTTTGTGGCCATAAAATCTCCTAGGTGGCAACCCGCCAGGGAATCGAACCCCGTCAAAGACGTTTGGAGTGTCTTGTGCTACCGGAACACTTGCGAGTTATTAAATTTCACTCAATTCTGAAACACCTGAAGCTAGGAATTGACGGTAGTTATGCTTAAGATCGAACCCTTCTTGTAGAATTGCAAGTGATTCGACATATTTAGCATGCAGTTGTTCTGCAGCTTCCATAAACTTACCTGCCATATACGGGTCAAGTTCGCTAACATCAATACCAGCATACTTGTCGCCTGGAGTTACCATAGCGAGTAAAGTGCGTTCCGAAACAGATCCGTCTTTCTTCGTGTACTTAAATGTAATGGTTTTCATATAGATTTCCGAATTGAGTATATATTATAGCGGTTTAGCACCGCAAAGTCAATATCAAATTTTCTCGGGTTGCTCAGATACCTGCTTTAGCAGTGTATCCTTAAAAGCTTCGGACATACCTGGTGTCATTACTAAGCCAATAAAGATAGGAGCAAATAATGCAGCTAATCCAGCCATTGTGACCATGGTTAACCACTTATTCTTTACTAAAATATCATCGGGATTAGTTACGCTAAGTTCAGATAGAATAGGACTAAATAACTCATATGCTGACCAGATACCGGTAGTAACAGCGAATAGAATATAAATGTAGATCAACTCCATACTAGATTACCCTTACCATCATGCGCACGAGCAGCTAGCGAGAACTCACTAATACGTTTCTTATTAGTATAAGATTTCTTTTCGACTGGGAAAAGGTTTTCGTTACGAGTCTTTCGTGCCGCGAATGCGTCCTCGTCTTTCTGACTAAACATGAGTTTATCGAACTTGCCTACGAAATACTTGAATAGTTTTGCCGTCGCAATTTGTTGATGACTCCAAGCCGGAGTATTAGACGCTTTACGCCTATAGTTAGCTACATTCTTCAATGCTAAGGGTAGCTGTAGGTTGTTAGGCTGTAGCTTAATTAGCTTTTCTAGCTTAGTTTTCCTGTGAGCAGCATATAGGTTGCTCTGCTTGTAACGTGCAAAGTAAGCCTCATTAGACTTACTGGTTTTTTGTGCCATTAAATAATATCCATTTCTGCTAGCATGTTGAGAACTTGGTCAAACTCTTCATCTGTTTCAGTGGCTATTCCACCCTTAAACATTTCCCGCCGGATAAAGTCCATATCTGCTAGTGAATACGCTTTATCAACAATGCGCTCTTTAATAGCAGGAAAAGGATTGTAGTCTGAACTATTTATAATCATAGGATTAATTCCGAGATTGAGGGGAATTCTTTCTTTAGAATTAGCAGAGCTTGATCCGCCACTTCACGATGTTCTTTCTGAGTAGCTTTATCTGTACGAATTGCGCAATAATGTAACCAGGAGCGTAGAGAACCAGACATATATAGACGACTATTAGTCAAGCCTTCAGGTAGTACTGCGCGAGCTTGTTCTTTAGCAATACCATTATCAATGGCCCAGCGATAAATTTCTTTAACCTCTTCTAGAAGCTCTTCCTGGAAGTACTCCCACTCAGCTTCTAAATTAGCGTCCTCTACTTCTAGACTATTCTGCCTATTTTTGGTATCTTGCAGTCTAGCTTCTCTTAGTTGAAAGCCTAAATCTTCCGCATTAGCATACCGCTGGCTAAACTCCTGAAAGGAGAAACTACGATGCCTTAAAATCTGTCTAGCAATATCTCTAGTAGTGTTGATCTCCATGACAGCATGTGCCATTTCGAACGGCGACCAGTGCTGGTTTTTAACCAGATACTTTAGCAACCTACTAGAGGTCTCTGTATTCATCTGATTAGATGGATTAGATACTCTAGCTGCATAAGCTACAAAGTCTTCTGCGGTTTCTAGTCCTTCAATTACTGGCTTAGTTACGGCAACTAATTTTACTGAACATTCACTCATTATATTACTTTTTACCTTTATATTCAAGCAAATTTTATGCTCTGTCCTTATATTCTTCGGTACGTGCCCATTCAATGTCTTCGGCAGAAGGGACCTTTCCATCGACAAAGTGATAGGTTGCTAGTGGCTTGCGTTTTTCATATACTGTCAATGTCTTACCAAGAATATCCACTAATGCAAACCTATTATTGGAAGCCGCCATATGTTTTTCTTTCATTGAATCGTTGACCGCAAATTGTACACTCTTGCCAGTTAGTAGTTTCGGATCTATAGTCGTATCCACCACTTGAGTACTTAGACTTTCTACTAACAGTAGAATGGGGGCAGTTCTTAACTATAAAGTCCTGAAGTTCCACTATTTTCTTTAGATTAGTGGATATCTCTGCCTCGTGGATTTTTGAAGCTTGGCGCAGGCCTTCAATTTGTTCCTGTGCCTTTACAATGGTTGTAATATCTTGCACGTTATGTCTTTCCACAAATACAAATACCCGCACTAGGCGGGTATTCTTTAATAATCAACTGTAAAAGCAGCAATTAGAACTTCGTTAACTGCTTCAGGACCTTCATTAAATAGTAATTGTGCATGTGGCATCTTCACAACCTCACCCGCTGCCAAGCGTTTTAGTGCTTGGTACTTCCCATGCTTGCGCTTGTACTTATCTTCCGGTGAGCAATAAGAAACAGCGACGTCCAGCATTCGGCAGTTAGTATTTTCAATAGAGGGGCGATACGCGATACTAACACCTACCGCACCATCCAGATAGCAAGGATCGCTGATTACGTGAACGTCTTTAGCGCTCTTTGCAGCCTGCTTGAGATACTTATAAGCCTTCTTATCAAAACAAGACATTTTTTTATTCCTTTGGTTTAAATTTCTTGACTTCATCTAGTGAAATCGGCGTGTAATTAATTTGTTCTACTGATACGTTGAAATATCTAGGATCTGACATATTATTGTTGTGAGTATGCCCATGCGCATTGAAATTCCATCTACCTAGACAATCGGGATGAATAGGTATATGAGACATAATAAGTCCTTTAAATTGATGAATCCCCCGTATATCATCAAAATATTCCAGATAGTCTTTAGTCTCTAGAAGATCATGATTTCCTTTAATTAGTACTTTGCGACCCTTCATTTGACCTATCTTATATAGATGTTTTTTATGAAAGCAAACATCCCCTAAAATATATACTCTATCTTGATCTTTAACTACGTTATTATGCCTATCAATCATAGCTTGGTCTGCTTCTTCCGAATTTGCAAACTCGTATCTAAGAAAGCGCCCGTCTTTTCTTAGAAATGTATTATAGGGCTTTTCATGACCAAAATGGTAGTCACTAATTAAAAATATATTATAACTCATGTTTTTACTTTTTGGCGGATATCTGAGGAATCGAACCCCGCCCGGTTGCCCGAGCGCAACGCTTTCCAAGCGTGCCGCGGTCCATACGCGTTAAGACTCCAATTATCTGGCGGTACTAGCGGGTAACGATCCCGACTCTACTACATTGACAGTGTAGTGTGCGTCCATAAACACTTTAGCACCATAAGTTTAGTAGTATTCTAGTATAATTTATGTCGACTTGCGCATTAAAGAATACTACTAAACTTATGGTCCTTACTGATGGATTCGAACCACCCACGCGCAACGCTTCAAGATGCCGCTCTACCTAATGAGCTAAGTAAGGAAAGTGGTCTGCTGGTTCCACCCAGACCCCGCCGTCCTTTTACTTTCCGGCTGTCAAATGCAATAGATTATACTCTTATATGCATTACTAGAGTGCGAGTCAAAGCCATCCTCGCGTGGTCCCAGAGCTCCCTTGGACTTTACTAGGGCAATTCTCCCCTAGCTAGATGCCGTCTATTGATTAACGTCACGACGTACTGACGAATTTTTGGTAGGGGGTACTGGACTCGAACCAGTATCAGTCATCTTGTAAGGATGGCGGCTAACCTCTCACACCAACCCCCCAAAAATTTTTTTAGAATACGTATGCGTTAGTAATACGTGGCACTAGGTATCCACCAGCGAACTGCACATAGATAAACGCCTTACCAGGATTAACGCCACTTAGACGTTGTGCTTCCTTAGCTGCGTCAGCCTTGGTTAGATGTACAACTGGCTTAGATGCAAAAGATACGTTACCAAGTTCGTCTACGGAACCTACGATGAAGCCGCGATTCTTAACATGGTTAAGAAGGGCAGAGGCAGGGTCAACCTTAACTTGGTTAGCGTTTAGTGCGTTGTCGAATAGTTGTGCAAAAGAGTCGTTAGACATTATTTATTTCTTTCAATTAAAATGGAACATCGTCAAACCAATCGTCCTGGTCCGAATATATGTTATATGATTCGTCTCTAATAGTTAATTCATAATGAGCCTGTTCACCATGAGCAGTACCATCATAAAAATATACTGGTTTTAGACTTGTATATTGTGGTACATGCTTGGCTTTCATTATTTTAAGCATATCATGTACACTAGGGTAGAACTTAAGGCTAGTATTCCGCATTAGCCAGGATATATACTCTGGTCTATCCTTTAGAACTTCCTCTACTGTATATCCTTGATGCCTACCGAATGGTAGCGTATCGTCAAGACCGAGCTTATTTTTGAGCTTACTGAACTTTATTGCCATTATTGGTAGTTCCTAGTGGATTCGAACCACTGCGTGGCGGCGTATGAAACCGCTGCATTGACCTGCTTTGCTAAGGAACCGGAGAGTATTGACACTCAGTAGTTAGTACAACTCTGCCGTCATCTAGCTTAATAATAGTATGCCAGGGCGATTCCATATCATCGCGTACGATAGTACCCAGAAATTCAGTCTGGGTATCGTAATGGAAATAAACCTTAGCTCTTTGATTGAGATACTCTCCCTGCTTAGGGAAAGTATCCTTAGTAATACTTGCTACGCAACCCATTATCGTGCCTCGTTCTTAGCAATGTCATCCATGAAAGAACCACCGCCAGCACGCTTTCCGTCGTGCTTAACAGGGTCATAAGGTTCAGCCCATCCTTCGATGCCGTCAGAAATCTTATCAGAGTTCCAATCAGAATCATCGTCATCTTCTTCAGGATACTCATCGCTAGGCGGATAGTATCCGTAAGACTCTGCATGCTCCAAAGCCATCAGATGCGCTTCATCTTGAACTTCTTCCATAGTAGCATCGTCCGGCATAGACAAAATGTCGTGGCCGTCCATACCTGCGTAACCAACGTGCATGTGCACAATATAATGCTTCATTTCTTTGTTCCTTTTTCAATCTATAAATAGATTATACAGATTGAAAACCGAACAATCAAGTTCAAATTTTCTAAAGTGAGTACGTAGGAGGATTCGAACCCCTGACCTATGCCGTCGCTATCGCTCTGCCAACTGAGCTAACGTACTCTAGATGAATCAGTCTAATCCTTTGTGGGCCGAACACTCCTTCGACTAACTTCCTCGGCTCAGATTATAGTTGTACTTCCTATAATCTCATCTATCTGGTGCGGGTGGAGGGAAATCGAACCCTCGTCTAGACGTTGGCAACGTCCTATTCTACCATTGAACTACACACGCAAAATTTCAACGGATACAAATCCGTATTTATCTACAGACCACACTAGATAAACTGTAGGTTTAGGAGTGTGATCTAGCATGGAAATACGACCCGGAATCGAACCGGGCTGCTCTGTTTTGCAGACAGATACCTAAGCCGCTCGGTCATCGTATTATTGAATTGAAATTGGCATTTCTGCTGAATTTGCATTAGAGAATCTTTTCCAGTCAGTCTCGTTTACAGCTAGCACGCCAATGGCATGGTCCTGGTCAAACACAAACCTCTTTAGATCTTCAAAGGTCTTAATATGTAACATGTTACCTACAGTATTATCTCCCTGGGATAGTAGGAATTGCTTTCCTGCTTCTAGCTCAGACTTGGCATATACTATATCCATTTGAACGTCGCTGTCAAAATTGGAGTATAGCGCCACTGCATACTTTTTCATCGGTATTTCTCGATCAATTAAAGAATTATTATAAACTGATTCACTACTAGTATCAAGTGAGAATTCTGGCGGGTAGTGTAGGATTCGAACCCACGGGCCCTTTCGAACCGTCTGATTTCAAGTCAGGTGCCGTAAACCACTTGGCTAACTACCCTATAAGTGTACCACATCACCATTACATAAACGGTGATCTATAGGATGCCCAGTACTTAACTGCTCGTCAAAGTATGGATGTTTCCTATATTGTGCTAAACATTTGTAGCAATACATATTGCCACTAGCTCTACGCCAATTAGGATCATCATCCTGATGCAACATCTGAAAGAGTCTTTGGGTACTCTGCGATATATCCATGATAGAGAAGCCCAATTTGGTTATCTATACTAATTTTTCCATTATAGCACAAATCTCCATTTACTAATGTAAGAATAGTACCAGCAGGTACTTTCTCCATGTAAGAGTCCTGCCTAGTGAGGAAAGTTAAGTATAGTTCAGTTTTAGTAATGTATTTTTTTATATAAGAAATTAGTCGATCCATTAAACTACATGCCCTAGGCAAGCCCTTCGTACCTTTATGGGATTTTCAGATTACAAGTCTGACGTTCTATTTCGTATTTTGGTCGGTAAACCCTGCGGCTCTAGATTGTTCGATGCTAGGAAGTTACCGCAACCCTACATCTAGACTAATTTCTTATATAGCCCTGTTTATGGACAGGGCCGCTCCAACTATTTTGTTTGATATAGGATAGCTCCTACATCGGGATTACGCCGCTAGGCGTTCTTCTCCGAAGTATGCATCGTTTGCTGCATTTAAAGGTTTTGCTTGATTAACGGTCATCGCCTACCGTGTCGCGTATCTCACTTATTTGCGCCATCGAAAACATATTCACCCCCATTAGTTAGTACAGAGAACATTTCTGTTAGGTCTTAGCCTATTACTAGATGCGCATCTATACTCTATACTAACTGGTGGAGGTGGGGGCGGCGAAGCCCCGTCTGGCCCACATCTGCTTGATCCGAATTACGACAATCTTACTTCACCTTCACAGTGCCTTGCGCTTCTTTAGCGCTAAAAACTGGTACCGCATTAGACTTAGGAATCTGAGCGATGCCGATCATTTCTGTGCCTGTATAGATTTGTCTTGGTTTAGGAGCCGTTGAGCCCTTAAATTTAGTATTAAAATCGTTGATTAGTTTAGTCATTCTAAAAATAGTTTGGCCCATTGAGTAATCATTATACTGCAATGGGCCAAATAAATCAAGATTAAATTTTAAATGCTTGGAGGATGGCATAGGAATCGAACCTATGTACCCGGTCTTCCCGAATATCCTTGGTTTAGCAAACCAGACTATTGCCGCTCTAGCAGCCATCCATTAATTACTTACTTCGGCCATAAGGGATAAATTACACTAAAAATTGCTACTGCTAGAATGAATAAGTAGATGCAGTAATCAAGAATAGTTCTTTTCATAATAAATATACACCTAGAACAATTATATCAGAGATAGTCTTTCGACTGGACTGTTTATTCCATTGACAGCCTCTAGATGATTAGTGTGGTCTTACCCACTGGCGGATGTAGCTGATAAATTCGCTAAGGATTTAATAGGGGCCTAGATCAGGCTAAACAGCGTACTGCCTTTCGGCGAGTTTTCGTGGAAGGAAAAATTGAAGTAACTGTTTATATCGCTAAGGCTTTGGAAAGTATTAGAACAAGCGGAAAAGGGTGGGTTTCGTTACAAGTGAAGTACCTATTCCATACGCTAAATACTTACCAAAGCCCTAAAGCTTTGGGTTCTCTCACCCCCATCTGGGGGGTACGTCCTGCTTGACTACAGGTCAGTCATTAATGGAGATTTATTTATAAGGCTTTGACCCTAATTGTCGACCCCTTCCCTAAGGCTTCCACCAATGTCACCGGCCAGCGTGTGGTTTCTTATCGCTTCTTAGTTTAGTCGAACCCCGACCTATCCGGAGGTGGTTTTTATTCCCAGTACTAGTGCGGCACTAGCCTCGTCGATTACTGGGAAAAGGTATTAAACGCCTTCGCGTTCGAACATTTGGATATAGCTAAATACAGCTTCGGAGAAGCCAGTAATGCTAGTCCAGGCGTTATGGTTAACGCCGTTCTGATAGCTACCTACGTTGATTAGGTAACCCTTGGCTCCACCAAAAGGAGCAGAAGGCATATCACTAGATTGTTCATCAGTGATTACAACGATGCGATCAGCTTTAGATTCGGTTTCTTTCAGACTATGTCCTAGCTGAGTACCAGAGCAGCCTTGGCTGGTCTTGATAGCGTCTGCTAGAGCAAACCCTCGGCGAGGGGCAATACGTAGAGATTTTCCGCTGAAGCTGTAGATTTCTACTTCTTCGCATAGTTCCCGACACAGAATAGCTAGGGCAAGCGAAGCATCCTGACGTGTTAGGTCGGACTTTTCACTAACCTTAGGGGTATACATGGAGCCGGAAACGTCTACGTATAGCTTAGTCTTGCCTGGCAGCTTTTCCATACCTTCGCAGGAACGGAACATCATTGCTTCTAGCATGTCCTCAAATTGAGGAACAATGCGGGCTGCCGCAAGGAAACGGAAAGGTAGAACACGATCAGTGTTAACTGTCTTGGAGTAATCACGAATCAGAGATTCGGATACACCAGATTCCACCATGTTACGAAGGTTACGTAGGAACGCAAGCGCACCTAGCTTACCATCCTGCATTAGGGTGGTAAAAGTAGCCTTCTTATCCGCACCCGCAGATAGATTGGTTTCCCAAGTATCAGGGGTTTCTAGCTTTTGGTCTGCTACCTTCTTGAAAAGGGCAGCTTGCTCTGCGTTAGCAGGCTTTGGGTGTGCTAGGAACATCACGTCGCGCAGCGATACCACTGCGGAGTTCTTATCCCACTTAGCAAGTTGGTATTCGTTGAACTTACCAAAGGCAAGTGCAAGACCCTTCTTAACCTGGTTGGACAGAGGTTGCTTCTTGTCGGCCCAGTAAAGGGAAACGAACTCGGAAAGTTCGTCCGGACGTTGGATCACTTCAGCTAGATCAGCCGCCTTGAGAGCGCCTGACTTCGCAAGTGAACGCATCAGGTGCAGAGGCACGTGACGAAGCTTGAACTTATCGCGCGCCTGGCGAGCCAGGTTGGACACGAACGATGGTGACACCTTGGTAACAAGGGACGCCATTAGGTCGGCGGACTTCTGTCCGTCAACATAGAATTGCTTTTCCCAAAGCATGTGCGCCATGGTTAGGCGAGTCAGCTTGGCTTCAGGAGATAGGGCAGTAACCTTCAGGCCGTGATGATTCTGGGCCATTTGGGCACCAGTAATATTTTGGCGATATACAGTACGATTTAGGCTAGACATTTTGTTTTCTTTAATTAATTAGAAGGTGACAAGAACAAACTTATTAGTAATGAGCAATTCCGACTAGCTCTGTCTGGGATTGAACCAGTTCATACTCTAAAGTGGTGAGTGAAGTAACTAATAATACGCTATGTCGTATTTAAAAACTGTGGGAACAAGGCGAAACAGAGCTTTTTACCGGCTTTACCAATTTGCCTACGGCCCTAATAAATATACTTAGTACATTTATTAGGGCCGGCGGGACTCGAACCCACATACAGTCATATCCAAAATGAAGTAACCGTTTCTAACACCACACAATATTAAGAAGCTGAGTAAAATTTATAAATAGTAGCCATTGCTGGCTGTTGAGCACCATGCTCAGTTTCGGGGCTTTGAGTACATAATACTCAAAGCCCCGAAACTTGGAGTTGAACCAAGAAGTAACTATCTATGTCGCTACAGCTAAAGTAAGTTCCTATCGAGATTATTCGATTCAGGACCGATAAGTGTTATTTTTGCTTGACCACTTATCTAGCTAGCGGTATTCCATTAGCTTTGCTTTATTTCATGCGTTTGTCAAGGTTCTTGTTTTTGTCCCAACTTTAAAGAGTTTATTATCTCCAAGGTTTTACAGGACAGTTCTATTATATGAAGTAACTGAATACCTCGCTACAATAGGAGCTTACTTTAGCTGGCTGATCTCTCAACCGATAAATCTATTATACGCTAATAACTTGGCGTATTCAAGTAAAAATTAATGGACCCACCTTAGGGAATCGAACCCCAATTTTAACGTTCGTAGCGTTGTGTAATAAATCCGTTATACGAAGGTGGGAATGTTTGGCAGCCGGTGTAGGAATCTAACCTACTTACCTTGGGTCAAAGCCAAGTATCTGATACAGTCGATTTACCGGCATTAGATGCGGCGATCGACTGCTGTCGCGATAAATCTTTCATTTTAGTTTATCCTTAATATCTTCTAGCTCGGCCAATATAAATGACGAGCAGGCTAGAATAATGAATACAGTTGCGGAGTGCAGCAACCCTTTTGTAACTAGCTAGCTAACGCTGAGCCTATTATAAAAATAAATCCTAGAGCTCTTTTCATACTTCGTTACGTGCCAGCTTTCTAGCAGAAATTTTATGTTTGCCAGCTTTGCGGCCACGGGCAAGGACTACCAATACGTTTCTTGCCTTCTTCAGTTTTATCGTGATCTTCATCATAAGGTTCCGCAAAAGCGTTGATAACTGGTTCGTACCAGTTACGTGGATACTTTTCTATTTTGATATCAGCAGTAATACCAGCATATAACCTATCAGGGTTAGGACTGCCTGGGTACTTTCGTCTAAACACATCCAAAGAGATTCCAGGCTCGCCCATAATCTCTTTGTATTCATCATCATATGTATTATACAATGCTTCCAGTTCAGCGATCAAGTCTTTAATTTTCATAGTATTTAATTAGTTGGCATAGTAACTCTATCGCCATGAGCTATTTGCGATACTGACTCATAAACTACAGTAGTTAGCGAGACGAATCCAGATCGAATAATAGTAATATGGTGCTCTATGTTAGAATCGAACTAACGCTCTCCTACATACCAAGTAGGGGCTTTTCCACTAAGCTAAAAGAGCATGAGAAATATTATGACAATTAGCACATAATATTTCTAAATTATCTATTTCGTTATTATTACGATCTTTGTCTTTATGATGAACTTCTAGGGCTAATCTATTAGAAAAACCACATTTTGTACAAATAGGTTTATAATGTCTAAAAGCTTTTTCTCTATAGGAAGCTCTACCATTACCATAATGTTCCGGCCTTATTTCTTCCATATATGTTTGTGCAGTATCTTTACACTGTCTACAGCAAAAATACTTACCAGACTTAGAATTATCTAGTTTAGATTTAGCTCTAAAGAAAGGTACCCCACAGTTATCACACTGTAATTCTACAGTTATACCTGTAAAGGCATTTCTACATTTAGCAGAACACGTATGTGTATTTACTAGTCTTTTTTGCCTACTAAATATAGTCTTACAAACTTCGCATTGAAGTTCTAAAAACATACGAGTTCTATTAGATGTATCCTTAGATACAAATTCTTTTATAATCATTTTTATCTCCAACTAGAAACTAATAAGCTAGCTGTTGAGTTGGCAACAGCGGGGGAGCTACCCTTTTCGCTTAATATGGTGGACCGTGGCGGTTACGATCCGCCTTTTTCTGCATGCAAAACAGAAGTAATACCCAGTATACGAACAGCCCTATAATTCTATACTACAAGCCCAATAATTAAGTATTCTTATGTCCTATTTAGGGGTCTGATGCTTTCATCCCATAGCGACTAGACAGTTATATCAGGGTAGTTCCTCGCCAGAACAGGCCCATAGGTGTTACGTCTAACACTCATACCCAAAAGAATACTTAATTATTAGTAGTATCTAAAGATATTTGCTCCAAGGGTAGGGATCGAACCTACGAAGGTAGTTAACCATATCTCGTTAACAGCGAGGACCATTACCACTCTGGCCACCTTGGAGCAAATATCTCTATTTGCAGTACTGATTTGCGGGTCGTACTATACCTCTTTCTTAGAATGGGCATGTAAAGTCCACCCTTTATTTTGATTTCTCTGGCCCTTTATAACTTCAGACATAGGGCCTGAGTTTAAATTATGTTTTCTACAAAACTCACGTATAGAGGTATCTATTTTTACTATTTCACCAGTAGGACTTTTTAGATATACTATATTGTTTTTAATATAGATAATATCAGAAGAAAATTTCTGTCTTACCCTCGACTCAGCAATTTTACGCATTTTTGCAAATTGTTGCGGGTATTCATCTTCCAACCACTTATGACTATCTCCTTTAGAGATAGTGTGCACAAAAGACGTAGGGACTCCGCACCTACTAGCTATTTGTTCGGCAGAATTAAAAGTATTGTATAATACAGCAAATACTTTTAATATTTGTCTTTTAGTATATTTGGATGCATTCGAATTAACACCCCAACCTACTTCGCCTGCCTCTACTATATTTAACCCAGCATTAATAGAATTAAATTCTTTTGTCCAAAAGATTTCTTTATCGTTTAATTCTGGTATACTACATTCTTCTAATATAGCTAGTCTGGGTATTCCATATAAATTATATGCATTCTGCACTTTATAGTTAGAATGCTTTAATTTTCTCATTTTTAGAATATGTTCTCTGTATCTATCTTCTATATTCTGAGACAGCCCAACATAAACTAAGTCTTCTTTCTCCCAATAAAGAGAGTATATTCCTATTGTCATAATTCTTCCTATATAAGAAAAGACTAGTCATTGATATAGGCAATGACAGGGGAGCTACCCTTTTCGTCTTATAGATGAGCGGCTAGTCGGTAACGATCCGACTCCTTAAGTTTGGAAGACTAACGTGCGTCCATAAACACCTTAGCCGCTAAAATAATGAGGGCGACAATTACCAGCGCAGTATCCTCAGTTCCGCGAAAAGTACGTCACCGCGCATGGGCTTATTCACAAGAACAAGTTCGATTTGAACTCTCATTCGCCGAAGCGACTTGATCCGGTCATCCTGCCTACGTATATTCGTTACCTTAAGTCTTTAATTAGTTGTAGGAGTCTCACCTACGCATAATGCTACCGCCTATGCTATTTATTGGTTGCGGAGCCTCAGAGTTGAACTGAGTATTTTCAGGTTATGAGCCTGCTGGATTGCCGTCTTCCTCGCCCGCAATAAATTTAATTCGTTAAGGGGTGATCTACGATAGTCGAAATCGTACTTACAAGGTTCACAGCCTTGCTCTCTTCCACTTGAGATAAGATCACGCCTTAGCGAACTAAGGGTTTTTAACGTCTAGAGATTAAAGTGAACTCGTAAAAAATACAAAATTAGCTCACTACACCGAACGAGGTTTTGATACTTGGATATCCTATACGTTGCATTAACGCTAGGCCCTTGAGATCGCCACTTACTCGCGTCACCTCTAACACACATAGTAGCCTATCCGGAGGTTGTCGGAAGCGCCAGCTAAAATGCTCGGTAATTCTTTGGTAGGACTGATTGGATTCGAACCAATAACTTACACCTTAAAAGGGTGATGCGATAACCCTTTCGCCACAATCCCACTGATTAGTAATCATTATACTTGAAATGCAGCACAAAATCAAGTTAATTTTTTTAATTGGTCTCCCATGAAGGATTCAAACCTTCCCCACTGCGCCCCAAACGCAGTATGCCATCAGGCAACACTTATGAGAGTTTAATCGTAGTAATTTCCAATGGGCCCAGAATTAAGCACAACGCCTTCTTCTAGATCCATATTAGCTAGAGCAATTTTTGCAGCGTGCCGATAAGCCCGCTCATCTGCTTTTACAATATCTTTTGCTCCGTCGTGTTTGCCTCTACGGCATTGGGAACACGAACAAGACTTGGGGGTACCTTTAGTATTAGTGGTCATGTATGCTCAACAATCTTAATAGGGGTAGCGTCAATAGCGCTACGACAGATATTACAAGGACACGCCCTCGCCGGGGAACCATCTTCAAGATACCTAAAAATAGCCATACGATAGGCTTTAGAAATGTCGCGGCAGCGAGTAATCGCATGAATTTCCGCGTGTAGGTAAATCTTACTGGGTTCCCCGGCACGACGAGCGTGATCCGCTTGAAGCGGGTGGGTCTTTACATAACTATTACTACCAACACTCAAAACCCGACCACGCTTATCATAAATGATAGCGGTCACGCCAAATCTCTTTTTAGTCATTCAAAATCTCACTGATTAGACAATATTATATACTGTCTAAGCGCTGAAATCAAGATCAAATATCGTAGACTACAACGTCGTAACGTGCAGCCTTCAAGATAATAGCTTCTACTTTATCCCATTCAAGTCCACCAAGCCCACAGCCAATACGTGGAATTGCTAAAGCAGCTCTGCCCGCTACCCAACCGTTCATGAAGGCGAAGCATTTAGCAATTGCTTCATACGAAGCGTATACCTTATCATCATTACCATAATACTGCTGAGTAATGCAGTTATAGATGATCTTACCGTCAATAGGAGTAGCTACAACAACTGAACCAAGTTCAAGCCCTGTACGCAAGTACGCCATACGATATGCAGTATATGCATCAGGGTATAGCCTACGAATTTCCTTAGCTACGCCAGAACCCATAACGCCTTGAGCATTACAGCCATGAGCAATATGAGCTTCTCTAGCTAAAGCTACGTTACCTTTTGTATATGTAATCATTTTATGTTAAGTTCCTAAAACCGTGGGCACATCCTTCGAAAGATGTATCTCACATGTATGTCCCATTGCTTACGTATATAGTCGGCTGCAGACCGTACATACTGCCATAGGGTAGGGAGTTTCGCGCGCGGTGTTTTTCCTATTAAACTAGCCCGCGGTTTTAGAAACGTAAGAGGATAGTCTAAGGCTTCAACTATCGTGCTAGAATTCGACCACCTAAGTCGTATAAGGTAACTTATACGGTTGGTTCTAGTTTTCGGGTCTCAACTCCGCTGTTCTTGGTACGAAAACCTGGGATCGAACCAGGATCTCACCGCTTAAGAGGCGGGACTCTAGCCATTTGAGTTATTTTCGTATTATTTGGTACCAGAGACGGGAATCGAACCCGTACGCCACAAGGACGGCGAATTTTAAGTCCGCAGAGGCTACCGTTACTCCACTCTGGCAATTATTCAATACTAAACTTATTACCCTTTTTCATGTTTTCTGTGGCGGAGAGATATTGTAGATTACTTAATACGTGTAAGCCACTTACGTTATTCCCTCTGAGGGGTAATATATGATCTACGTGATAACCTATAGGACAGTTTCTATAGAATTCGGCTATTAAGTCTAGTTCCGACCAGGAAGGGGTTCTTTGTACTATATAATACTTGTGGGATTTTGAAGCAGCTATATTACACGATTTACAAAAACTTGCAAGCCCATCTACTATTCTAGACGTATTAGAGTAATATTCGCTATGTGGCAATATTCTATTACATTGGCCACAACACTTATAGTTAATACACTTTAGTAACTCGTATTTCCAGGGGGTTAGACCACCTCCACTACCATATTCTTTATGCCTAGTACTAAAGGTAGGTATTAGTACCTCTTTAATTGCCTGTTTTACGGGATTGGTGGTATATCCTAAATATTCAGCAGCCTTATTAAGGGTACCGGCTACTAATAGCGCCTCTATTAGACTAAATACAGTTATACCTGGTAGACCTCTTATAGGTCTCTTTATTTTTTTATCGGGGTCCTCCCCGATTACTGTACATATTTTGTATACTAATTCTTCGATCATTTTTGAGTCCTCCATAATATAATTATACTATGGATGGATTCTAAAATCAATCTGAAAATTTGGTACCCCCGCCCGGATTCGAACCGGGAAAAACCGAGCTTCTAAGACTCGTAGCTGTGCCAATTTGCATAAGTCACAGGGGCATTATCCTTTGGTACCAACTCTTGGTTTCGATCCAAGTACAGCACGCTTATCAAGCGTGTACCCCCCATTCGGTCTAGCTGGCATTCGCTTATTCTTTGCATTAGAAGTGTCACACCCTAAAGCCTTAGCACGCTTCTTTATTCCGTTATCTGAATATCCAAACATATTACCTAAATCTCTCCAAGAAGTCTTAGGTATAAGTTCATCTAATAATTCTTTTGTTATCTTTGTATTTTTAATAGTTGTTACTGCGTAACATTTAGGAGAACAATATTGTATTTTGCAACTAATGGGTTGGAATTCTTTTTTACATGTTGGGCAAATAATCTTACTTAAATTATTTGGATTATGTATCTTACTATGCTCTGAGTTAGATAGTATTTCTAGATTATAAGGTTCATTATTTAACTTATTTTCATCAATATGATGAACATACTCTTCGCTTGTAACCCATCTCCCCAACTTAATACTTGCAACATGTCTGTGCAAATATACAGCGCCATCATCATAGGCTAAGGGGTGGCTATGATCTCTGAATATTACATAGCCAGCTTTTAGGCCCTTTAATGGGACTATTTCTTTAGTATACATACTCTTCCTATATAAGATAGGCTATACAGTGATATAGGCACTGTCAGGGGAGCTACCCTTTTCGCCTGTTGTGGTCCCTGCACTTGGAATCGAACCAAGATTGAAGCTCAATTATCTATTGAGTGCTTACTACGACTTTATAAGGGTCGCTCTTTACCAATATTAGCAATACAGGGTAATTCAAAACCTTTATAGGAAGCAACTAAGTGGTCGTGCTAGAAGCTGTAGAAAAGGGACCAACCAATTCTCAGCGGTCGTTATCGGACGTAGTTCAAGTACGTCGTATCCGTCCAGCCTTAATTACTTCGTATAAAGGTCCAGGTTACTCGGTCCTGGGCTAACTCAATAGAAAACGCCTGTTAGCAGCTTAAAGCGTGTCTTCCCCAATGCACCGTATCTTTCGACGGAATAGTCAGACATATTACCTACTCGCGTGTTAAAGACTTGCGACTGTCGGGACCAACCTGGTGTTTCACAGATTGACTAAATTTAATGTCGATAGTTAGACTGTTCCACCAGTTTTCTTTTTGAAGAGTTGTAAACTCAACTCTGGGTCTGTAGACGGTCACATATTACTGCCAGGACCGTGACCAGTCTTCCTGGGTATCGAAGCTACATTAAGATACTAGAGCGCTCATCCTCTAGTAAATATACCCGAGTGCGCCGCATTACTCGTTTTGCGTCTTGCGATCCGGCTAACATACTACGCCTTGTACCTCAGCGGTATGCTTGGTATTATCACATATCGAACAATTATTATATCAAGAAAGGCTTTGCGATTCAAGTTCGTTTTTTCGTACCCAATCATCAATCGCTATGATTACGTACTCTAGATAGTAGTCCTGTTCTTCGTCAGTTTCAAAGCAACCCTTCCACTCGTCGTTAGGAAACTCGTGGAAGTAAACTCGCTCAAGGAAAACATCAGGGCAAAAAGCCTGAAGCCAACCACCACGAAGCCTAATATATCCTACAAGCTTTCCATCCTTAAACACGTCGTACTGTTCAGGACACGCGATACAGGTTTTATACAGATTGTACCCGTGATAGGTCAATGACGGACCTCTACCATCGTCGTAGTAGTCCTCAGTTAGTTGTCTTGGAAACTCTTCTTTCATTACTATTCCTAATTATATTTTAGCAGGCACGGACCTCTTCTTTATCCGTACTTATCCTACCGAGCCAGCTGGACTGGTAGAGGTAAACTGCTAAAATATAATTGATCCATTGTGGGCAGGACTACGATACCTGCAAGCGTTATTTAGCTACGCCGACCCTATCGGGGGCCTATGTTTGCCATTTCATCACCACGGATCACTAGGTTCATGACTCCCAGCTACAGTTAAAGTTAATTACTCTCTAACTATAAGTTAGTATACTACCAGCTTTGTGGTCACTAGGCTTTATAACATTCTCTGCATAGCCTAAGTATACTAATTTATAGTTCCAGGTTACCGCGCGTCCTGGGGCTGGATTACCGCGTTAAACCAGCGGGTGAGCACTTCTTCGTACTTGCTATACGTCCCCTAGAGAACATCTAGAATAGCGCCCGGGGCAGGCGAGCCGTTTTGATCCTAAGTAACATGCTCATAACTCTTAGATTTAACTAATGGGCTCAACTAGGAAAGGTCTAACGTGCGCTGTAAGGCATGTCCACTGCCAATTGTTAGTCTCACTTATGTTGAATTGCCGGTAAAGGCACCCTATTCAACAGCCACATTCTGGTGGGCCCCCGAGGTTTCGATCCTCACGCAGCCAACCCGCCTTATATAGCAAGAGTTTTACAGACTCCCGGCAGGAAAGGGTCCCATTAAGTCTGAACACTATGCTGGCCAGCGTTAGAGTTAGCGATACAGATACCATCGGATCATGCTCTCACAAAGAACACAAATACGTGTGTCCTATAGGTGGCAGTGTTTCGTTTCTCTGCGTAAACTACTTCTAGTAGTATTCAGACTTAATGGTTTAGTCTCCCATTAAGGACAACTTTCACTCCACGAAGTCAGGGAGCAGCTTAATCAAGCCTAAGCAGTAACGGCTGTAGGATAGGAATGCTATGAGTTACACGTTCGATATAACATCTATGCGCTTGGCTTGTTTTCCCATCCGATATATCTATTATATAGATAAAGACCAATCAGATCAAGCCAGAATTTTTAGCGGTCTTGATAGCATCAGCATCTAGAGAGCACGAAACGCGGAACTTGTCGCGCCCCACTTCATCATAGAAACTATTAGCCATCTTTTCCAGTGCGTCAAACTTATCTTCTGGAAGCGAGTAGTATCGACTTAGAAAAGCCGATACTAGAAAGTCTTTTGTATATCCACTAGCCATACTATTTCTTTCCTATACGGTTAGCTAGAATCATCTTCATATGCTGGACGTATTCGTTGTGCCAACCATGCTTAAATTCCGGATGCTTTTCCTCGAAAGAAATAGCAGATTTAATCTGCTTAATAAGTTGCTTAGTAGTAAGCAAATTAACTTGGTTTAGTGTGGCTTGATTAATCATGCTGTTTCCCCCAATCGAATATCTATTATAGAACAATCAATTCGGGCCCGCAAGTCTCGTTTTCTAATCCTGCCCAATCAGTATCCTGCAGAAGACCTGCGGCTAAACAATACTGATTCCAGCCAGCCTTCCATTCTTCTTCGTCAGCATCAAGATGCACTACTTCTGGTAAGTCGTCGTTCCACCTAATGGTGGAACTTAACAACTCATCCCAGTTGAACGGCTTCTTCCACCGGAGGTCGTTTTGTACGTCTGGCATTGCGACGATCCTTTTCACGTTGCTTACGTTCTTCACGTTCTTCTGGGGTTTCTTTCATACGATTACCAATTTGTTAACTTCGACCACTGGACCGCCGGTTGACGACCAGAACTTGCCTGTAAAGGGCTCTGCGATAGTTAGAGCCGCATCTTCCATACCTTCATATGCTCTGTACCCAAAGGTATCCAGATTAATCTGGGGACCAATTTGTGTTGGCTTACGAACTGGAGTATGTCCTGAGAAAATAGTGGACAGATTACCAAAGTGTTCCATAGCCCTAAAGCTGTTCATCTGCACCACGTATTCCTCTATATCTTTAGCACTTAAATCGCGCCAAAAAATAAGTTCAAATAGCTTACGCCCCCAAAGAGGAAATGGACCATCGAAAGAAAACTCATTCATTAGTTCCGGCATACGCTGCGCAAGATCATTGTCGTTGATCGGCTCAACGTTATCAAACTCAGCATGTACTAGATGGAACTTGCGGCCGTCTGTCATATCAACAGTAGCTGCAAAAGGCAGATGCTGTACATGCTCAATGCACAAATCTTTAGTATCATACACGTCGTCACGAGTAAGGTAAATGTACCAATTCCCACCGTTAGCTAGCCACAGGCCCAAATCTTCTCCAGATAGCCCACGAAGCATCATGTCTTCATGATTCCCCATGATAGCGTGGAACCAAGGCTTACGTAGCAAACGTAGACAACCTATACTATCCGGCCCGCGATCTACAATGTCGCCTACGCTAAACAGGCGATCTGTTTGTTCGTTAAAATTAAGTTCCTTAAGCATGTGCTCAAGAATAGATAGGCTACCATGAAGGTCGCCAACCACGAAATCTCTTCCCTTAGTATTAGCAGGGAAATGCTTATGAAAATCATTCATTTTAATTGGTCCAGGGTCAAAAATTTTCCACTTGCTTATGTTATCCTAAAACTATATAATTATAGGATAACATAAGGAGGTTGAAAATGACATGTGGTATTTATATTTTGAGGTTTAAAGGTTCAGATAGTGTCTATATCGGACAAGCGGTAAATATAGAGCGTAGAATTAGTTCGCATAAAACAAAACTTAAGGGAGGAGCTTCTAGCATTAAGTTACAGGACGCATATAATAGGTACGGCCCATTTACCTATGAAATATTGACTGAATGTTTAGAACATGAATTAGATAACTTAGAGGAGCTAATGATTAGTAAATACGATTCCTATAATTCGGGTCTTAATAGTAGAAATAAAGTATGTAACGGTAAAGGGCTAGTAGGTGATAGTCATCCTGGCTCTAAATTTGATAACGATACAATTATAGAAATATTTTACTATCTTACCGAAATGCCAGAATTACTATATCAAGAAATAGCAGATATTACAGAGACTAATGTGTCTTTAGTTAGAGATATTAATCTAGGAAAACGCCATACTTGGTTATCTGATAAGTTTCCTGAAAAGTATACACAGCTTAATACCACCAATAGATTAGTTACTCGTAATACCATCGCAAAGGGTAAAGTATATCCCGCCATTATAAATAATAAAACGGGGGAAATTATTAGTAATATAACCAATATTAGTGAAATTGCTAGAGCCTATAACTTGAGTAATTCTCACCTTAACGAAGTATTAAATGGAAAGGCTAAAAGCACTAAAGGATGGAGCCTCGTAGTCGAATCGAACGACTAACTATTGCGATAGGAGCGCAGTACTCTATCCATTGAGTTAACGAGGCGTATACGTAATATTTGGCACGACTGATAGGATTCGAACCTACATTGACTCCACTTACTCTGCTACGCTTTAGAAGAGCGTTGAGGTACAGTCGTATTAATTCTGAAATTTAGTTAGCTCTTTAAGTAGCGTTTCTAGATACGTATATCTAGCCCTGGCCGTAGCATTTAGAGGATTTTCTTCTAGACGCTGATCCAGATATCGCAGCTGGTTCTCAATATCTTCTATACGGGACTTTACATCTTCAGGCATCAGAACCTACCAATAGTAGGATAGAACTGTTCTTGACTAGGATCGCAATAGAACTTCCAGTGTTCATGATTCTCGTCAAACGCTTCAATACTGTTGATAGTATAAGCACAGTCAAAAACTGCGTCTATACCGTCTTCTGCGTATTCTGCGTATTCTGCTTCCAGTTCGGCGTACTCATCGCTAAAAAGTTCACGCATGGTCGATTCCATGTGGTCTTCGGCAAGATAGTTTGCCTCGTCGGCGGTTTCAGCAACTACAACGACGTGCGATTCTCCACCACACCACTCAGAAGATTCGTAATTAATAAGCCAAAGCATTTTAGGGTCCGTAAGCTGTTAAACAAGTATTGCAAATATCTAGCCCATCTAAATCCTTCTTGAGCTGTTCCGGTTTGAGCCAGATGCCGCAAGATGTGCATTGCTTTAGATGAATTTCGACTTCAGAATGATATTCTATCATCAATTCACGACAGGCTTCAAGCACGGATTTATGCGTCTTGTATAGGACATAGTCTAGAGAATTAAGCTTTACCATAGATCTTCGCTAAACAACTCGCTACCAGCGTAGTCAGTAGGACTTGCAGCGGGGCGAATACGTAATTGCTTGTTAGACATTGCGTAGATTAAAGCAACTTCACGATCCACGAATTTCAGCTCGTCTGTGATAAACCCTTCTTTGCCAGCTACAATACCATTTTCCATCATTCCACGTATAACATGGTGATGCCTATTTGGCGGAGGTAACACGAACATGTGTTCACGATCCACATCTAGAACAGCTACGGCTTCAATCTTAGGATGCCTATTGTTATTCTTTCTAGGATTATTATAGGCCACTGGTTCAATTTTCACGTTTTCTTCTCTTCGCGTAGTTCTAGCTCTAAGGAGGCTAGAAGATTCCATATAATTTGTGCTTTGTGCAGCGTTCCGATCCCGCCCTTGCCGTTATCTAGCTTCTCACCTTGTCCAAGATAGATCAGATGACGCATTGCGGCCTCCATGTAGCGCTCGGGTCCGTTAGGAACATTGGCCCAACCATTGGGTGTATATTTTCTAGCACCTAATGTAGTAACTTCAGCTACCTTTTCTAGTGCATTGGCAAAGCCTGAGAAGAATAACCATGGCAACAATTTACCCGCATCTGCTTTCTTGCCTGGCTCGTTGAGTGATCCGCCCGTAGGGTCTGTTTCTAGTGGTGGCAATACAGTAGTTGCTATTGGTTTTAAATATGCTGGTATACTTAGATGATTGGAGCTATCATAAAAGCCGTCCGTATAATTCTTAGCGGTATTACCTACTGGGTTTACATGTACTTCTTCACTAGGCTCTACTGGTGGGAACGGCCAATCTTCTTTGCGACGTAACTTATTCATTTTCTTTTTCATGGTTGGTGGGTTGTTGCTAGAGTGATCCCCCGAGAAGGGGATCAGTCTAACATTGCATCAGACTCTTTACTAACCTATGCACCGAACAATCTGGTTATCTTCGACGGTTGGCTGCTTTCGCACTTGCATTATAGGATTTACTTTGCATTGTAGGACTAATAGGTGGCAGGTATTATGTTGATATTCTGGTCCGAGTCTTGTTTGTCACGGAGCATTTCTCTTATTCACATAACTCTTGTCGCCAGTCCGGGCACACTCACTAGAATGAGATTGCTTGCGCCCTTACACATCGAAACTCCCGCGGCTTCTAGACGTTGGGCATACATCGACGTTATAGTAGTTGAGTTGTTTCTTGGGTTCTATCCTCATTCGTGGTCAACACTAAACACCACGCTAAGTTTTTGGTATATATTTCTCGGCTACATTACTAGCAAAGTACAAAGCCATTGCGGCCGAGGTTTGGGTAAGATATATCTCTGGAGTAATTATCTTACATACTAGTAAAGTTATAGAGGTTACTATAATTATGCAGGTTAAGCCAAACTTCCTACTAGTAAACTTTGGGTCGGGTTCATCCATAACTATCCTTCATCAATAGCCTAGGAACCTTCTTTTTAGCTTTCATAGCTGCTAGAAGTTCGGAATTAATCTTCCTATAGGCTTCTGTATCTCCTGTACGGCGGGCATGCTCTAAGTACACTGGTAGTAGCACATCAATAATGAGCGTTTCTAATTGCCTAGTATAATCTTGCATTATTCCTCCATGATCTTTTTATATTATAGCATGTGGGCTATCGTCGCGCAAATATAAATTTTCGATACCTGAAAAACTTGCACTTGATTTGTTCCCCAAAACAGTCTATAATGTTTTATTAAACTATGGGAATGCAGTATATGCAAAATCTAATTAAAGAATTAAATGAGCCGGTTATTACCCCCAGTGGTATTAGAACTCCTACCGCAGTCATGTTACGCGCAGCTAAAGCAATTCAGCATTTAGCTGCGCTGAACGACTCTGCATCCCGTACATTACAACAATTACAAACTAGGGAGATGACGGTACTAGATACCTCGAACCCCCTGGAAGAGTATAGAAAGGTTATGAATGAAGAATACACTGCTAACTTTACTTGAAGTAGTTATTCAAGAGAACCAACTTACTGATCGTTCTAGGTTGTATTTGGATACAGTGGCCTCCCACATTACGCGCTTAGAGAAAATAGCTAATGAGCACTCAATTATTGGACTAGCTTCGCAACGTAAGCACGGGATGTGGAGGAATCTAAATCCCGCTGTGCATGGCAGATGGCTTACTAGCGAGGCTGATAGATTTCGACCATGCGCAAACTCATAGTTGCTACCGCTCTTGTCGCACTACCGCTATTTTCGGGGTGGGCGCAGAACGATCAAAAAATTACCTGGCTTGATCGAAAAGAATTGAAATGTTTAGTGGAGAATGTGTATCATGAAGCTCGTGGAGAACCTTTTGAAGGTCAGATTGCTGTGGCTAGAGTCACACTTAATCGTGTCGGGAAATGGGCTTCAACCGTTTGTGAGACAGTTTATCAACATGCTCAATTCTCTTGGACCACAAAGAAAGATAGAAGTATAAAGGATAAGCGAGCATATGCTGTAGCATGGCATGCTGCCTGGATGAGTAGAGACTACCCATTAGAAGCTACTCACTACCATACAACTAAAATTAGACCTAAATGGTCTAAATCTCTTAACAAGGTAACTCAAATTAACAATCATATATTTTATGAATAATAGGACTATATCATGAAGGATGGAGATTTTTGCTATCGTTGTGCCTATGTGGAGCGTAACAAGGATGGTACGGTTGCCCTACAACCGTACTGCTACAGAAAAGAGAGGGGTCATAGTAGGATCACGGGAGAGGCCATCTTTCCATTGGTGATCACTAGACGTACCACATGGAGAATATTCGGCGGGTGTAACGGTAAGAATGACTTTGTAAGGTATACACTAAATGAAATTGTGTAAAGATTGCAAACATTTTCACAACACTACTTTATTCAGAGCTATTTGTACACATCCATCCGTAAACCCACCTGAACCTGTCTATGGGAGATCACAACTTGTTTTATGTAGCCGAGCTAGGAGCGCAAATGGAAAGTGTGGAAAAGACGCCTATTACTTTAATAAGCTGTAGTAACTGTACTTATTACTATAAAGGATTGTGTAAATTATTCTCTGATAAATATGAAGGTAGGGTAGCAGCAGTTACCGCTAGAGTATCTGAGAATATGTGCAGCCAGACTGGAAAATATTATGAAGTTGTGTAAAGATTGTAAACATCTTACTACTCGTATATTGTTACGTCATAGTAGTCTGCGTGATATGTGTGAAAGGCCAATACCTAGAGAGTACCCGGACCTGATATACGGCAGTACCTATGTACCCTTGCAAGATACTTTTCCGCTAGAGGAGCGGACTACTTTATACGGCTGCGGACCTAATGGTAAATACTGGGAACCTACTCTGAAAAATAGAATTATTAACCTTTTTAAGAAAAATGATAACAGTTAAACCAAGTCCAATTCATGGCAACGGTGTATTTGCTACTGAAGATATACCTGCGGATACCAAGATCGGGGAGATGCATGGTAAGCGTATTACACTAGAAGAGGCTAGAAAAGTTGTGGATCCATATGTAATTTTACGTATATCGGACAATGTTTATCTAGATTTTTATGGCTCGCCAGATGAACTTATGTTTACTAATAGTAGTATAACACCAAATGCTAGGATGGAACTAAATCCCGAAGGCCATTTAGACTTCTATTCTAAACAGCCAATATCAAAAGACGAAGAAATTACCGTATGGTACCAACTAAGATGAAGATTCAACTATTAAGTGACATTCACGTCGAATTTTGGAGAGAAGATCAAGTTGAAAGGCTTGAGGCTCTCATTCGCCCAGCCGACGTACTAGTCGCCGCTGGCGACATTAACGTGGGGCGTACTAACACGCTCCAGACCCTAAAGATGCTTGCTCGGCACTACAAGCAGGTTCTGTATTGTCCAGGCAACCACGAGTACTACGGTGGTCTAGAGCTTAACGGCTTTAATATTGCCCATGAGTTCTCTAACAAGCTGCCCAGCAATGTGCGTATGCTTAACCCGGGTAGTATTGTGATCGATGACGTGGAATTCCACGGTGCCACGCTGTGGACAGACTTTGGTAGTCATCCTCATACTGAGCTAATGTACCAAAAGTTCATTCAAGACTACCGTCGTATTCCCGATGGTACGGCTTATAATCTTAGAAGTATCAACAAGCACCATACAGAGTATTTTAAGACGGCCTATGAGAATAGGGATCGTGATAAGAAGCAAGTATTCTTCAGTCACTTTGGTCCAGCCCAGGAATGTATTTCTGAACGCTGGAAAAATGTGGATGTGGCTTCTAGCATCTTAAACCAGTACTTTTTCTCTAGCCTGGGCGAGTGGTTAGCAACGCTAGATGACGCGACTTGGCTATTTGGTCATACTCACGATGCCGTGGATGTGACTGTAGGCCAGGTACGTTGCCTAGCGCGGCCAGTTGGCTACCCAGGCGAGTGTAAGGAACCCTATGAACCTCTGGTGATTGAACTATGACTGTACTACTAATATTTAAACTTTTTCTTACTGGGATTTTACAACAATGGTAAGTGCGATTACTATTGTTGCCCTGCCTATCCCTGTTTGCATGTAAGTAAAAAAGGTGGTATAAATGAACTCTAAGCTGTACGAGCTGATGCAAGAAGCAGGGTACGCGGCCCCTAACCTTGCTCCTAGGGCTGGTAAGCTAGTATACTTGGTACTAGAGCACTTATTAGACTATGCGAAGCCCAACAGCTATATCGCTGACGAAATTGCCGATTTACTGAGTGACAGGGCTGATCCTAGCTATTACCCGGTAGAAAAAATTATACCTTGACTTCGGCAGGGAAGTTGTGATATAATATATCTATAATGACAATAAATAGCCCTCCACCTACGGAGGGGTTCTCTTCAGAACGTCTAAACAACCACAAAACCACTGCGTTGTTTTGATTGTTTTGCACGTTCTAGAGAAACCACTCCGTAGAGTATTTTAATCAAGTGATCTAAACGCGGAGCGTATTTTTTTTTTTTAACCCCCAAATAATTTTTTACTAAGAAATAATCCGAATTTAACGGCTTTTTACCTTTAAGAGCCGCTCCGACTGACCCAATTTTTCCGGGATTTTAATGTATTCTAAGACTAAAGTATACAACACACGTATTTCTGATTTATCAAGTATTCCGCTTGAGCACTTGGGACGGGATTACCGTGATCTAGTGGCTGACAATCAAGAGCGACTAGCACAAGCTAAACAGGAGTTTCTAGCTAAACTAAAGCTACAGATTGATGCTAGCCACGGTGGTGAAGGGAGCTACGAAGGTGATTACTCAGAGTTTGATCTAGAAGGCCAGGTTGCGAATAGATTCGCAGGTTGGCCCGGCTTAGGGTCGGAACTGACTGCACTAGTGGAGAAGTTTGCCACAGACTATCAGCTGAAGAAGAATGCTGAGTGGTTCCTATCTCAGATGCTAGCAAAGATCGGCACTTTAGAACTGCGTAAGAACGACTCTGGCAAATACAGTGCCAAACACTTATTTCTAGACCACTTTAAGAGTAATGACACTATGATGGGTATGTGGCTACTGAGTAGGCACCCCACTAGGTCCACCTTCCTAGATAAGCAAACGGATATCAAACATCGTAATTACTGCTCACTAGTGCCTTTGATTATGAGTGCCTTTAAACGCTATCAGAACGTGCCTTACATGGACTGGGATCCTAGCGAGATTCACGGTATTACTGAGAAGGGACTAGCTGAGGTTATGACCTTGACTACGCTTCCAGAAGTTAGTGTAGATGAGGTACTAGCGATTCGTGATGAGAGTCTTAAGGTTAAGACAGGTAACGACGCTGGCACCTTACGTAGCGCCCTGACTACTTACTCACTGTATACTCCAGCTGGAACTGCGTTAAGTGGCACACCACTACTGCTTAGGATCATGATGTGCCAGACCTGGTGTGCTCACCCTAACAACCGTACTAAGTATATGATCCTAAACCCGTTGGACTGGGATAGTATGCCTGATCCCCTTATCACTATGGATCCTATTGCAAGTGGTAAAGCTTCTAAGTACACAGACGCGAATCTGCCATGGTAATGAAGTACACTCCTGAAGTAACTGCCAAACTGGTAACAGACTACCAAGCAGGTGCGTCAACCGAGGAGCTTGCAGCTCAATTAGACGTACCAGTACGCTCGGTAATTGCTAAATTATCCTCCCTAGGTGTTTACCAGAAGAAGTCCTACCTCAACAAACGCGGTGAGGTACCGATTAAGAAGGAAGAGTACATCGATAGGCTCGCCATATTACTTAACGTCAACATTGATCGACTAGAATCTCTAGAGAAAGTCAATAAAAACGTACTTAAGTTGTTAGAAGACGCTTTAACGGCTGATAAATGAAAAACGCCACCAAATTGTGAAATTTGGTGGCTTTTTAAATTTAAACTTGCAATTTTTTTGCCCCTAGGTTATAATATATTAACCGCACAGATTTTATGTTCGGCCCATTGGCCAGAGGACTTTTTCTCTAGGACCATCACTACAAGACTGAAGAATTGATACTGAGAGATCGGAATAACTTATTGAGAGTTACTGGTGGCTGTAAGCCTTAAATTAACTGCAAACTCGATCGAACCTATCCGGTGGGAAATGATACGTAAAGTATGGCCCCAGTGAATATTCTAGTAACTATAAAATAGCGCCTTATTAAATTACTCTAGCCTCGCAATCTGAGCCTTCGGCTCTTGCCTGCGCACCTGGGTTGGCTCACCCTCAAGCAGCACATAACTTCCTATACCTTGCTAGTTTATCAAACCTTCAAGGCCCTACCTCGCCCTCCAGTTTAGCTGTTGAGGGCTTTTGTCGTTTCTAAATTCTCTCTTGACAGTCAAGGTTTAGCACTGTAAAATTGGCGCCGCTATGCGGATTTGGGTGCCGCACGTAGAAAAGAGACTCGCGAATGAAAGCAGCCCCTGAGCATTTCTGCTGCAGGGGCTGTAAATCGTACCACCGATTTTGTTACTAGATACGTTGGAATAGTAAATTACTCGTACTAGCCAGGTGCAAGGGCCCTGGTGTCCCACCATATTGCTCGGGTGATCAAACCTCTGCTCAGGATTTTGCTAGAAATAATAGTTGGCTGTAGAGTCTTGCAAAACTATACATTCAAGGCAATAAATGCACACACGCGTACATTATTTCTAATAAGGGCTTCTCACCCTATTCGGCTTCTAAACTTCACCTCTACTGCTAGCGTCCGTACTGAGTAGGCTAACGCTCGTGTATCGCTACCTAGTCCCACGAGCAGGATATTAGGTCCTTGTGTTCACGGCACAGGCCGGCATTTATAGTGTGCACACTAACCATATTTATACTCTGGGTCGCGAGTAGATTTCGTACATACGCCAGCCGTAGCATCAATATGTATGAATATCCTGATCCTAGCTCCGGGCAGGTTGATCCTGGGAAGGATCAGGAGGCCTGCCTGGGGCCGCTAGGATTTCGTCCAACTTGCATGGACTCATCAGAGGAATGGTACCCTGTATGGGAATCGAACCCATCTGCACGACTTGAAAGGACGTTGACCTCAACCTGAAGTCGAACAGGGCAAAAATAGACTCAGTAGAAAACAGACTTGCTGAGTGACTAACGAGCTAGGCTGTGATCTGAGCTTCAATCACAATTAAGCTTTTATCCAGATACATACTGGTCTCAAACCACCCAAGTGAGCCTAGCATTAGTTTGTTGCCGATAGAACATTTGCTACCGAAGGTATAGAGCTGCTAGGCTCACTTGGAAAGTCTGTGAAGGGCTGACGATCGGCGATGCACTAGCCTCTGATCTGGCATCTTCCCGGCAATTAAGGACGCTTGCTATGTACAGATTGAGGAACCGTACTGCGCACCGCTGTCCACCCATATTAAATCTACGTGAGGGCTGACGCTCGGCCCTAGGTTTGTAGCTGCAGGCTACCTCTCTAGAATTCCCGGCAATTAAGGACGCTTACGAGGGCGTATCAACCCTACATACCGCTGTCCACCCATTATACTAGTATCACATCCAGCGCGACTTGCTGGCTACGCGCCCCTGCTATCGGGGCATAAAATGGCTGTGGCTTCAAGCCCATCCTGCTACGTTTGCCGATGGTCATGCGCCGGCCATACATTCATTATACAGGGATTTGAGCAGCGAATCAAGACAGAATTTTTAATGCTTCACGCTGGAGTCTGTCGCTGCTTTCCCATCCGATATATCTATTATATAGAAATCGGGGACACAAATCAAGTGAAAATTTTGGCAGGCTGTTCAGGCCTTGTTCATTTAACCAGCCGCCTGGCTGGCACCTGCCGTTAATCAAGCGGTGACTTCTTCGGTCAGCGACTTGATCTCAGCGTCGCGCGCTTCCAGCGCCTCGATCACTGCCTTCAGAGCCACACCGGTAGCCTTCTCCAGGCTTTCCAGCTGTTCTTCGCTACGGCCCACCAGGCCGGCGATCTTCGCGATCATTTCGCTCTTCAGCATATCGCGCTTGCCAGCTTCCTTAGCCTTGGAGACGTAAACCTTCTCCTTAGCCAGCTTGGCAACAATCGAACGAGTGGTCTTGCCGAACTTCTCGGCGAACGACTTGACGGTCTCGTCAGTCGGGGTAGCAACGTAGGCCTGCACCAGTTCGGTGGTTTGGGCTTCAGTGTAGTTCACGGTCTTTTCGGTAGCCATATATTCCCTTTCAAAGAAATATTATATAACACAACAGGTTGAGGATCAACAGAGAAATTCAGATGGTTACTGAGGGTAACTTCCAGGGTGTTTCCCCATCCGATATATCTATTATAGAGAAGAGAACCGCGGCAATCAAGAAAGAAATTTCGCCGCTATGTTGATGCATTCGATAATTTCGGATAGTTCCGCCCGCACGTTTTATGGTCGCGCTGGCTATGCTTTCCTTGATTCCCTAACGCATTTCATTATTATGCCCGATTACATAAAATTCTTCAAGAAAAAAAGTTTGATGGTTGCAGAGGCTGTGTTTTACGATTGAAAATTCTTACTTGACTGCCAAGGTTTACCACTGGTATAATTTGGCGCAAATCGCATCTGAGATTTTGCACTTGCCAAGATCTACCACTGGCGCCGCGCGAAAGCGTGCGCAATTTTGGTAGTGAAAAAAGTTAGTTAGTGCTCACTAACTTCCGAATAACCCTACAAGTTACAGGTTGTTACATATCGCCCCAGTTAGCGCTTACTAACAATGCGAACGAGAATGATTCGCATTCAGGCCTGCAAGCAAGAATCGTGCCAGTTGCGCAAAAACAACAGCGTGTAAGTGTTTGTAACAACGCTTGACGCGGGTGCCAAAATTATGGTATAATTTTGGCGCAAATTGTAACAACCTGTAAGTTACAGGTTGTTACAATTTAAAGTATTGAAAAACCCGATTATCTCGGGTTTTTCTAGTTATTCGGGAATATCTACCCAAAGGTCCACGCCTACGCCATAGTAACCATTACTGGAACCATAGAACCGAATATCGACATAACCTTTACAGGTAGCCAGTTTGTAAAAGGTCCACTCGCCATACTCAGTATCTGGATCATACTGCGTTTCCTCATTAGCGCGCAGAATCTCGCTATCCACCAGATCAGGCAGATCACCGACGATACTTTCAATGTATACATGCTCGCAACAATCTTGAATATGTTCCAAAGTGAAAACGCGGCCATCGGCATGAGTGAAGATAACCTTATCATCTTCAGCCACGACATTGGCAAACGTCAGGCCCAACAGAGCCGAAAAGGGTACATATTCACGCATCACAGAATCTCCGAGGGAAAGAAAAGGGAAAGATCATCGGCTTCAATAATACGCCAGCCGAAAGGGATTTCGGGATCATCAACGTCGAAAATGGTTTCGCCATCCTCGTCAGTTGACAAGCCGGAATTGTGCAAACCCTGAATTTCAGCGACTGGCAATTGCGGATTCATTTCGCTAGTATTGACCTGACCGATAACACGGTCAACTGGATATTCGTAAGGTGAAAGCATCATTTACTCCCAAGTGAAGCACCTATTCTAGCAGTCTGATGCGCCGCTAGAATAGGGGTTTCCCCCTATTGATTAATGATCCGCGATTACATCAGCCAGCGCGTACATATCTACGCCATCGGGCACCTTGATCGCATTGCCGAACATCAAATTGTCCAGCGCATGATATTCGCCCACCTTGGCACGAATCTTGCGTTCATACGGTGAAGCAACGGAAACGCCGACAGCCAGCATGCGTGAACCCTGAAACTCAGGCATGAAAGCAACGGTAACTGAGCCATCGGAACTAGTGACAATCGCACCACCCTGAGCAACGATTGTAGCCTTATGCACCTTGCGAGCTTCCTTTTGTTCCTTGGTAAGCTTGGAATTGGAGATCATATCGAACCTTTCAAGTTAGGGGCAGCAACATCGCCAACCCAGGAACACAGTATAAGCCAGAATCGCAGCCTGTGTGCATTGTTGACCAGATTGCAGGGCTATTTATATTTCTTGACACGGGCACGATTTTGATGGTATAATTAGCCTTTGTAACCAATTGTAACAAAATTTTGGCGCGCCAGCGCTTTCATTATAGCACGCGCAGCGTGCCGTGTCAAGCATTAAAGTGTAACAGTTTGTAACAGCGCGCGGCCAAAAAATAGCCGACTATATTAGTCGGCTATTCTACCGAATAGTTCAGTGTTGCGGATTTCCAACACCTACACGCATGCAATTAGCTTCCGAGTGCGTTGCCCGTTTTTGCAATAGGGGTTTCCCCCTATTGTCATTCGTCAGCGAAAACCGCTGCCAACTTGGCCAGCACCGCACCGCGCACCCGACCGATGCTCTTAGCATCCTCGGCAGTCAAGCCCGCGACTCGCACCAGCACCGCGATAGAATCCGGCTTTGCGGCCGTTTCCTCGGGAGTTTCCGCTTCAACTGGCACGGAATTTGCCAAAGCGGAAAACACCTTAACAAGTGCGGTCTTATTCGCCTTGGTCAACGATTCCGCATCGTTTTCGGACAGGCCCAGCACCTTAGCGATAGCATCGGCATGGGCATCCTTCTTGACAGGCTTTTCGCCAGTTTTGCTGACATATTCAGCCTTTTGGTAAACTTCCATCTTTGCCAGTTTGGCAACGATGCTCCGTGTAGTCTTACCAAACTTCGCAGCAAAAGTTGCCACGGTTTCCTTGGTAGGATTCGCAACATACGCCGCCTTGAGTTCGGACGCTTGCGCGTCAGTGTAATTCACAACCTTTTCAGTCTTCGCCATTTTCAATACTCCAGAAAAACTAGGAACAATCGGGGCTTTTGCGTTTTGCCGGTAGCACCGATAACCGTTGAAACTAGTATAACTCAGGTTTCAATTCCGAGTCAAGTGTAGGGTTTTTGCGTCCTTTGCTGCGTTGCGTAATCCAGAGACATAAATATAACAGACTTTCGCAGTCTGTGCGCATTGTTGAGTAATTCAGTCGGGTATTGCCCTACCCCGTAGGGTATATAGGGTACCCCGTAGGGTATCCGCCGCCGTACGTAACAGATGTAACAGTCGCTTGACGCGGCCCAATTTTACGTGGTAAAATTGGCGCCCGGGTACCCCCGGGGGTATAGTATCGAGATAATAAAAAAACCCGCCGGAGCGGGTTTGTGAAATTAACTCTTATCAATATCAGGATTATATAGTACCCCCACCGGGAAACCCATTTCTTGCATATAGGTCTTGAGTTTCTCGCAGATATCCTGAAATACGGCGTCGTGATGGTAGTCATTATTAAACTTATTATTCTCGACCATACTAGCGTGTACCAGTTCATGCAATATGGTATCACTCACCGAATATCCAGACATAAGGCATTCACTCAAGCAAATGGATATCTTGAAATACTGGATTTTGTTTTTGCGGTAAATGGTATAAGTTATTCCAGCGGTGTCCTTCATTTTCTTAGTAAACTTATTGACCAGAGTAACCCTCACGGGTATATTGATATTCAAAGCCTTACAGGCTGTGAGAATCATAGTACCAATATCCATCATATTATTTCACCTTGAAATGTTGGTTAACTTGATGGTGATTCCACGAATACGGAGTAATCTTATCTCGCCATTTTGCCTTTTTGGCAATATGCACCAGGGTCGGCAATTCATAACCGATAATATCCTCGATACTAGTATGGGGTTCATCGGTCAGAGTACCAGTGAGAAACCCCGTGACATTCTCGGCGGTAGTCGAATAAGTCATGTTTCCCTTATCAGTACGAGCATTGAAAAGGTGATTATTCAAAACAAATTCGCGGTATGCCTTAGTATTGCAGATATTGCCGATAGACGCAGCCCACAAGCAAAACCGCTTTTGAAAGATATCCAGTTCGATACCAGTATTGCGGCATTTACCCATATCGAAAGCCAGATTATAAGCGGTAAGTTCGGGGCTATACTTGGCATTTGCCTTATCAAGCCAGCGATTAATAGCATTAACTGAGGCAAGCATTCTAGACCCAGTATTCAGCATATTATTATAATTATCCATGCGACGCTGCACGCTATTAACAGACCAGATACCCGAAGCGGCTTTGTCGTAGAATAGAGAATCTACGCCGAAAACGGTATTAATCAAAACCGCACATTGAGAATATATATTGCCTTGCCGATCACAGATAACAGCGCCAAAATCGACAACCTTATCTGAAATACTAGTTTCAGTATCGACAATCAGAAAATACTGTTTTGCAGCCACGCTAGAAACTCCGTTGTTTAGGGAACCTGAGTGTACCACGTTTCCAGCCAGCCCGCGCAATGTCCTACTAAATCAGTCTGTCAAGCGTTATTACAAATTGTTACAACTCGCCCTGTTGCTGTTACAAACTGTTACACCTTGCCGCTTGACGCGGCCCAAAATTATATGCTATAATTTTGGCGCCCATATGTAACAGAATGTAACAGAGTATGGGCAAAATAATAGCCGCATATTGCGGCTATTATTTACTGTTCAAACGCCCATATAATATATTCGTTATATAGCCATTTAATAAAGAATACTGCTCCAAATACTGCGAGAATCGCAGTACAAACAACCAAGAAAATAACTAATGACATATTACATATCCCATTTAGGTAGTTTATCACAAACTACCTCAGACCATTCAAAATGAATATATTCGATAAGCCAGAAAAACATAGTCACAAAACCCCCCATAATGATAAATGGAAACTTGAGCACATTTTTAACAGTGCGCTTATCTCTTTTAAAATTGAGCATTTTCCACATATTAATGACCCTGTTTTGAAGGAATATAAACGCCACGGATTTGGAAATGATCGCAAACTGCTTTCAAGTATGAAGTATTATCTTCATAAAATACTGCGTCAGCCTTGCGAAACTGTTTCAGGTTAAAAAACTTTTGCAGGCCGTTGATTTTCAATTGACCGCCAGAAATAGTTTCACCTGCGCGACGACTAATGAAATAATCGGGTTTGCCGAGAATTTCATCGACAAACTGCCAATCTGCCGCGCCCATAACCCGCGCAGTGGCAATAATCACATATGTATTTTCATCGCGCAATTCTCTGCGATACTGTTCAGCCAATGGCAGCAAACCATCATCCATCGCGCGATATTCATTTGCACGCCAGTATTCCAGATCAATCTTTTCAATACCATTCACAGTAACTGTGCGATATCTGTGGGTTGAATCCACGATAGTGCCATCCATATCATAGATGGAAACCTTAGTAATTGCGGGCATTTAAGACCTTCCGTTGTTGAGTGACGATCTTAGCACGTTTCCAGCCAGTGTGCGCAATGTCCTACTAAATTGTGTGGTCAAGTGGTTTTACAAACTATTACATGTCAATAGGTGTTTACCCTTACCCCTACAAGTTACAGGTTGTTACAATTTTGGCGCGGATTTCTAATTTCTGGCACACGTCTTGCTTGGCCCCATAAACGCCTCACACGCCGAATCGTGCCGATTTTCGGGTTCAAGCCCCCCACCTATCGGCACAAAAAGATCGACGCCTTCTTAGGTATCCATAATTAATACACCGTAGGGTATCCATCTTCTTAGGTGGCCAGTGTACCCTACCACGTATGGTATATATGGGTACCCGTAGGGGTATACAGAAACCTGGCACGCTTCTTGCTTATGCTGTTACAAACTGTTACAACTTTTTTGTTGACGCGGCCCAAAATTATATGATATAATTTTGGCGCAAATTACCCGACTAAATCAGTCGGGTAATTTTGATTATCTGTGCATATATTTGCGATAACCCCAACACATATACACAATCAATACCCACAATAATGTGGTAAAAATGTATTCAGCCATTAATGAATATCCACGCGGTTAATTTCACGAATCATATACCCGGCAAACTTAATACGCAATTCGCGCCGAGTATTTGCGAATTGAATAATGCTGCGACCGTCAGCGAAAACAATCTCAAATAGTTTCATTTTCTTTCCCAGAGTTTATAACGTATCATCACGCCTAGAAACAAAAGATTCGCAAAATAGTTTGACAGTAAAGGCAAATCCATTTTGGGAATAACATAAATGATTGTCAGTATCTCACCCCCTAGCCACGCCAAAAGGAAAAACCAATTCAGCCCCCTAGAATGTCCATCCCGCATACATTGCCACGCTTGCGGTGCGCCGCATACTGCGAACAATAGGGAGCCAATCCAGCCGAGAATTTCAGTGTTCATCGCAGAAATAAATGATGATGATTGGAGCAAATGCGTAAACAACAACAATCAAGAATGTATATTGCAGCATATTAAATCAGCCTGAAAAATGCGACGATATTAGCAGCAAAGAATGCAAACGTGAAAATCGAATGATCCTCATTAATATATATTGCGACTAGCGAACTGCACAAAAACGCAATAATACCCGGCAGAATCAAACCAATGGCACAAAGCCATGCGCCAATTACCGCCAACAAACTAGGAAAGTTTTTCATTTTGCGCGACTCGCCACCCATTTAGTATTTTCAAAAGGATGGCATCTTTCTGGCAGGATACCCAGATCCTTTTGCATTACTGTTTTCCAGCCATTACCGTGCCCATTATCATCGTATTTAGTATAGGCAACCAAGTGGGCTAATTCGTGGGGTACTACCCAATTAATAAAAGATTCGCCATGCTCCAAAAGCAAATCATGGCTCAAATCAATATACTGGGGATTCTTCCAAGTAAATGCCCGCCCGCCAGTAGTTTTCAGCCGCTTATTGATGATAATGGCAGGGTAACGAATTTGAATATCGGGGTAAATCTTGCGCAACTTATCCCATACGATATTGCGACGAATATCTGCCAGTGCGATCAGGTGAGCCAGTGTCTGTGCCATACCGCGATTCTAGCGCATTTTCGGCCTATATGCTTATACCCCTTCAAGTTACAGGTTGTTACAACTTTCTGCTGTCAATAGGTAGTTACCCTATTGACGCGGCCCGATTTTCTATGATAAAATCGGCGCAAACTGTAAAACTTGTAACAACCTGTAAGTTACAGGTTGTTACATTTTCGGCGCCGCAAAAAGCCGACCAAATTGGTCGGCTTTTGTTACAGTGAATAGCCAGTGAAACCGTCAAAATCAATATCGCACGGCACGATAGTTAGAGAATTAAAGAATGCGCCATCACCAGAGCGCAACTCAGCACGTCGCATAACGCATTGCCGATACGTACCTCGCAAAATGGTCTTACCATTATGCAATAGTTTAAACATTCGACTATCTCCAGAATGTGAACAGGGTTTTCAGGGTAATCAACGCGCTACGCTTGACAGTGCGATGCACAACACGCGCAGGAGCAGGATCAGCCCAGGAGGGAGATGCCACGCGCCAACTGCTGGCCCGAGCATCCACGTTTTCGGCAAGCCGCAAGTTTGCCAGGTATTCGCTGCGGGTTTGTTTCGTGTCCATGCATCTAATATAGTATATGCTAGGTAACCACCTGTCCAGCGGTTTTACATTTCTTTACGTTGTAAATCTTTGTAACAGTGATTGACGCGGCCCATTTTACTATGGTAAAATGGCGCCCGCATACCCCCTAGGGGTATGCTATCCTTACTTCTTGTTGCTGCTACGGCGGGCCTTCAGATCGCGGCATTCTTGGGCACGCTTCGCAGCGTTACCGCTGTTCGCCTTACGCGCAGGGGCAGGCAGGGGGGCCAGACCGTGCGACACGCGGAACTCATTGATCTGCTTAAGGTTCATTCTCATTTCTCCTAGTGGTTAACCAACAACAATTGAAACACCAGTGCGCACGTCATGCAGTGTGATGCTAGAGCTGTCACATTGCAGGCGGGCCAAGTCACGGATGCTAGTGTACGAACTGGAGCCATACATCTTGAAGTCATCGCCACGCGCCCAGCCAGCGCGCATCGCTACCATGGTGGGATAGGTCTTGCCGTGGGCAGCAAGTAACAACAGAGGGGAAGAAACAGAGCGCAGTGCATACATGATGATCTCCTTAGTACTCCATGATTATCGCGCACAATTCGGGGTAGGTCAAGTCAAAGATGCGCATAATTGTCTCAGTGTCCAAGCCTTCAATGTATGCGCTCATAACTTCTTCTTGCATGATGGTCCTTAGAAGCCGAGGATGTACATCGCAACCATGCGATGATAGTGCGCATTCAGCATGTCCCATTGTGCGCGTGTAGTCTTAATGCTGCCGTTGGCAACAGCAGTGTGATACGCTTGCAGCTTGAAGAATGAAGACATGGCAAGTCCTTCCGTCAGGGTGAGGGTAGATGAAGAATCCATGTACCTAATATAGCGCATCCTAGTCCGTCTGTGTGTGCTTTTACAAACTGTTACATCTATGTACTGTACCTCGTAGGGTATGCCTATGTACTGTACCCCGTAGGGTATGCCTATGTACTGTACCCCGTAGGGTATGCTCATGTACTGTACCCCGTAGGGTATGCTCATGTACTGTACCCCGTAGGGTATGCAATGTTACAAATTAATACAATTTATTACAATCTGTTACATCTTACATGTTGTTACAGGTTGTTACAACTTTTTTATTGACGCGGGCCTAAATTGTGTGGTACAATTTAGGCGCAAATGTAACAACCTGTAAGTTACAGGTTGTTACATTTTCGGCGCGACTGCATACCCCGTAGGGTATGCTTGGATTACATGGCGATACTTGGTTGTATATCAGGCTACACAAATACGCAGGTTTTGTACAGTGCGAGTCAAAGACTTAAGCATGTTAGGGCCATAGGCTTTTGCTACATCTGCCGGCACCAACGTAGCGGCCAATTCTGCAACGGCTTGCGCAGTATAAAGATTACGGTCGCTAGAGGCAATAGCTTGCGTAATGGCCTTAGAAAATTCAACCTTAAAATCGAACATGGCAGCGGCCTTAGAGGGGAGGGGGTAGGATGAAGAATCCATATAAGTAATGTACACGATTTTAGCAGTGCGTGCGAATAACCCTACGAGTTACAGGTTGTTACATCTTTTGCGTGTCAATAGGTGTTAACCCTTATTGACAGCAATAACCCTACGAGTTACAGGTTGTTACAACTTTTTTCTTGCCGCGGCCCTAAATTGTATGGTACAATTTAGGGCCGCAAATATAACAACCTGTAAGTTACAGGTTGTTACATCTTTTGCGCGTCAATAGGTGTTAACCCTTATTGACAGCAATAACCCTACGAGTTACAGGTTGTTACATCTTTTGCGTGTCAATAGGTGTTAACCCTTATTGACAGCAATAACCCTACGAGTTACAGGTTGTTACAACTTTTTTCTTGCCGCGGCCCTAAATTGTATGGTACAATTTAGGGCCGCAAATATAACAACCTGTAAGTTACAGGTTGTTACATCTTTTGCGCGTCAATAGGTGTTAACCCTTATTGACAGCAATAACCCTACGAGTTACAGGTTGTTACATCTTTTGCGTGTCAATAGGTGTTAACCCTTATTGACAGCAATAACCCTACGAGTTACAGGTTGTTACATCTTACATGTTGTTACACAAGTTACAGACTGTTACAAATAGGGCCGGTTAGGAGACTAAAAATGTGTTATAATCTACAATACCCATCCTCCGGGCCTATTTTAGATTTTTATGACCAATACTTTCGGTGCCTATAGACTGACCAAGGCAGCCAGATGCCTACGGCATCAATCATCACACTTTCCCAGATCAATAAATATTATATCCTAATCAACCTCTACAGTCAAATCTAGATTCCATAGCCCAGAAAATTTTTGCACTTGCGCTACCCACCCACAAGCGCTATAATATAACATATTCGTACAACTATAATAAAATTATGAGCCTTCCAGTCACTACACCAGCGGAGACGCTAGATATAAGCCCAGAGGCACTAGAGGTAGCAAACGCTTACCTTCAATGCCAGGACGTCAAAGAGACCGCTGAAAATCTTGATATCACAGTCGAACTAGTTACACAAATACTAACTAGACGTGAGGTAAAGGCGTATATCGACCATGTGTTCATGAACATAGGCTTCAATAATCGGTTTAAGATTCACGCCGCAATGGACGCAGTACTTAAGCAGAAGTTTCAGGAGCTAGAAGAGTCCGGAATGGGATCAACCAAAGATATCGCCGAGCTTCTAGCTCTCAAGCATAAGATGACTATGGATGAGCTAAAGGCCCAGACTGAACTGGAAAAGCTGCGTCAGACGAATATCAAGAATCAAGTAAATGTACAGATTAACGACGGAGTCTCCGACGGTAGTAGGTATAGTCAATTAATCCAATCACTATTAGGCAATGTTCAACAAGGCACTTAAATATCTAACTAACAAGCGTCCAGAAAAAGCAATCCCTCTATTTATGAAATTGCTTAAAGATGGAGCTGAATACAAGGAAATCTACTTAAACCTAGGTTCCTGCTATAAAATGCTAGACAGAGATGACGATGCAATCGAAATGTATCTTCTAGCGGCTGATCCACAAGTACCCTTCACTAATAACAGCTTCGTAGATGAGTATCCTGAAGCTCTTAATAACCTAGGGTTAATGGCCGGCACGTATCAAGAAGATGATGTTTCGCTTATTTACTATCGTAGAGCTATAACTGCTAACCCTAAGTACTACGATGCTTATTGGAATATGGCGAATACTTTGCTGCGTAAATATTCTAGCCGCAAATATGACAATTTGAAGTTCTGTTGGGAGTTATACGAGAATAGATTCAAGCGTACTCTAGCTCCTGTAACTCTAAAGTCTCGCGCGCCAGTACTACATTGGACCGGCGAGAAAGTCGATACACTATGTATTCTAGCAGAACAAGGGATGGGGGATCAACTAATGTGGGGTCGGTACCTCCCATTAGCTGCTACGCGCTGCAATAAACTTTATGTACAGTGTAACGAGTCAATGAAGATATTCTTCTCCTCGTATAATACCTGTAGCGATCCTAGTGAAATTCCTGGTACTGTATACGGTATTGGGATGTGTAGCTTGGGCCGTATATTTAATCAAGGATTACCGATAGGAGAATGGCTAAGTGATAAATACGTTTCAAAAATACCAAATGGAAAACTGGATATTGGGGTTACCTGGTCTGGCAATCCTAACCATGCTAATGATAGGCATCGTTCTGTTAAATCCGAGTACTTTAGGCCTCTTGCAAAGTTTGGTACTCTATATACTCTTAACCCTACCGAGGCTGGCAGACTGGGTTTTATCGATCTAGCATCTTCGTGCTGGGCTGATACTATAGCGTCACTCGAGACGCTGGACTTAGTAATATGTGTGGATACCTCCATTGCGCACTTATGCGGTTCTCTAGGAAAGCCTTGCTGGCTACTGAATATGCGCAAGGACCCTGACTGGCGTTGGGGTGATGACTCGATGGGATTCGAAAATGTCTGGTATCCATCAGTACGCGTATTTAGGAATCCTGGAACATGGGATGTTGTATTTAAAAATGTGGAGATAGAACTTGAAAAGTTGTCAAACAGCCTACGGACCGTGTAAGTTCTATGGTAAGGATATGTTTATAGGTCGATCGCTGTATGCTTACGGCGAGTGGGGTGGAGAGGAAGCCTCGGTTATTGCTGATTTAGCAGTTTCAGGAGGTGGGTTGTCTTTAGACGTAGGAGCTAATATTGGCTTTATGTCTATGGCTATGCTAGCCGCCGGTTGCCGAGTTGTAGCCTTTGAGCCTCAACCAGCACTAGATAATCTACTACTAGATAACTGTACTAGAGAAGGTTGGGACTTCCTTAGCTTCCCAATCGCGCTCTCGGACTTTAACGGCAAATCCACTATGCCTAGGATCAGATATGGTGAAAAGGGTAACTACGGTGGTTTAGCACTTGGTCAAAGAAGCGAATTAGGGGTAATTGAAGTAGAATGCCGCACTTTAGACTCTTTAGAGCTTAGTCCCATAGGCTTCATTAAGATTGATGTTGAAGGCCATGAAGCCGCAGTATTGCGAGGTGCTAGGCAGACTATACTGCGTAACCGTCCTATAATGTATATCGAAGATGATCGCCCTGATAAGTCTTTACACTTACAAGAAATGATCAAAGGAATGGGTTATACTATTGAGCGCCATTATCCTAGACTCTTTAGAGAAAACAACTTTAATGGTAATAAGGTAAATATCTGGGATCAAGACTATTCATCTCATAACCTGATCTGTAGACCATGTTAACCGTTTCTAGACCCGATGTAGATACTGAGCTTATTACAGAGTACCATGCTGCGACTAGGTTCATAAAACTACCTATAATTCCATACCTGAAACTTCTGCCGATTACTGATCCAGAAACTCTAGAAAAAACAAATGCCCTAGACTGCCTAAATAGACCTCAGAAGGCATTGATCAACGCAATCAATAATCCTAAGTATAGGTTCGTATGTGCGGCGTTGTCTAGGCGTCTAGGTAAGACATTCATTGCAAATGTAATAGGTCAGCTTGTTAGTTTAGTACCTAATTGCAATGTACTAATTATGTCACCTAACTTTTCATTATCGTCTATTAGTTTCGAATCTCAGCGAAAGCTTATTAAGACCTTTGATCTAGAAGTAGCTCGTGATAACTTAAAAGATAAGATTATTGAACTGTCTAATGGTAGCACCATTAGAATGGGTTCCGTAGGAACAGTTGATAGCTGCGTCGGACGTTCCTATGACTTAATCATATTCGATGAAGCCGCTCTTAGTACCGGAGGTCTAGAAGCATTTAACGTGTCTCTACGTCCTACGCTAGATAAGCCAGGTGCAAAGGCTATCTTTATCTCCACTCCTCGTGGTAAGAATAACTGGTTTAGTGAATTCTTCCAGCGTGGATTTAGTGACGAATATCCTGCGTGGTGTTCTATTCAGGCTGACTATACTGAGAACGACAGAATGAAACCTTCTGACGTTGAAGAAGCTAGAAGTACCATGAGTAAGGCTGAATTCGAACAAGAATATAATGCTAACTTTAACGTGTACGAAGGCCAAATCTTCCAGATTGAAGCTGACCGTAACGTAGTGGAATCGTTTGAAGTACAGGATCGTTGTGAGTCTTTTGCTGGTCTTGACCCTGGATATAAAGACCCTACTGCATTCATACCAATTGTGTATGCTGAGTTAGAGGATTGTTTCTACATAGTTGACGAGTACCTAGAGTCAGAAAAGACCACCCCCGAACATGCAGAAAGTTTCAGAGAGCTCATAGAGAAGTGGAGCATAGACGCTATATTTATAGACCCAGCCGCCGCTCAGTTCGCCAGTGATTTAGCTTATATCCATGACATAGCTACGATCAAGGCGAAAAAAGATGTACTAGCCGGTATCGCTCTAGTACAAGGATTACTACAGCAAGGTAGACTTAAGATACTCTCGCACTGTACTAAAACGCTAGCCGCATTCGACCAGTATCAATGGGATAATCGAGAAACTCTCACCAAAGAAAAACCCGTACATACTCATAGTCACATACCTGACGCTGTAAGGTATGCATTAGTAACTTTTACATTATAAGGTATTTTATGGAACAAGTAATTACCATTAAAGCTACAGATGTAGCACTGGACCTAATTAACAAACGAGATACTGGAGCACCATTTGGATGGGTAACCTCCATTTTACAAAAAGTAGCTGCTAGAGTGCCAAAGACTGAGCAGGATTCTATTGTCGTATATGGACTAGACAAAGTTTATTTCAACTTTACACATACTCTTACCGCGGAAGAAGCGCAGAAAGAGTTTGAAAAAACTATTTCTGAAAAAGTCCAGCAATTGAAGTCTATGCTACCTAGAGAAGGTTTGGCCATGACTTCCGACGAAGTAGCAAAGATTAGAAAACTACTAGAATCTATATGATCTCAGGTATTTACAAGCTTACGTTCAAAAACGGCGATGAGTATATTGGTAAAAGCAACAACATAGAAAAACGCTGGGAAGAGCATAAGTCTAGTTTTTACAGAAACAAAGCTTCTGAAAAGATGATGAATGCGTTTCATACTCATGGGATGCCAGAGTTCTCAGTACTAATGGAAGCCCACAAGGATCATATAGATATTCTAGAAGCATACTATATTAGCTGCGAAAGGCCTTCCTTAAATAGTGTCATAGCTAAATGTATACACGACGATGACTTTGATCTGCTGATGGAAAATTGGGATCTATTAAAGTTATCCACTGTTGAGCACATTGAAACTATTGTTGATAGTAGAGACACTATGCAAGAGTGTGCTGACTTAATAGCTATTCAACGCGATCAAATCGAGGAGCTTCGAAAAGCTAGAACTAAAGAAGAGGTAGAAGCTTCTTGTTACTCCAAGTTGCAAGAAGAAATAGATACTTTATATGCGGAAGCAGAGGTAAATGATAAAACTATATCTAACTTAATTGCTAAATTAGATTATTTAGAATTACCTTGGTGGAAACGCCTGTTTCAAAAGCCGCCAGTTTAAAGCCTGGCGGCTTTTTTGTGCCCGGAAATTCTGAACTTGTACACTGCTATCTATGGTGTTATAATTGGTAGTGTTGAGATAACCACAGAAATTTTTATGGCAAAAAATACAGGTAATAATAGAATCCCAGTTAAATGGGTTCGTGATAAGGCTAAGGCTGCATACGATAAAAAAGACACTTGCTATATTTGTGGAACTAATCTTGATCTAGAACTACACCACACCCGTTCAATAACGGTCCTACTAGAGAACTGGGCTCATAGGAACCACTTCGATATTTCTACTGACGAAGGTATTTTAGCCGTCCGAGATCAGTTTATCGCCGAACATCACAAAGAGATTTATGATGACGTATTCACTCTATGTAATAGGCATCACGTAATGCTACATGGAATCTACGGCAAGAAACCTGCTTTGCACACGGCTGATAAACAAGTGATCTGGATTGAGAAACAAAAAGCTAAGATAGCTGGTGGAGAAATTAACGTAGTGTCTAATATAGGTCATAGTTTCTTTAGTGCATTTACGTAAGGAAAAATATGACTTGGTATAACCCAAAAACCTGGTTTAACACAACTGTAGAGAAGTTAAACCCGGCACAAGAAACAATCAGTTATGAGGCCGGGACTAATATCGGTTCCGATGCAAGTAGTAACTACATAGCGTCATTTAAGAACTTAGAGGCAGTAAATAGAGCTATCAGTATGATAGTTAATGGTTGCGCTAGCTTAGACTATGATGTTAAAGAGAAGACACATGACGGTACTGTCGCAGGAATTAGAAACAAGACATTATATAACTTATTAAATTTTAGACCTAATCCGTACCAGAGCGTACAGGCATTTAGAGCAGCGATTTTTACCGACTTTATAATGGAGGGCAATGCTTTCATTTATTATGATGGTGCTTTTATATACCATCTACCAGCAATAAATGTTCAAATTGTACCACATCCTAAAACCTTCGTAGATAAGTACACCTACAATAATACTACAGATTTCAGACCAGAGGAGATCGCGCACTTCCGAGATATTAGTGCAGATTCTATCTATAGAGGTGCTAGTCGACTAAAAGCGGCCGAAGGTAATATCAGAACACTATATAAGATGCAAGAGTTCCAAGGCGGCTTCTTCGAGAATGGAGCTGTATTTGGTCTAGCACTTACAACAGACAATACACTAAGTCAGGTAGCTAAAGATAAGACTATCTCTAATTGGCTACGCAACTATAATCCTAGAAACGGTGGCAAGAAGCCAGTGATTCTAGATAGTGGACTGAAACCGATGCAACTAGCGGGCCAGTCCACAACATTCAAAGATCTAGATTTTGATGTTAGTATTAAAACTCATAACGTCAAAATACTAGAAACCCTAGGCGTGCCACCAGTCCTCCTAGACGGAGGAAACCAGGCAAATATCGCCCCAAACTTAAGACTATTCTATCTAGAAACTGTAATGCCTATAGTCCGTAAGTATATTTCTGCTATGGAACTTATGACTGGGTATGACATTGATGCCGTAACCAGTAGCGTATCTGCACTGCAGCCTGATCTAAAAGACATCGCTGCGTATCACACCACCTTAGTAAATGGCGGTGTACTGACTCCCAACGAGGCAAGAGTCGAGTTAAGATACGAAAAGGATAAGGACCCGGAAAGTGATAAATTACGTGTACCTGCTAATATTGCTGGTTCGGCTGCAAATCCTAGTGTGGGTGGAAAACCTAAAACTCCTGCTACGGAACCGAAGCCGAAAACTTAGGTGGTATTGCTATAGAAGGGGAATACTACCAAGTGTAGTTAGGGTTACTGAACCAGGTGGACTATAAATAAGGAAATACAAGCAACCCCCATGTAAAAAATGGGGGTTGACTTTTATGCGCCTAACTAGTATAATAAGACAATGTAAAAATATACCTGGAAAAGGAGTATCGATGAATGACTATTAAAAATAAAGTATTTCATCTAAATAGTCAGTTCATCAAAGAACTCCCTAGTGCGGATGAACCTATTGATAGTATCTTTATTAGCGGATATGCTAGTACGACTGATGTAGATAGAACCGGCGATGTTATCCCAGCGACTGCTTGGGAAGCAGGTATGGCAAATTATCTAAAGAATCCTATTCTATTAGCTTACCATGATCACGACGATCCAATCGGTCGTATGGTTGAACATAAAGTAGACGCTAAGGGCCTATGGATAAAGGGTAGAATTTCTGCAGCCGCAGAAGTATTTAATCTAATTAAGGATGGTGTATTAACTGCATTTAGTGTCGGTTTCCGAGTACTAGACGCGGAATATAAACCAGATGTAGATTTATTTGTAATTAAAGAACTAGAACTGATTGAAATTTCAGTGGTATCCGTACCAATGAACCAAGAGACGTTGTTTAGTTTATCTAAGTCATTTAACAATGACGCTGAATGTAAGAGTTTTAAACTGCAGTTTGCACCCAAAAGCGAGTCAGCTAAAGGGCTAGAATCCTCTAAGGAAGCAAAAGGCACAACATTAAAGGAAATTGGAATGGATCCAAAAGAATTAGAACAAATGCTAGCGAATGCTGCCAAGTCCGCTGCCGAAGCTGTCCTAGCTGCACAAGCTACGGAAAAGGCTCTAGCCGACAAGAAAGCTGCTGAAGAAGCCGCAATGCAAGACCGTATCAACAAGGCAGTTGCTGCCGTAACTCCTTCTACCACTGGTGCTGAGAAGCTTCTAGCTGATGTAGAAAAGCGTATCGCTGAACAAGCTGATTCGCAAAAGAAGGCCCTAGAAGGTCTTGAAGCCGCTCTTAAAGAAAAGGCTGACGAACTAGCTGCCCTACAGAAGAGCAAGATGACTTTCACTGAAAATAAGTCTGGTGAGTCTTCTACTTATGAAGAACGTGAAAAGGCTGTTCTACTATCCAAGTTCACTGGTAAGTCAATTGAAGGTACCAAGTATGGTCGCCAACTAATTGAAAAGGCTGCTGTTGGTGGTAAGGATCCTTCACACATGGCTTCTACTACTTGGGAACTTGAAGTATCCCTAAACATGGAGGCCGAAATTCGTCGTCGTCTAGTTATTGCCCCTCTAATCCGCAATATTAATATGGCGACTAACGTTATGACTATGCCATTAAATCCAGAAGCTGGATATGGTACATGGGTAACTAACGCGCAGTTCGGTACTACAAACTCACCTGGTGCTGCTCAAACTCACCAAATGAAAGAAATTACTCTAAATAGCTACAAGTTAGCTACCACAGAGTATCTAATGTATGAAGAAGAAGAAGACTCATTGATTGTTCTTCTACCTATCGTACGGGATGCAATGGTACGTCGTGTTGCCAAGTCTGTTGAAAAGGCGATGGCTCGCGGAGCCGGCGCCGGTGCTGATCCAGTTAAGGGTCTAGCTCTATATGACGCTACTTCCGCTGTTCTAGTAACTAATACTGGTGCTGCTAGCGTAGCCTCCCTACGCGCTTTACGTAAGGACCTAGGTACATGGGGTCTAGAGCCCGATGGCGTAACGTTCCTAGTATCTAATGACGTTTACTACGATCTACTAGAAGATACTAGTTTCCAGACCATGGATAAGGTCGGTACTAAGGCTACTATTCTAACCGGCCAAATTGGTATGGTTGGTAATAGTCCAGTTCTAGTTTGCGCAGAGCTAGATAATAAGGCCGCAGGCGGTACTTCTAGTGCTACTACTAACTACGGTGCTATCGCTGTTGCTACTTCCAACTTCATCGTTGGTAACCAGCGCGGTCTACGTTTTGATACTCAAGACCTGGTTGAAACTCAACGTAAGGTTCTAGTAGCAAGTCTACGTACTGGTATGCAACAACTAACCACTAACGTTGGTGGTGGAGTTTCCGTACTACGTTGGAACTAATCTAACGATTAAGATAAGGGCTTCGGCCCTTATCTTTTATAAGGCCAGAGCCTTATAAAAGATAATAAGGAGATAGAATGGGACTTCCATTAATAACAAGAGCGGAATACAAGGCATATGTAGGAATTACTAGCCCTAATTCTGACACAGTTATTGATGCCCTGATTCCTAAAGTAAGCGAGTTAGTAAAAACCTACTGCCGCAGAACATTCGTTGATTACGTTAATGACGCTAAAGTGGAAACTACTAGTGGCGGTTACGGAGCAGAATTACTACTAGCCGAATATCCTATAATTTCGGTAACTGGTGTAGGGTATAGTACTGACTACGGTCAGAATTATACTGATCTAGTAGAGTTCACTGATTATGTAGTAGACGTAGAAAGAGGCAATATCATTGCTCTTTCCGCTAGTGGTGAATGGGACAAGTGCCTGAACGGGTATCAGGTGACCTATACTGCTGGGTACGAGACTCTACCTACAGACCTAAAGCTGGCTGTTATGGACCTAGTTACGTACTACATCAAAAATGATGCCTCTGTGCACAGCCCTAAAGCACCAGGTACTAACAGCGTACAGATAGAATACATTACTAGTTCCGCACTTCCAGCACATATTAAACGCGTGCTTGACCTATATAAAGCGAGCTGGGATTAAATATGTCAGTAGCTCCTTTCAGAAGTAGTATAGAGTCAGCATTTAGGAAAGATACTAGAAAGCTATCTTTAAATCTGAGACCCCATTTTGTACCTATAACCAAGAAGTCTCTGAGTATCACCTTGAAACACGTGTTTAACACCTTAAAAGAGGTAGAGACTCAGGGATATGGGCAAGCCTATAATATACACGCTATATATTCTGGATTAGTAAAATATATCAATACTAAATCTAATTTAAAGAATATAGATGTATTAAACCTGCCCGATAATTTTCTAGAGACCTTGGATACCGGATTTCCTTATGCAGTGTATTATGGTAATGAATTACAAGGTATTCTATTCAAGTCCTACGACAGAGCATACGATGGATTATTTAGAGAGTACTTAAATAAGGCACTACTACCATACTTTAGAGAATCCAGGTATGATAATACTAAAATTAGTAAGGGTGTAGACGTCGGACATATAATATATGGAGACGTAGCTAGTACACCTTTATATCAAAAACTAATAAACTTAAAACAGGCTATAGATCAAGGACTTTCGCTAGCTTCTGGTAATAACATTACCAATATTCAAAAAACAGTAGATGAAGCTATCGACAAGCTTAAATCAAAGTCTAGCTACGGCCGACGAATAGTAGCTACTTTTAAGAAAGATTTTGATAAATTCTTACTTAGTGTAAATGCTAATATAGTTATCATACAAGATAGGCTAGAAAACCAATATTTTTATGGTAACCAGATAGAAGGACAAATCGAAGCAGAAATTACTAGAGAATTGAAAAAACTTAATTTCTCTAATAATTTGTTACAAGAAATACACTCTAGAGCAGTGGCTTCTTTAACAGGTGTAAAAACTCCTGATACGAAAAAGGTGGTACAAGCTAAAGATATAACTCTAGCTAACAGAGTGAAGGTAACCTCAAAAACTACCAAAACTAAGACGACACCTTTTGTACCTAATAGTATGTCGCGGATTAGAACATCCTCGATAAACCTACTAGCGATCCTACAGGCGGGTATTAATAAGCAAGTAGCTAAGAACATGGGACAAGGAAACGAGCATAGAGTTCTAAACTATAGAACCGGACGTTTCGCAGAGTCTGTACAAGTGCAGCGCCTATCAGAATCAAGGCAGGGTATGATTACTGCATTTTACTCATATATGCGTAATCCTTATGGAACATTCTCCGAAGGTGGTAGACAACAACTTCCAAAGTCAAGAGACCCTAAGCTGTTGATATCGAAAAGTGTACGAGAATTAGCAGCACCAATCGTAGGTGCTAGAATGAGAGCGGTACTAGTTTAATATGACAATCGGAATTTATAGATTAATATTTAATGGTACAGATAAGACGTATATTGGACAATCTGTACGTATTGAAGTAAGATACCTAGAGCATTTACGTAGTATCAAAAATGGTAGTGCAAATACTAAGCTACTAGAAGCTAATAAATTATATGGTAAACCAGAATTAGATATTATACTAGAATGTCCTATAGAGGAACTAGACACTTGGGAAGATGAGGCTATAGAAATATTTAATTCTGTAGACAACGGATTTAATGTATATAGATATAGTAACCAGGTGCCTGAATATACTAATGAACTAGGTTATGGTAATAACAAATATTCTCAAGATCAAATAATTAATGTATTCAATTTATTAGTAGATAAGCCTGAGTTATCTTATAAGAGTATCTCGGATATAACTAATGTACCCGTAGATACAATCACTACAATTAGTAATTTAAAACAACATACTTGGTTATCCGAAGAGTTTCCAGTTAAGTATGGACAGTTAAAGCAATTATTAGGTACTAGAATAAAATCTTCTCGTAATATAGTTTCTGATAAACTATCCGCTAAAGCTCAAGGAATTACCTATCCTTTACTATTCGACCCATACGGTAATTCTTATATAGTAGAAAATGCCTATAAATTTGCAAGAGAACATAATTTAGCAGGTAATCATCTTACAGAAGTATTAAATGGGCATAGAAAGTCCCACAAGGGGTGGAAAATATGTCAAGACGTGTAAGTATAGTAAAAGCAATTGCTGAAAAATTAAAGATTATTGACGGAAACGAGCCATATAAGGTTAACCTATATGGTCAGGCTTCTGCCCGTTTAAAGTTCTGGGATGAATGTAATATGTTTCCGGTGGTCTTTGTAGTTACAGGATCGGAATCCAGAGAGTATATGCCAGCCGCATTTGCCTGGGGATATCTAAATGCTTCTATTAAAGTATACTGCAAGGGAGAAGATTCTCAAGCAGAACTAGAAGACCTATTAGAGGATGTGGAAAAGGTTTTAGATGGTACACTAGGTATTGTAGTATACGATACGACTAATAGCTATGAAACCTCCGAAATATCAATTACATCAATTACAACAGATGAGGGCTTATTAGCTCCCTACGCAGTAGGAGAAATAAACATCCTTATACGCTATCAAATAATGAAATGAGATTTCGTACCTCTTAGTACGGAGAAATAGTGTTCGAATGCCAATACAGATAATAATCTAGTTAGAGTACTAGAACACATAGAAATAAAGGAAAAAGGATGGCAACATTCAATCTGGTACGTAATAGTAGAGTTTTCTTCTCTACAAACGTAGATGCTTCTACTGGTGTATTAGCCGCTACTGCATTTACTACAGCTAATACTCAAGAATTACAAGTTCTTGATGGATTTAGCTTTTCTCAACAAAGTAACGCTGATGCTGTACAAATTAGTGAAGCAGGTAGCACTCCTGTTCGTGGACAGCGCTCATTCAATACAAGTTTAAATAACGTAGAAATTACTTTCTCAACTTACCTACGCCCCCACAAGCCCGTAGCGGCAGTTAACGCCGAAGAGTCAGTATTATGGAATGCCCTATTAGGTGACCAGCCTTTAGCTACTTCCGTAACTCTTGGTGGAACACCTTCTACTGCGACATACGCTACTGGTACAGGTATTCTGACCATTGGCGGAGCGGCAATGACTTACGCTGGTATCTCCGTTGGAGATATTATTACTATTTCTGGCCTTGGTGGAGCTTCAGCGTCCCGTGCTAATGTACCAGGAAAAGTACTTACACTAGGCGCTGCCGCTATTACTGTACAGTTACTAGGTGGTACTACTGCAGCTATGACTTTAACTGCTGGTGTAGGTGTTAAATTTAACAAGTCAGCTTGGGTTGATAATGCGGCAGTTGCAGCAGATACAGAACCTGGTGTGGGTAATGTTCCATATGGTCAAGTTACAACTGCCATGTCTAACAAGAACCAGCTACAAAAATTCGGTCTAATTATCAAGGTAGACGGTATTACCTATGCTATTGATAACTGTGCTATGGACCAGGCAAGTATCGACTTTAACTTAGACGGTATTGCTATGGTTTCCTGGACCGCTAAGGGTACTGCTATTCGTGAACGCGCTGTTTCTTGGTCTACTGCTGCTGATCCTGTACTAACGGGCGATCTAGCGGGTACATTGAAGGGCAAGAACACTGCTGCTAACTATATTACCAACAAGCTATCTACAATTACGCTAAACGCTGAAATCGGCGGAGGTGGCTCTGCTTACACGCTAGCCCTAACTGGCGGTAATATTACCATTGCTAACAACATCACTTATGTTGTTCCAGCAAATCTAGGTACTGTAAACTTACCTATTGGCTATTTCACTGGTACACGTTCTGTATCTGGTAGCGTAAATGCTTACCTACGTACAGGTAGTTCTAATACTGCAGGTTTACTAAGCACTATGCTTACGAATGCTGCTACAAGTGCTGAAACTAAGTACTCTCTAAATATTGCTATCGGTGGAAGTGCTAACGCTATTCGTGTTGAAACATTCATCTTCGGTGCTATGTTACAGATTCCAACTATCGACGCTCAAGCAGTTATGAGCACCACTATTAACTTTACCGCTCAAGGTACTGATTACTTAGGCGGTTCATCTGCTGGCTTCGACCTAGAAAATACTAACGATCTACGTATCCGTTACTTCTCTAGTTAATAGTTTTATGGTCCGCGGCTTGATCACCGCGGGCTCTTTTTCCTCCACATTACAGAATAAATAAGGATAATAATCCATGTCAGAAACGCTATCCCTAAAGTCCCTTCTAGTTCCATCAAAGAATGTAGAAGTGGAGTTTCCAGGCTTCGAAGGTTTTAAGATTAATCTTAACTTTCTATCTCGCGAAACTCTAGTAAGTATTCGTAAGAAATCTACTAAGACTACGTTTAAGAACCGTCAACCTATTGAAGAACTAGATGACAAGCTATTCCTGAAGCTATACGTAGCTGCAGCGATCAAAGGCTGGTCAGGTTTCAAGTATAAATACTTGAATGAACTAGCTCCTGCTAACATTACCGAAGCTGACTATAATAAGGAAGTTCCTTATTCAGAAGAAAACGCTTTAGCACTAATGGAAGCATCTTCTAACTTCGACGGATTCATTAGCGAGACAGTATCTGATTTAGCGTCTTTTACGAAGAACAGTACTCAGGTATAAGTGCCCAGCTAAAATCTTTCTATCATAATGCGCAAGTAGGCATGACCAAAGATGCGTATTATGAAATGTGCGAGATGCTAGGTTCAGCGCCTATAGAATCAGAAGTCCCTGTTGAGTACGACGATTTGCTGGTAGAAGTTCAAGAAGCCTTGGATATCTATCATAAATTAAAAGATGAATGGGATACGATGAATGGTAACTACTTAGGTAAAAGTTACGCCGGTATAGGCGACATACTAGATATACTAGAAGTACCTAAGGAAGATAGAAAGACTTTATTTAGTCTAATTGGCTTGATTGACAGACACAGGTCAGAAGCTATTGCGGCTAACAAGCCTAAGCCTACTAACAAGTAGTAAGAAGCCCCTCTCGAAAGAGCAGGGGCTTCTTTTTTGTCTAAAAAAATTTTGGGCCTTGACATAAGGTGGCATACCTGATATAATTAGGGGATCATGAAATAGTGTACCTAAAATCTAGGGACCTAGGGATGGAGAAAATATGGCAGATACATCTAGCAAACATAATATTCTAGTAACCGACAACGGTTCCCTAAAGAATGTTAATAAGAGCGCTACTGAATTAAAGAATACACTAGATGCAGCAGGTACAGCTGCAGAGCGCACTACGGCTAAAGTAAAGAAAGCCAGTGCGCCTACTCCTGTGGCAGCGGCACGTGCCGCCAGGGACGCAGGAGGTCAAGCCGCCGAAGACTCTGGCACTGCCAGAGGCATCGGGGGATTGACTGGTGCTGCGGGCCGAGACTTTGCGAAGCAATCGCAAGGTCTAGGTGGTTTAGTTCGTCTATACGCTACGTTTGCCGCTAATATCTTCGCCGCAACCGCTGCGTTTGGTGCGCTGAGTCGTGCTGCGGATACAACTAATATGGTCAAGGGTCTTGACCAATTGGGTGCTGCTTCAGGAAAGAATCTAAGTTTACTAGCTAAGCAGGTTACCCTAGCTGCTGATGGAGCTATTTCTCTAAGAGAGTCCCTAGAAGTAGTTGCTAAAGCTAGTGCTGCCGGTATGAGTAATAAGCAGATTGAGGACATGGCTGAGTCAGCGAAGAAAGCTTCTCAGGCGTTAGGTGTAAATATGTCCGACGCTATTAGTCGTTTAACACGTGGCATTTCCAAATTAGAGCCTGAACTATTAGACGAATTAGGATTATTTACTAAGGTTGATAAATCTACCCAAGACTATGCTAGATCCATTGGTAAGGCTGTTACCTCATTAAGTGATTTTGAGCGTAGGCAAGCGTTTGCTAATGCTGTACTGGATGAAGCAAAACAGAAATTTTCCGCCATTGATATTCCCGCAAATCCTTATACTAAATTACTAGCAAATCTGCAAAACGTAGCCTTTGCAGGATTAGAGTTAGTTAACAAAGTACTAGGTCCTATTGCTAAGGTATTGGCAGATTCTCCTACTGCCCTAGCTACAGCTATGGCTTATATTGGGGCCATTTTATTAAAGACAGCTATTCCTGCTATTGGTATGTGGAAGGAAGGACTAAAAGCCTCTGCGGATGAAGCAAGAAAAACAGCTAAAGCATTCAGGGAATCTTTCAACGACGAATTCCAGCAGCGTATGGAAGCAAGATTTAGCATTCCTGATATCAAGAAGAAGTTAGATGCTGCGGCTCTTGAAGTAGCCAAGAATCAGGCGAAAATTAATGCTATCACTGTACCGCCTAAATTAGCTTCAGCTAATGCTTTAGCGGCGGGGGATACCTCCACAAAAACCATAAATAACGTTACCAGAGCCCTAGAAAAAAGACAGGCACAGCTAGAGGCTGAAAGAGTAACAAGTGGCACTCTAAAAGCAGAAACAAAAGCACGACTAGAGCAAGAAACTGCATCATTAGAAAAACTATTAGTTCTAAGGAAGAAGGGTGTATTGTTAAAGCAGGAGGAGCTACTGCAGGAGAAGGTTTTAGCCTCCGCTCGCGCATCGCTACAAGACCAGGCAGATAAGCCTCTGAGAAGAACTGACACCGAAATGATAGCCCAGAGAAGGCTAGAGAGACTAGAAAAGTCTGCTACTAAAGGTAATCTTGTGGCCACCGCGGCAACTAATGCCACTATTATCGGCGTTAGAAATAGCATGGCGGCCTTAAATAAAGAAATCACAGATAACGGACTAAAAGGCTGGGATAAGTGGAGTACAGTAGCTAAAGGCGGAATCGCCGCAGTATCGGCCCGAGTTATGGGTATCCTAGGGTCTCTTGGTAATGTTGGAATGGCCGTAGGTATTGCAGTAGGCGCTTTCCAACTACTAGATACTTGGCTGTCTAAGAATACTAAGCAGTTAGAAGCTCTATCCAATGCTATGGAAACTGTTAATACTGCAGCTACTACTGTAACTAGCACCTTAAATAACCTAAGTGCTAGAAGCGACTTTGGTATATCAGTGCAGGGTATTCAAGCCAGGGCTACCGCGTTCTCTGAACTAACCGATTCTTTAGCCCCCTTATCTAGAAAGTTAAAAGAGGCCCAGGAAGCAGGAGATAACTGGTGGGATGCTAGTATTAACTGGATCAAGAAGGCAGCCGATAAAGATTTGCAAAGTACGTACGTAGATACTATTAGTAATGCTGTAATGGCAGGTCTTAGAGTCATAGATGACCCCACTCTTAAAGCGGAAGCTGAGAGAAATATACGCAGTTTATTTACTGGAATGGGTACTATTAGTAAAGATTCGCTAAAAGCAGCTCTTAACGCTTCCGGAGATATAGACAGTATTTTACCAAAGGTAGAAAGTTTAATAGGTAAGTTAAAAACTGCTAGTAATACCATGAGCGCGAGCGCTCAGAAAGTACAGTCATTTGGTACTACTATGACCGATGCTAGTAAAGCCTTCGATGAATTTACTGTAAGTCTTAATAACTCTGATCCTTTATCCAAACTAGCTAATCAAACTATTAGCGCAGGATTTGCACTTAGAGATACTTTTAAAGATGTTAATAGTGGGCTGGCTTCGCTAATATCCATTGGTACTGATGCCTCTAAGTTGCGCTTTCTTCCAGTTAATGCACAGAAAGAATTATTAGCAGTACTACCTCAATTAGAGTACTTCCAAAAGTCTATTGGTCAACAGCAACAAGTAGTTGTTGCAACCTCCTCTGCTATTCAAGATTATACTGATAAGATAGCGGAGTTACGAAAAACAGCATCTTCTCCTTTCTCTGGTCTTGCAGAAAGTAATTCTGCTACTGAACAAGCCAACGCTTTGGAAAAGGGTGTACTCGCACAATTAAAGCTAAGAGAAAAACAGGCTCAGCGCGATCTAGAAGTTGCTAGGTCTATTGCTGCGGATCTAATTGATAGTCATAAAAAAGCTGCTAAGATTATGGTGGACGCAGGAGTTGTTTGGGCAGAGAAGGCCTTAACTACTGCTCAAGCCATTGCCAATATAAACTATTTAAAGACGGCAACTTCTACTATGTCAGGAGTTGGTACCTCGCAGGTACAGACGGATTTAGCAAAAAGAAGTATAGACGTACAACTTCAATCTATTACTGCAATGGAAAATCTAACCTTTGCAACTAATAGGACTGCACTAGTGATGCAAGAGGCTGAACTTTCTAGAAAGCTGAAAGAAGGTACTCCCGTAGAACAAGCTACCGCTAGAGCTACATTGCCCACCGTACAAGCAGGATTACAGCTAATTACTACCAAGAACTCCTCCGATCTAGTAAGAATATTCAATACTCTACCGGATGAATTAAAGGCTGCATTAGAGCCTTTCTATAAATCGGCTATTGGTAATGCTACACAGAGGGCCAAACTGTCTGGAGAGAAAGCTAGTTTAGATAAGCAGAATGAAATTACTCAAGCTAAAGAGCTAGCCGACCTGGAGCAGCGACGTAACCAGTTCGCTTCCAATTTAAAGGCACTAGAAGTAGAAAAAGCAAAACTAGTAGCTTCACAAGGAGCTGAATTATCAGAAACCTTGCGTGCTGAGTTAGAACTAGTAGAGTTATCCAAACTTAGACTTGATAGTAAAAATGCAATTGCTGCAGCGACTAAAGATGTAACTGATCAAGAAAAAGTTGTAGCAGAACTAACCAAAGCGGGAAAGGCCATAACAAAGGAATCTCTAGCAGCTTCCCAGGCTAATCTAACAATGCGTAAGGAAATTCTTGAGGCAGTTCAGAAAGAGAATAGTGCCAGAGAAGAGAGCCTATTACTTCAACAAAAATTGGCTAGAATTGAAGATAAGTACTCCTCCGAGGCAAAGGCTAATACATTCAGTAGAGATCGTGCTGCGCTGGATATAGCGAGAGAAGAACTAGATATACTAGAGAAAACTAAAGCACTACAGTTTAAATCTAAGATTGGGTCCATTGATCCCAATAGTATAACTATGCAACAGGCACAGTTAGACATACTAAACAATGAGTTAGATACTAGAAAAGCTATTGCAACCCTGGAAAATACAAATACTGATAAAATATTAGAAATTAATAAAACAAAAGAAAAGAGACTGGTTGGTGCCGCTACTGATACGCAAAAAGCAGAAATCGAAAGAGCAGCTAATCTAGAAATTGAAAAAGCTAACAAACTTATGACTGACGGTATAGCTATTCAAAATGCCAAGCTGGAAATTCAGAATAAATACCTAACACTGTTGGCTGCAGAGGAAGTACTACAAAATAGCATTAAAGGTATTACCGAAAGCTTAGTAGCTCTATTTGGAGAATCAGGTAAAGCTTTAGGAGATACATTGACCAGTATGGTTAAGGTTGCAGCAGTATTAGAGGAGCACGTATCTAGTAAGCTCGAGGCCGAGAAAAAATATAATGATGATAAGAATAAGATAACTAAGGATGCCACTCTTAGCGAAGTTGCTAAGATGAATCAGATTGATAAGATAGAAAAACAATACGCTAAAGATTCTAAGGCTAGAGAAATGGCTACAGCTCTATATGCTACTGAAGCTATTGGTCAGGTAGCAGGCTCCGCCAAGAAAATGTTTAAGGAAAGAACAGCAGGATACAAAGCACTAGAAGCTGTAGAAAAGATTGGACATGCAGCTGCTTTAGTACGTAATATACAAGCTATAGCCTCTACAGTTGCTACTATATTTCCAAATATGGCAGCAGGCGTATCTAGTTTATTTGCGCAAGGTGGCTGGGCCGGTTTTGCAGGTGCCGCTGCCTTTATAGCATTAATGGCTAGTATGGGATACAGCGGTGGCAAAGCATCCATGCCCAACGGATTCACAGCCGAATCTCAGCAAAAGGTACAAGGCACTGGCCAGATGTATCAGGACGGCCAGCTAGTAAATCGCGGAGGCGGTGCACTAGGTGATAATACTGCTAAGGCCAACTCATTAAATAACGCTATTGACAAAATCGAAGAACATAGCTTCTCCACTATGGAATACTCTAACTACATGTTAGACAATCTAAAGAGTATTAAGAAAAATACTGAAGGCTTATCAGCAATGATACTTCAGTCTGGACTAAATACTCGTGGGTTAGATGTAAATGGTGAAGTAGTTACTGGTATAGGTCCCCGCAAAACCGACATGATGACTAAAATCGGAGACATTTTAAGCGGCTCCCAATTACTTGGGGCTCTAGGTTTAGGCAATACCGGAATAGGTAAATACCTAGATAAACTAAATACTAGCATCTGGGGAGGAAAGACTAAAACAGAGATACTAGACCTAGGTATTACCTTCTCGGGTAGTATTAACGGCTTAGTAAAATCCCTAGAGGAAGGCGGAAAGGGGCTAAATGCTATCTATCAGAACGTAAAAACTACGGTATCTGGTGGATGGTTCCGAAGCGATAAGACAAATATAACTACTCAATTCCAAGAACTTGAGGCTATTCAGGCGGAAGCTTTTGGTAGTATATTCAAAAGTATTGGAGATACTGTAGCTTCAGCGGCGGAAGCATTAGGTAAAGATCCAAAGATTACTACTTCTATAATGGATAGTTTTGAAGTAGTATTTAAGACCAGCTTTGAAGGTTTAAAACCTGAGGAAGTAACTGGAGCTCTAGAAGCCGAATTTAGTAATACTTTCAATCAGTTAGCCGAAAAGGTGCTGCCAGAATTCCAGAAGTTCAGGAAGCCAGGCGAAGAGTTTGGAGATACTATTGTAAGGCTAGCACGTGATGTGCAGGTATCAGCATTAGTACTAGAAGCTTCTGGTATGGCCATTAGTAATATAGCTATGGCACTAGGACAAGGCGAAAGCATTCAGGAAGCAACAGTTCGTATTACAGAAAGTCTAATTGACCTATCAGGTGGACTAGAAAAGTTTGTAAGCCAGGGACAATTCTTTAACGAGAACTTCCTAACTGAAGCTCAACGTCTAGCGCCTGTACAGGCACGAGTAACTAAAGAACTAAGTAGACTACAAAGCGTAGCGGATAAGAGCGGTGTATCTATTAAGATCGCTGGCCTTAATACCAGAGAAGGATTTGCTAATGTTGTTAGAGGCCTAGACCTTACACAAACTAGCAATCAGGATCTCTATGCTGGTTTAATGAACGTAGCCGAAGGCTTTGCTGAAGTCTACAAAGAAACTAGAAACACTAGCAATGTATTAAATGACTTAAAGAAAGCTAATCTTGATTTACAAGATCAATATGATAAGCTTACAATGTCTGAATTTGACTATATTGATAAAGTTACAAAGAGCTATACCGACGAAGAAAAGCTACAATACAGACAAAATCTAGCATTAGAGTATACTATAAAAGCTTTAAAGATGGACATCGACTATAGAAATATGGAAGTTGATCTATTAAGGGCCCAGGGCAAGGAAGTGGAAGCACTAGCTCTGTCTAGAGAACTAGAGATGCAAAATATGTCTAGATCGGAAAAAATAGTACAACTACAAATAAATACTAGAAAAGATGAGATAAAGATTGCACAGGAAGCAACTAATATTAAACAGAAGTACGCCAACTTAGAGGTAGAGTTATTAAGAGCCCAAGGCAAAGAATCCCAAGCCCTAGCACTATCTCGTGAACGAGAACTAGCTACTATTGATACCGCTAATCGTGAACTACAACAGTCTGTATATGCTAGAGAAAATGAAATTAAGTTATTACAAGAAGCTACTAATATTAAACAGAAGTACGCCAACTTAGAGGTAGAACTACTACGTGCTCAGGGTAAAGAATCCGAAGCTTTAGCATTATCTCGGAAAATAGAGCTAGATACAATCGATCCTGTTAACCGGGGCCTACAAGAGTCAGTGTATGCAAGAGAAGACGAAATAAGGATTATTCAAGCAGTTACTGGTATTAAGCAGAAGTATGCCGATCTAGAGGTAGAACTACTACGTGCTCAGGGTAAAGAATCCCAAGCCCTAGCCCTATCTCGTGAACGAGAATTAGCTACTATCGATCCTGCTAACCATGCTCTGCAAGAGTCAGTATATGCAAGAGAAGATGAAATAGCCGCCATAGAAGCGCAGAAGAAAATTCGTCAGTTAGAAATTGATGGACTATCCGCATTGGGTTATTCTTACGAAGCGCTAGTAAGAAGTAGGACTATGGAATTAGAAGGATTAACTGAAGCTGAAGTTAAGCTTAAGCAGTATATATTTGCTGTTCAAGATAAGATGGCTACAGATAATCTACAAATCGATCTTATGGAAGCTATGGGCGATATTTCGGCAGCTACAACTGCAAGAAGACGCCTAGAACTACGCGGTATGTCTGCAGTGGATCAACAGCTAAAGATTCGTATCTGGAGACTACAAGACGAGAAAGAAATCCTCGATAAACATAATCAGCAGCAGATTACAATCCTGGAATTACTAGGTAAAAAATCAGAGGCCCTAGCACTATCTAGAAACTTAGAACTAGAGACCATGGATGCTCAATTACGTCCAGCTCAGCAATACATCTGGGCACTAGAAGACGAAAAAGCACTAAAGGATGAATTACAGGAAGCGTATGATAAACAAAAAGATACATTAAAATCTACAGTATCTACATTAAAGGACGCTTCTAGAGCTATTAAGGATTACAGAGCTGAATTATTACAGTCTAATCTATCTGTGCTAAATCCTACGCAGAAATATGCTGAGGCTAAGCAACAAGCGCTAAACCTAGCCGCAATCGCCACCAGCGTAGCTACTACGGAAACACAGCGCCTAGAAAAAGAGTCTGCGATTTCTAAACTACCAGGAGCAACCAATGCCTGGTTAGAAGCTTCTCGTACTTTATACGCAAGTTCCGAAGCTTATACTAGTGACTTTAATACAGTGCTTAGTATTCTGGATCAAACCAGCGCAGCACTAGACGCTCAACAGACAGACGCAGAAAAACAATTAATACAACTAGAAACTAGTAACGGTTATTTAAGCGAACTCAAGGACTCTAGTAGATCCGTTGAAACTATCCTTAAAGAGCTAGTCATTGCTACTAACAAAGTAGCGGAAGCTAAAGTTGCTGTACCTGCTGTAACTCCTACTGCATCTTCACCGTTTGCAGTAGCAACAACAGGTGCTTCTGGTAGTCTACAAGATGCCAGCTGGGTGGGTTCAAAAGGATTAAAAACTACTAGTAAGGAAATTGCTGCAACTATTAATAGTATGGTAAATAGCGACCCTTATGGACTATATAATAAGTATGTCTCTGAAGGTTTCTCTTCCCAAATGGTGGATAGTATTATGGGCTACGCTCCTGGTACTGCACTTGATTGGGCAAAGACTCTAGGACTACCGGCATTTGCTAAGGGCGGATTAGCCTCTGGCGTGGCGATGGTTGGTGAGTATGGAAGAGAGGTTGTAGACTTCCAGAATCCTGGAAGAGTATACAGCGCTAATAATACTTCAATGATGATGGGTAATACTCAGGAACTAGTTTCTGAAATTAGAGCTCTTCGCGCTGAAGTAGCCAAACTAAGAGAAGAGCAGAGAGAACAAACTGGCGATTTAATTAAGTCTAATTACGATGCTAACGGCATGACAGCGGATACTGTAAAGGCTGCTAATGATGCTAATGCAAATAATTGGAAAGAAAGAAACCAGTTTAAGTTGGCGTAAAGCAAGTATAGTGGGGTGATATTCACTCCACTATATATTTAATAGGATACCAAATGGCATTAGACCAAACATGGCTTGAAAACCCTGCCGCAGTACGACATATATTTGCGGAAGTAAATGTGTACGATGTGGTAGCAGCATCAGAAATAGTACTATATTTATCCTCTTGTGGATACGTTACTAGTTCAGCAGATGTTAGTTTCTCACCTATTCTAACCGGATCCTTCTCATATTCAGAGAATATGTCTCTGGAGGGAGGGGTTAGTTTCTCCGTGGGCGATCTAGAAATGTATAACTTCAACGGGGTATACGATAATTGGTTGGATCCTACTAAATATATATGGGTAAATAGAGCAATCAGCATTTACTATGGTGATCCTCTAGTATCTTGTGCAGATATTGCGACCGTAAAGAGTACATTTATATTAATGTATACAGGTATTATTGCAGATATTGATAGCCGAGAGGCTAATACTTTAAATATACGTTTCCGTGATAACATGGATAAGATAAATTCTCCTGTAACGGAAACTAAACTCGGTACTTATGGTACCTGGGCTAATTTACAGAATAATCAGGATGACATAGTTCCACTAGTATTCGGTGAAGTACATAATATGGAGCCAATGTTAATTGACCCATCCACTTTAGAATATTACTTTAATCAAGGAAACTCAGAATCTGTTATAGAAATTAGAGATAATGGGGTGCCTATCTATACGCGTGGTGTGTTAACAGGTGGAGCTACTATCAATCATACCACAGGTAAGTTTATACTAACACATCCACTAGCGGGGCAGATTACTGCATCTATTCAAGGCGTGAAGGACTCTGTAAATCTGACTACAGGTGCCTTGGTATCTGGCACATACGTTAATAATATAGCAAATCTAGTAGCCCTGATAACCACTCAGTATGGTAAGTCGTATACTAGACTTACTACCTCGGAGCTTGATTTAACTAATTTAGCAGCTTTTGCTAGTAATACCGCCGGAGTTGGTGTAATTATTAACTCTAAAGAAAATGTAATAGATATATGTAGTAGATTAGTAGATAGTGTAGGCGGACAACTATACTTTAATAGATTGGGAAAGCTTCAGATTCTTAGACTAGGTGATGTTACAGTTGACCCTTCGGTTACTATTACTGAAAAAGATATGTTATCTGAACTGACTATAGTAGAAAGAACGGAAGTTAGTGCCGCTACAAAGATAGGATATTGTAAAAACTGGACAGTACAAGAAGGTCTATTAACTGGTATTCCTGAGCAACATAAAGACATGTTTGCTACAGAATGGTTTTCCAAGACTTCTGTGGACGGAACAGTTAAATCTAGATATAAGTTGCATGAAGATCCTGATGCAAAAGAAACACTACTATTGACTCACAGCGATGCAACTGCGGAAGCTACTAGACTAAATAATTTCTTTAAAGTACCTAGAAGCGTTTATTCTTTTAAAGGTACTTCTGCACTATTATCATTAAAACTAGGACAGCAGGTACAAATTGCGCATCATAGGTTTAACTTATATAATTCGGGCGTTGGTACTTTAATGCAAATAGTGGGGTTAACACCCAACTGGACTTCTTCAACTATTGATGTAAAGGCTGTGAATCTATAATGGCAGCAATTATTAATGATCGTGACAACATACTACAGTCCGGCGGCCCCCGCCTAATTGCTACTACCGTAACTATTAGTGGAACAGGTGCTTTCTTTAATAAGGGTAAGAACGGTGCCGCCGTTACTCCAGCAGACATTACATTAACTGCTAATCCTACGGTATTTACTAGTCCCACGTATTTGTGGGAGTATGCATTAGGAACATCACCAGGTAGTTGGGTGCCACTAGGTAGTGGTAGTACTAAAACGATATCTGGTTCCTCAGTGGACTCATTACTATCCTCGACATCCGGCGCTATCTTTTACAGAGTAAGTGCCAGCCAAAGCGGATATTTACCATCTACTAGCCCTACTTTTACCATATCCTTCTTTAGGGAAGCAGATGAGCCCGTTGTAGTTAATATCTCTAGAGCTAATGCTCTAGTATCAGTAGACGCTACAGGAGCTCTAACTACCACCCCCGCACCTAATACTGATACTACTATATCGGTTACTAGAGGGGGTGCTTCTCTTAACTACGGGGCCACGGGGGCCAACACATTTAGCGTAACCTACGCAGTAACTTCGGGTTCAGTGACCTACGGTTCTGTTACTAATAGCGGTACTACCTCAGTATACGGAAGTATAACTGCGATGGGTACTGATACTGCAACGGTATTATTCACAGTATCAGTTAGAGATGCGCAAGGTAACACCCTGGCACAAACGTTTACAGTTACAGAATTCTTCGTTAAGCTAAAACCAGTATCAAACTTCACTTTCCAACTAAAACCACCCTCTGTTACCGTATTGGTTAATCCTGACGGTTCACTAGTTAGCTTAGCTAACGCGTTTACCCAATATGAAATATTCAAAGGTGCTACCGCTGATCACGCTACATGGACTTTTTCTAAGGTTGATGTTAACGTTACGTCAACCTTAGTCAGTAACGTATGTACTATTACTGATATTGACATAACTCCTGGATTTGACTCTAACGTCAAGGGATACATAAAAGGTACCGAAGGTACCAGCTTACCAGTAACTGATTCCTCTACAAAGGCCACTATATCTTCAGGCCTAGGTGTTACGGTTAGTAGTTCTACCACTGGATGCCCCATTACTGGCGGCACATATTACGTAATAGTTAAATAGGAGTAAACGTGCCAGGATTTACAGGAAATTTTCAACTTGAACCTATTACTACTAGCGATTGGCAATTTGGCACAGGAAATTGGTCATTAGGTGGGTACTTTAAAATGGTTAGTAGGGCTAATTTTGTAGCGGATAGCCCCTTCTTTACAGCTACTATGTCTGTAAATGGGGCCGGTAGTACCGACTACCTAATGGCAGGCCCCCAAAGCAGTGGCTGGGCTATGAAAACGTATCCAGCATATAGTGCTCTTGGATACACTATAGCGCTAGATACATGGTTCTATATACTACTAACTAGAAATGGGGATTACATAGAAACCTGGGTTAATGGAACCATGCTAAGTCAAGTTTCGATAGCCTCTAGCAATACTTACAGCATTACCAAGATTACATTTGATCAACTGTCTTCCGGTGGTACTACGCATATGTGCGCATTTACAGTATCAAGAGCCGGCAGATCACCGGCTACTGGAGCCCCCTCGGCATATTTATCTAGCAGCACAGAACAGTACGTAGATATCACTGCATCCAAATCAGGTGAACCCAATGTTACCCTTAGATTTACAGTTAATCCTAAAGAGCCAGTGACCATGACTGAATATTCAGTTAGTAGTACAGGTCCTTGGCATGTTACAAGAACTGATGCCGATGAGTGGTCTAGAACTACTGATGCTTATGGGGCTTGGGGTACCCCAGTGCGCATACGCGTGCCGGCAATAACTAGCGCTTTGGTACCTTCTAGTTGGAACCTACCTTCTACTACAGATGGTGTGGTTACTAGCTACACTGGGTGTAATACTGAGATGTTTGTATATAAAGATGGGGCAGATGACTCTGCAAACTGGTCTTTCTCCTTTGCATCGGACTCTGGCAGTACAACCCCTACCTCCGGAAGTACGAAAACTGCTACTGTGACCGCAGTTGGTTCTTCAAATGATACCCCCTACATAACCTTTACAGCTACTAGAGCTACGTACGCTACGCAAACTGCTAAATTCCAGATGTTTAAGCAGAAGAACGGTGGAGTAAGCGGACCAGGTATTACTTCTTTTACCGGAGTATATTCTAATGCCGGATGGGTTGGACTAAAGTTTGACAAAGACGGTTACGTTAATATCAAGAAATCCTCTGGAGGTAGTTATAGCCAACTAGTTACCTACTATCAGCCACCCTCAACTGATATAGGAGCTGGAGTATATATTAAAGTAGTTCAGGAAGCCGGTACCGGTACTATAACAGGTACACTAGATACTTATCAAGCTATTAGTACTGACAGAATTTGGTATATGACGGAGACTACTCCAGGTAACTATCGCAGAGTGATTAGAATTTATATAGCTACTAGTGCTGCAGGAGCTAATGCTGCTCAATACTCGGTACCTTTTGAAATAGACGTACCATGATAGGAATATTATGAGTGAAAATTTAAAAGTAATTTATAATAACCTTGTTACTAGTAGCAACGTTACAGCCTCCAGCTCCGCCGGAGGTACTACTCCAGCTTCGAACCTAGCGGCTTATCCCAAGGGATTAGTTTGGAGGTCCGGGGCAACTACTACAGCCATACTACTTGTTAATCTTGGTAGTAGTGTATTAGTGGATGGTATTATACTACCATTTACTAATCTAACCTCGGCTGCAACTATTCAGGTTATAGGATACTCTACCGCACCCACACTAGGTGGAACGGTAGCGGTGCCTACCATCTCTGGAGGCACAGTAGAGTTTGATACTACTGCTATAAATGCATGCCCATGGGAGAGAGTAGTACCTTGGGGGGCGGGGTCTATACCTGCCGGTGCTAATACTTATGCCTATGGTGGGGGACAGTGTGCTAGATGTTGGATACCAGTAGGCATGCAAGAGGCTGTAACCCATCTGACTATACAAATTACAGACGCTAGTCTGTCCTACATAGAGGCCTCCCATTTAGTAGTAGGTAAAAGCTGGTCCCCAAAGTATAACACTAGTTACGGTTTAAGTCTAACCCCCACTGACACTAGCACCTCTCAGCGGGCAGTATCTGGAGATCTATATACAAATAGGGGTACTCTATCCAATATACTTAAAATGGATTTAAAGTATATGGATTCCACAGATAAGCTGAATTTCCTAAATATCTGTAGAACAAATGGACTGTCCAAACCGTTATTCGTGTCCCTATTCCCAGAAGACGAAGACCCTGCTAAGGAAAGAGATTTTCAGATATATGGTAAGATGTCTTCACTGGACAGTATAGTACATTCTACATATACTATTTATAGTACACAAGTTAGTATAGAGGAACTATAACATGAGAATAATTTTCGCTACTCGTAGAAAGTACATACCAGCTATGCTACTACGAATATTTACTCTAAGTAAGTTCAGTCATATGGCAGTTCTATTAGATGATAATACTGTTATTGAAGCCGCCGCTTTTAAAGGAGTGGTACGTGGTTCTTTCGAGAATTTCACTAAAATTTATGACCGTGTAATTATACAAGATTTACCGTTGCCAAACGAAGAAGCTGCTATAAGCTTTCTTCTAGAGCAAATTGGTAAACCGTACGATTGGACCGCTATCTTTGGTATTGTATTTAGAAATGGTAAATGGACGGATCTTGATAGCTGGTTCTGTTCCGAGTTAGTAGAAGCAGCTGTCAAAGCAGGTGGATTAGATAGGTTTAAGGAAGATATTAGTAGGATTATCCCACAATATTGCTGGGTGCTAAAGTAGGAGAACGCAATGGGTGAGGACAAAGAAGAGCAACAGCGAAATATACTTCTTAGATTACACGATCTAGAAGCTGCTTTCCCTAAAGATGAGTCCGGTAACCCAGACTACGGCTCTCACAAAATATTTCACAAAGAACAAGTCTCAGCCCAGGCAAATTTCGAGGCTTCTAGAAGGAAAATTATAGCTAATGTTATTTCTTGGGCTGCAATAGGTGTGCTTACGGTGGTAGGTAGCGGAGTAGTTCAGTATGTTCTAACAACAGCAAAACCTTAAGCGCTGATTAGTTTTTAAACTTGACCCTACTATGCCCTTGTGGTATAATAGTACCAATTGGCATATGCACGCGCATTTTTACTGGAGGAGCCTATGATAGCCCCAACGAAGCTAAATTTGAAAGTGTACCAAGGCTCTACGTTTACGCAAGTGTTACGCTGGGAGTCTTTTACTAAGATTTATAAACCTATAACTAATATTACCCAGGCCGCTCCTGTTGTAATAACAGCTGTAGCGCATGGCATCACAGTAGGCTGGCGAGCTAAAGTATCTAACGTATCTGGAATGAAGGAGATAAATTCATCGGAATACTATATAGTAACAGATACGACAGCGGACACGGTTACATTAAATGATGTAAATGCCGTAGGTTATTCAGCTTATACTAGTGGCGGTATACTAGAATACAATGAACCAGAAGATTTATCTGGTTGTACTGCTAGAATGCAGTTACGGCCTAAAGTAGGTAGTGAGACTATTCTACTGGAACTTACTACATTGAACGGTATGATTAATATTAATGACGTTAATAAAACGATTACTATATCCATACCTGCAGCAGACACTGAGCTGCTAACTTTTAAAACTGCTGTGTACAGCATGGAAATAGTTAAGGGAAGTGTTGTTACGCCCTTTATCTATGGTAATATAACTCTTGATACTGAAATTACACGTTAAGTATCTTATTTAAGGAAATAAAATGGCAAAATGGGTACGATCAGGAGTCCTAGATAACGGACTTAATGATATTAAAACAAACGCTACGCACATGCTTTTAATCAAGGCATACACGCTAGCTGATTCATACGCTACTGTTGTAGGTAATATCGTAGCAGATGTAACAATGGTTAGCGGAGACTATACGCTAGCAAATTCTGGTAGTAATCGCACACTAACTACTGCAGCAGGTAAATCTGCCACTGCATCTGCTGGTTCAGGTGCTACACCTAACCTACACTTTGCATTTACTGACGGTACTGCAAACGTAATCTGGGTTACGGATGAAACCTCAGACCAGGTTGTGACTTCCGGTAATACCGTGAACTTCCCACAACTAGTTTATACATCTAATCAACCAACTTAATATATGAAGGGTGTATCAGTTCAACTATTTGACGAAACAGGAGCTGCCTATGCCAGCGGCACGGGCATTGCCGTCATGTGGTTTGACAGCGATCTTCCACCCGACCTAGGTTTGATCAAAGGCCAGTCGGCCATCGTCACCACCGATGCCAGCGGCTACCTGTCGCTTGACCTAGATGATGTCACAGGCCTCCCAGTAGGTGGATTTGGATTCCTAGTCTGCTACAAGCTAGATGTGGGCGACCACAGATCTAGCCCGGTCTTCTGCTCAAAGATGGAAGTCACGAGCATGACCGGAGTGACTAAGCTAGGGCCTATATCGTCTTGGGTTCGCAATCCAGCATGGCTTACGCTGCCCTCCGTGACCGGTGTGCAAAAGTTTGCTGGGCTACATGCAGTGTTTCCTGAAAACTCCAATTTCGTGGCGCTATCCGCCGCCGGTGCTTATACCGTAAATTGGGGTGATGGTAGTGGCAATATCAACATCGGAAGCGGCGTAACTGCAGAACGCAACATATCTTGGGCTGATGCACCTGACACCAGTGATGTTGGTATTGCGGATGCTCAAGCCGTCACGTTTACTGACAGCGGTGACACTGTTAATCTAACAGCTCACGGCTGGCAGGACGGACAACAGGTGGCTTTCAGCGTCATCGTCAGCACCACAGGCATCAGCACCTACACTACGTACTTCATCGTGGGCAGGACCGCTGATACTTTTCAGGTCTCCAACACTGCCGGCGGAGCCGCATTACCCCTAACGACGGATGGCACCGGCTCGGTGTACATCCCTAGATACCGTCAAGTAGTGGTGACTGTTGTGCCCAATGCCAGCAACGTTACCAGCTTCAATCTACACATTAAGCACAGCCAAGCTGGGCTCCAGACCTACTCAAGCGGCTGGTTGGACATTGTCATGTCGTTTGAGCAAATGATCGACTTACGGTTCGGCGTGCAGTCGCCGGGCACTCAGACTCAAGCAATCCGCCACAGCTTGTGCCAGAGCTTCAGCGTTGAAGCTAGCGATTTGCGCCAATTGCGTAACCTGTTCTACGCTACCTACAACTTAAAGAACAACGGTAATTTTGTAACTAGCGCCGCAGTAGCGTCTACGTTGGGGGTGACGTTCACAGACGCCGGAGACTTGGTAACAGCCGTGTCGCATGGCTTTCGAGACGGTGATTCTTGCGTATTCACTTCGATCACCGGTACGACAGGCATTGCTATTGATACTGTGTATTACGTGGTCAACCGCACCGCCGATACGTTTCAGGTGGCCGGCTCGTACGGCGGGGCACCAATCGTTATGACAACTGACGGCAGTGGTACCGCCATCCGCGGTACCGATTTCTCCAACATGTTCAACAGCTGCTACTCATTACAATCTATACCATTGCTAAACACAGCGGCCGGTACCAATTTCTCC